GGCTATTGAGAGGCTATTGAGAGGCTATTGAGAGGCTATTGAGAGGCTATTGAGAGGCTATTGAGAGGCTATTGAGAGGCTATTGAGAGGCTATTGAGAGGCTATTGAGAGGCTATTGAGATATCTATATATCTGTAATGAATAAAAATAAAAAATATATAATTATGTGTGTATGAGAGTATAGATAATAGTGCTTTTGTGAAGCACGGAGGGATTACGGGATTATTCTAGGATTATCTTGTTATTGATGTTGTAGATATCAATATATTTCTGCGGTATCTTCTCGAATGAGATGAGGTTCATATTAAACTCAAAGTTATCTAGTAAGTTATTATCAACAAGGTATTTATGCAATTCGTTTTTAGAGAGTTTGGCAAGAGCTATTGCCTTATCCTTTGTAATTCCAGTGCCAATCTTAGGAATATTGTCGCTTTTATCTCCATAAATCGCTTTAAAGTTTAAATCTATATTCGCATCATCATATCCGCGCTTTTTCAATTCTTTAAACTGCATATTAAATACCAAGACATTCTTATCTACCAATTGAAGAAAGTCATTGTCATTCGTGATAATAATAATCTTAGATGCAATCTTCGGTTTCAGATATTTATGTGTAAGATATACAATGTCATCTCCCTCCAATCTGTCGGAATAGATGCTCTTCAATTCCAGCTTTTTATTAACAAACTCATTAAATATGCTAAAGATACTTTTATTAAAATTGTTTTTCTGGCTTCTCGTAGCCTTGTACTTATCATAAATATCATTTCTCCAAATATCACTGCGCAAACAATCATAACACAAAATAATATTGTTAGGAGTAGTCTTCCACATTTTACATATCTTCTTCATATCATTCCCGATATGTTTATAAAAAGCGTTAATGAAGTTTTCGTTTTCAATAATTTCATCCACATTAATTTCTGGATAATTTTTTTGAAACTTATACCATCGCATAGTAGCAAAATATCTGTGGAAAATATAGTAGCTACAATCAATTAGTACAATATTATTATGCTTATCCAATTTAATAATATTCATATACTTTATATTATTCTTATTTATTTAAATAATAAATCAATTTTTATTTAATATTATTTACATTGATTTAACCACGAATATGCCTTTTCCATAACAATTTTTAGCTCGCCCTTATTTTTCTTCAGTTCTCTCCATTCAATTTTGACATTCTCAAAGTTATCCTTCTTATTTGTACTAATCTCCTTAAGCTCATTCAGGCGAAACTTAACAAATATATTATAATCCGTAGGCTTCTTATCATCGCCACCATTCGTAGTGCATTTTGCATCTTCGCTATTTCCCTTCATATCCATAGCCTTAGTAGCCTCAGTAGCCTCAGTAGCCTGAGTAGCCTGAGTAGCCTTCATAGCTTTTGCAACTATTTTTTTTGTCTTCATTGTGGTTCCCTGAGTACCAGGAGGCCCCGAAGTTGTCTTTCTGCTTTTTCCGCATTTTCCTCTCTTAGCTCCTTTCAAAATGTCATCTATATCTACATCTCCTTCATAATTTTCATCTCCAGCATTAGCACCTTTATTGCATTTAGCCCCATTTGATACCGAAGCCTTGCCATATTTTTCTTCATTACCTTGAGTACCTTGGATACCTGGAGTACCTGAAGCTCCCAGAGCTCCTTTGTCAATTATATTTGTATTATCTTTGTCTTCTCGGTCAGCACCAGAACAATCGGTTTCTTTTCCACTTTCATCTGCTTCATTGTCGCGACTATCATCACGACTATCATCACAATCATCATCATATACATTATAAAACTTCTTTATATCTTTTAAATTATAAGAGCCGTCTTTTCCACACTTCTGTTTTAATTGATTCATCTTTTCAATATCTTCAGCATCACAATATAGAGAAAGTATGTTCTTTATTACAGGTTCTTCGTGAGTAATACGAGATAGATTTTCGTTTTTGACCCACACCTTTTTGTTATTTTTTACATCTACAATCCAGAGCTCTTTATCATAGCCTTCCATAATAGAATTGATATCATAGCCTTCGGCAGACAATCCATAATGGAGCGGCGATAGCTCGGTTCCCATATAATAATTCTTAGAAGAATTAATGCAAACTTTCTTAACAGCACTCATATTTATTATGATATATGTTATATCATATAAATCAATTTTTATATAATAATAATATAATAAATATGTAATACAATAATATCTATCTGTAAAAAATTGATAGATAAACAGTGAACTTGTTTCATTCTAACAATACGCCATAATCTTATCAGGCTCTATCAAAGGCAATTATGTGCTTTTTATATGAACTACACGAGTATATTGAATTATTGAAGGAAAAATATAATTTTGACGAAAAGATTTCCAATGATATTGAAGATGTTGAAAGCAATATTATTGATATATACTATAATAACAATATATACAATTTAAAAGAACAAATAAATACAATATGTTCACAATTAACTATAGAAGCAAGCGAAGCAGGCGATAAGAGATACAATATAATTAAGGAAATGAAGGAAAATATTATAGATATATATGGTATTAATAAAAAGAAAAAAAAGGAATATTATTCATATATTTGCGATATTAAAAATATCATAATAGAATAAATGGCAAAAGGTTTTATTAAAAATGTTTTCAATAAATATTTTTCAAAAATGAATCCGCTGAAACTTATAAAAGTGTCATTGACTATAATAGCTATAACTATATATGTGTGGTTTTTTTGTTTAATAGGAATATTATACGATTTTTATAGAGAAACTATTTATAAAGGAATTGAGAATACGCCCGTTGAAAGCCTTTTTAGCCATACAGTAGGCTTCAATCAGCCTGTATCTGTTATACCCGTAATTATATTTGATAAAATTGTATATAACAAAGGATTGATGAATTTTTATTCCATTATTTTTGGAGCTTTAACACTTCTTATATTTGTAGTCTTAGCTGCATGGTTTATAATAAAGAATATATTTTTCATTAGTTGGATGGCTTATCAATGGCCCTTTGATGAATTGGTTGAAGTATTTAACATAATATTGGGAGAATCTCCATTCCTCAATTTTGCTATTACTAACTTGTTGCGATTATTAAAGATATTCCTAAGCTTCTTTAAGAAAAGAGAAAAGTTTCAAAATAAAATTGATTTCGCTTCTATTCTAAGATCGCAATATGAAACACAGAGAATATATATAACTGAAATGCAAAAAAATCTTTACAATAAAGCTAAACAGCATTATGAGAAAAACGAGACATATATGGTAGATGTTATGAAAGTCAGAGAACATACGACGAACGCTGTCATTTTAAAAAACTTATCAATAATTACCTCCGAAAATGATATAGCTTCCGCAAAAATAGAAAACACTACAATGGCTTTGGAAGTCGGTATGAAAATAGCCACAAAACTCTAAAGATGCAACGATATACTCCGATATACTCCGAATAATTAAAAATATTATTATAGAATAAATGGGATATAAGGAACATTATTCTAATTCATCAAATAATGATATTCAAAAGGAAGCGGAAGAGATAGCCAGTATAGTCTATGATTATGAATTAATTATTAAGGCATCTCTTGTTATTATATTATTATATACATTTATTTCTAATATATTTAACATTAGTTCAGAGGTTATTAATAATAATTTAAAGCTATATGCCTTCATATCTCTTATGATTATATTATATGCGCTGTATAAACTTGATATAATATCATTATTGAAATTGTTGATAATTCTAATCGTTGTCTCTGTTATATTGGCTTCAATATATTATAATTTAGAAAAGCTCGAGTTTTTAATATTGTTCTATTATTCATTTAATTATCAGCTGGAAAAGATATACAATGAGACAAAAACCAATTACAGCGAAGTGCTATTCAGTTTTATTTTCATAGCCATAATATCTATGATATCCATAGTGTTATACTGGGATAATATATATACTGATGCTAAAAAATTATCCAAGTGTGGCAAAATAATTAATACTATTGAAAATAATAATAAAAATAAGAAAGCATTTGTTTATAATATTATAATTATCAATAACGATTTAATAGACACGACAACATCCAAATATATATTAAAAATAACATATGATTTTATTAAGAAAAAAACCATTGTTGATTATGGAACAGACGACGGAGATTACTCAGATGGCTCAGAATCTTTCAAAAAACCCGACTATAATTTTGAGTTAAATAATAAAAAGCGGGTATTAGATTCTTTAAAAGGCGAAAATGCTAAACTTGAAAAAGAACTTGATAAATTAGATGAAGAAGCGGATGATTATAATACAAAAAAAACAGAAATAGATACAAAAATAAACTATAAGACAGAACAAATAAAACAAGCGCAAGACGAATATAATTATATTAAAGCTTTGAACGACCCTATAATAGAGGCTCAAAAAAAGCTCGTATTTTATTATCTTAATTTAAAAACAATGAAGAGTGAAAAAATAGAGAATATAGATGCTAATATGTTGGGAGAAGAAAGATTTAAATATATACTCGTCGATGATAATAATAATAAACTGCCTTATGATGAGACCGGCAGAGATTTGATAAAATTCACTAAGATATATTCTAAAAACGAAAAATACAATACCAATATAATAAACGATATATTCTATGCTAAAAATAATCGCGAAAAGTTATTCATCTAAAGAGAATACAAAACTATTACAAATACAATTTTATTATATTATTGTAGATTAAATGGATATTCAAGAAAAAAGCAGTTTTAGCGAGATATTGAATATAATAAATATATATCTATCGGGTTTTGAGGCGTATTCTTATTACATATTATACAGTTTGTCAAATGTCTCTAACAATACTTACAATTTGTCTTTGTATCAGCATTTGATTATTTTAATATTTATAGCCCTCGTAATATTTATTTTGGTAGTAATGTATTACGATGTTATTTATAGAGAAGCAAGTAATATAAAGAGATGCAAGGAAATAGAGCAGGCAATAGAAATCAATGACAACTTAGAATATCCGTTCAGATACAATGTATATCTAATAAACAAAAATACAGTGGATAAATCATTGTCTAATTTCAGCTTCTGTCTCCAATATGATTTTGTTGCTAAAACTACAAATGTCGTTTTTGGAGAAAATAGAACCGTCAGCGATATTATAATTAGTCAGGATAAAGTAGAAAACGATGACAATTCTTCGCCGGGATTTGTATATTATAATTTGGCTACAGATAATTACGAATATCTAATATATACCGACATAGATTCTGATAATGGCAAAAATAAAGGCGGTGTTAGCGCATCAAGAGATTCGTTGGGAAAAACCTTCTATATTAACAAAAATGTAATAACAGACCCTAAAGAGTATATCTTTGTTATTACGCGATTTGATAATAAGATTGTGGGAAATGACAAGCAAGCATATGAACTTCTAAAGTTTGTAAAAAATGCTGGCTTTGATAAAACATCTGTAAATCTGTCGGCTATATACAATATTTTATATTCCATAGATAACAAAAAAAATAGCACAGTAATATAGTAATATTACACGAATACTTCTTCAAGTAGCTTCTTCAATTCGTCGAGCTTTTCGGGATTTTTAATTTTCGGGTAATTAATATTAAACTCTATAAACATATTGCCTTTATTATTAGTATTTAATATAGGCAATCCCTTGCCTTCTAATAGATATTTTTTGCCATTTGAAATAACACCGAGTATTTTTGTGTTTATCTCAATAGTATCCTTAAAATATGGTATGGTTATTACTTCGCCGATTATAGAGTTTATAAAAGATATGTCTGTCTTATAATGAAGGTCATTCCCGTTCCTCTTGAAATGCTTGTGTTCCTCTATTTTTATACTAATTATTAAATCTCCCGGTTTAACATTATCTGTCTTAGGTTGCTCTCCTAATTCGGGAAAAGCCGTCCTATAAGCTTCATTAACGCCCTTCGGTATAATTAAAGTAGCCTTGATGTCCTTATTGTAAAATCCTTTACCGCTACACAATTTGCAACTCGCCTTGCCTTTTATCACAATACCTTCGCCACCGCATTTATTACACTGCGATTGAAATATAGTCTGCATTATACCCATATTTTGGATACGATGTATAAATCCCTTTCCGTCGCAATCCGGGCATTCCTCATTACAGCTCGTACAATATTTCTTCAATTTAATATTTAAATCCTTATTAAACCCCTCATATATATCTTCAAGTGTTAAATTAAATACACTTTCTATAGAATCAGCCTTCTGTTGTGGCCTGTTCCCGCCTCTTCTCCCTCCTGCGCCACCTCCTCCTCCGCCACCTCCGCCACCGCCACCGCCAGCTCCGAAACTGAAAAACCCATCTCCAAAGCCGTGTTCGTGTCCTCTAAAAAATGCTTCAAAAATATCTTGATGGCTTCTCATATTATCCTGAGAACCCTCATTATAATTATTATCACCGCAAGCATTATATTTCTCCCTCTTGTCCTTATCTCCTAAAATATTATAGGCATTTGATATTTCCTTAAACTTTGTAGCACATTCAGGGTCGCCTTTGTTTTTATCAGGATGATACTGCATCGCCTTCTTTTTATAAGCGCTCTTTATTTCATCATCGCTCGCATCTCTGCTAACATCTAATATTTTGTATAATTTATGATTATCTCCCATCTTTTATAAAATTATATATTAAATGTTTATATATTAAAAAAAATATAGAAATACATAGAAATACATAGAATACATAGAAATACATAGAATATATATAGAATACATAGAATACATAGAGGTAAGAGGTACGCTATGGTAAGATTAATTACAGATGTATCTCATCATAATATTCATAGTGTATAGTTCTTGGTTTAGTAATTTGAAAGCATAGGGCATTCTTACCTGTGCGATATCTGTGTTATTTTTGCAGTATTTACAGCTATAAATATTTTTATCTGTATTTACATTGGCGTGCATCCCGCATTTCTTACAGATAAAGATGCGATAATTATCGGATACATGAAGCATTCTTTCGGCAAGGAAGTTTGATGTTCCGTGTGCGATAAAGCAATCCCTTTCCATCTCTCCCAAACGAAGGCCACCTGAACGAGCGCGCCCCTCACTTGGCTGTCGCGTAAGCATAACAATAGGTCCATTCGAACCGCGAGAATTACCAGTCCATACTGATTTGCCATTTCGCCTTACCATAAATACCTCAGTAGATACACTCAGGCAATATACGGCTCCCTGGTAATAATAGATATTCTCTTTATTTGATTTATCATTCGGATCACCGACAACCGGTTTATTCTTATTTTTAATAATCGTAATCTTCCAATATCTATTAAATCGCGATTTAATCCCACTCCATCCCGCATGAATCAATAGACGCATCATATCATCCGCCAAACTCTCGCGCAAAGTACAATACATATTCTCAAAATTGTTTTTAATATCATCGTTCTTAACAGATACCATAGATTTGACAAGAAACCTGCATTGAACTGAGCTCAACTTCCATACCCACGCCGGGAAATTATATTTATCATCCAAGCTATTGATATAATTCGCAATATCATTATTATCATTATTTCCATATTCATTAATAAGCATCGCGTGTTCCTTATCAATCCCATTATGCGCAATCCACTTACCAAAGAATGACAGCCAGGCCTCCATATTAATAGGCTTAGTGCCGCTGCCGCCACTTGAAATATCCAATTGATAATCTACCTCATTCCATAACGAATCCTTTTTATATCTCATCTTCTGCCCTTGTATCTTACTGGCCTCTACAAGATTATATGCTGTGCCGGCGGCATTCGCTGCATTCGCTGCATACATTCGATGTCCGATGGTTACATCTAAATCTACCATATTATTTGAGATGTTATACATATATCCCTTGTAATCTGGGTATTTATAGATTTCTACGGGTTTTTCATATACAAGTGCATCATTCTTCAATATTGCCACATTATCATTAATACTAATATCAGCAATTTGTTTCCATCCATTATCTGTGAGAACTTCGTGGTCTTCTGTCAGACAATGAACCTTGTCTGTTACCATATGTTTCAGCCTCTGGTAATATGTGGGGCCGATGAAAATCTCCGTCCTTATTTGTTCTCCTGTCCTTCCATTATACATAATCTCGTTTCCATATCTTTCCATTCCAGACATCTCAAGTACTTTCGCGATATCCTCAACAGTACAATCGTTATATGGCGTAGAATCTCCGAAAGCCCCAATATGACACCCGGCTTTTCCCATAATACATTCCATAAGCTGTGCGATAGTCATACGCGATGGAATGGCGTGCGGATTCATAATAATATCCGGAACAATTCCATCCTTAGTATATGGCATATCCTGATGTTTATATGTCATACCAATAGTTCCCTTTTGAGCACTACAGCTGGCGCATTTATCGCCAATCTCCGGCTTCCGGTTCTTACGGATTCGCACTTTGCAAAACCGGTAGCCATCGCTATTGATACCGTTATAATTCATATCAATATATCCGTCATCATTTGTTTTCATCGTAAGACTGCTGTCTTGATATGAAATTTCTCCATTACACTTTTTAGGCATAACCTTACCTACAATAATATCATTTCCTGTTACATAAGTATTCTTTGGGACAAAGCCATTATCGTCCAATTTATCATAACAATATGGCTTCTTTTCAGTTTTATCATTAGGATTCGTAAATATTTCTTCCTCTCCCGTACTATGATTCTTATTGCAAACATCCCTGAGCGCCTTGTAATAAGTGCTCGTAAATAGCCCGCGGTCTAATGCGGACTGATTAATCATAATACTATCTTCTTGATTAAATCCAGTATGCGTCATAATCGCTACAATAGCATTAACTCCCGAGGGCAATTTGTGTGCCATAGTATATTTTGATAATTTAGTATATACCAAGGATTTTTGCGGGTAATTCAAAATATTCCCCATAGTATCAATGCGCTTGTTGAAATTACTCGCATATATACCAAGTGCCTGCTTGCCCATAGCGCACTGATAGCAATTTCTCGGCGATTGATTATGGTCACTGAATGGAATATTTGCACCAAGAATACCATTCATTAAGCTTGGATGAATCTCGCAATGCGTATAACAAGGAGGAAGAGCAGTTCCCTTAATTCCTTCGTCCAAATCGGCGGGAAATGTCGCAATCATCGCCGTATTAATTTCATCACAATCCATATATTCGAGAAATCCCTCTTCATCCAAATAGCTCTCGTCGCTATTGCCGTCATCGTCGCGAGCCTTCTCTTCCGCATCTCCAGCTTCGCGGGGAATATAGGGTTCGTTGGGAGATATGAAATAGTCAAAGTTTTTATCCTTGATATAATCCTCCCATTTCATATTTTTTCTTTTTAAAATCTTTTCAATTCGCAATACGCTCTTTTTCAATTTAGAGTCATAATCTACAATAAACAGAGGTCTATACATACGCCCCGCCTCCGTGCTGATAATAATGTTTGATTTTTGAATATTCCAAACAACTGATGTCATCGGGTGAATAATGCTCGACCTCTTATAATGCTTCAGTGTTTTATAGAGCTCAATCGGTTTATCATAATAGCCGATAATATCGCCATTCACCATAATATAAACATTTGAACTATTCCCCATATTTTTTAGGAAATTAATTGCTGATTTTTCCGAATTATCTCCAGGCTTATCTCCTGATTTATAGGTGTCGTCATACATAACTACGCCCAATTCTTCAAGAACCTTTCTGATATGATAGCTATTCATAGCAATTGATACATTCGTGCTAAGTGCCATATTTTTCACTAATCCAACCGAACTGCCTTCCGGTGTTTCTGCGGGACAAATCATACCAATCTGTGAATTATCCAATTTTCTCGGCTGTACGAGCTTTCCGTTCTTTTCCATAGCAGTATTAATACGCCTCATATGCGACAAGGTGCTCGCATAAGACATACGATTGAGAACTTGCGAGACGCCCTGCTTGATATTCTGAAAACTCCCGATACTTTTGATTCCCCAGTTGCCTGTCGAGAACGAGTATTTAATCCACGATTCCAATAGAGATTGCTTGAAAAACCGGTGAATGCTAATATCCGAGATAATATTTGAAAGCGGTGTATTTGAATTGCCACGCCACATACTAAGCTCCTTCTCAATAGCTACCTTCAACTCCTTCGTCAATTTGCCATAACACTGGCGAAACAAATTGCTCATCAAAACTCCAGGAGTATCTACGCGCTTGTTAATATACGAATCGCGATTATCATATGTATCGTAGCCGAGATAAATGCGAATCATCTTGCGAATAATATAGCCGATATACAACGCCTTTCGCCTATAACTCTTTCCGACGTGTGGCAGAAAATCGTTCAGCAAATTATTATGCAAAAGCGTCTTATTTACAGAATGCTCGTTGTTCTTGTTGGAGCCGTTCATAATCTTAATAAGGACGCATTCGGCCTGCTCTTGTGTCTTAATATCACAGGCATCCTCGCAACAAGCCATCAATTCGGCAATGACTCTTTTATTCTCTTCCTTCGTCGTATCATATACAATGTGGTGAATAATCTCTTTGTCGCTGAGAATACCGAGAGCCCGAAACATTACGAATACGGGAACCTCCGACCTAAGAAACGATGTATTGATACGAATGATACGCCCCATATGATTTAATTTACCGCTCATATTCAGACAGGTGGTCTTCGGAGGAAGATAAGACGAATTGCAAACAGAACGAATCTCGGCATACAACCCTTCGCTATTATTGTTGGGATGAAATACGAGCGTCTTGTTTTCGTTAATCCTGTCTTGCGAAATAAGTACCTTTTCATTTCCATTAATAATAAAGTAGCCACCAAAATCATAGATACATTCGCTGTTATTCTCTTCACAGATGCCTTGCATTTGACTGAGAACACAGAGCTTGGAGCGAACCATAATAGGGATTTTGCCGATGTAAATATTATTAACGGTTTTGTCAAACTTCTCAATCATCCCATTTTTATTAGTATATTCTGTAACAATATGGACGTTAACATAGATACCGCTCGAATATGACATATTATTCATTCGGGCAATATAAGGTGTCATAATATTATGCGTTCCATCACCCATTTGATAACTGGGCTTCGTGATACTCGGCTGAAGAATATTAATGGATATTTTATAGTTATTGTCGTTGATTGATAAATCACTTTTAGGATTCGTTACCTTGACTTTGATAGGATTAAAGCCGGCAATAATTTGTCCGAGTGTATTATCTACAAACTTATTATAACTGTCTATTTGGTGTTTTACAAGAGGATTTGATGATTCTTGAGAACCCCCCTTTAAAAAATAGGTATCCATAATATCCCAGCAGTTATTTGATGAAAACATTATATGACAAATGCGTAGTTAATTATAATTAATTAATTCTTAAATGTCAATTTTTATTTTAATTTGTATAATGTAAAAAACTTAAAAAATGATTTTCTAATATGAAATAATATACTAATATATTATACTAATATATTATACTAATATATTATATATACATAAGATGTCAAATATTATAGCTATCTGTGGTGCTAAAAGGAGTGGCAAAGATGTGTTGGCGAAACATTTAGTGGCTACTCGGGGATTTAAGAAATTATCTTTTGCCGGGCCCTTGAAAAAAGCCGTTAAGGAGCTGTTTAATTTCAATGATATTCAGGTAGGAATTGACGAAGATAATGCTGTAGGCGATGAAAAAGAAATTATTGACGAGCGCTGGGGAATATCTCCGCGCAAAGCATTACAATTTTTTGGAACCGAAATAATGCAACATGCTATTAATGAACTAATCCCGAACACTAATAAAGGCTTCTTAGCGGATATCTTGCTATCTCGCATATCCGGCAATTCCTGCGATTCCTATGTCATTAGCGATATGCGATTTTTACACGAATATAATAAATTAAAGAGTTCGGTAGAAGTAGGCAAGTCTTGCTCTTTAATTGTAGTAAAAATAAGTAGGCCCGCAGTTAATATCTCTGAAGTAGCAGGAGTAGCCGGATGCGTCGGAGGCGTGAGAGACGCGCATATATCCGAAAACGAATATATAGATATTCCTTATGATGTTGAAATAATAAATGACGGGGCTATAAGCGATTTAACAGATTTATTTGATATATATTATGATAGCCGGGAAGGCATAGCACTTATAGAAGGCGCGAATATGTAATCATACAGTTCTCAATAGATGTCCTAATGTCCGGAATATTCGGATATAATTCATACAATTTGTCCGTCGATAATTCAATATTTGAGCGTTTTGAAAGAAGTACCTTATTCTGCTCTTCTATCGAGAAGTTCTTCCAAGTAAAATTATTATCCACGTGCATTTTATATAGCTCCAAAATCTCGTTGTGAGTTATCGCGCCTTTATTACACAAATTAAATGTTCCCACAACATTTTTTTTAATCATATCGGCAATTACCGGGAACATATCGGGTAATACTGTCATAGAATTAGCAACCGAACAGACATACTCATATTTCGTAATTTTAGTAATAAAGTTCCTATCGTGATCGTAATTTACAATAGGCATTCTAATGCGGAGATTTAGAGTATTATTAGAATACATATGCTGTAATCTATCAGTATATCCCTTTACTATAGAATACGAAGAGCCGAAAAAGTTAGGCACATCATCTTCGCGTTTTTTCGCGTCGCCTGCTTCGCCTGCGTCGCCTCCGCCATATTCAAAAATACAGCCAGTTCCCATATATGTATAGTGAATGTTGTATCTTTCGCACAATATTGACAATATCATAGGTGCGTATAAATTGTCGCGAATGTTATCAACTAATTTTCCGGGCTGTTCGAGATAATCTATGGTATTGAAGGTTCCTCCATAAGTCCTCCCAATAAACGAAACAATGTTAGTAGGTTTATATTCGTTTATTTCTTTTTCTACATCTTTCTCATTGTCAGCTCGCGAATCACTTTCAATATATAGAATATTATTATTATCCAAATATTCACAGAATTGTCTCCCAATCCACCCTCTGCTGCCGAAAATCAATAGTTTCATAATTATTATATTTTATTGCTATAATCTTATATCTAAAAAAATTGATTATTCATAATAATTTCAAGGCATTATAATTATTATGGAATGCACCAAGTGTCATAAGGTTAAACCGTTTGACGAGTTCTCATATAAAAACGATAAAGAGAAGATATATTATATGTATTGTGATATGTGTAAAATCAAATATTATTGCGAAGAAGAAAAATATAAAGAGCGGGCGATTCAAGAATATAATACACGAAAGCTCCAGAATACTATAAAGTGCGAATGTGGTATTGAATATGTGTGTTTTAGAGATTTTCATATGCTAAGGCATTTAAATAGCAAGAAACATAAAAAAATTATGTCTGCCAAAAAATAAATATCTATATATACAATAGAATAATAAGTAGTAATGTTAGGAGGTTCCGGATGCTGTAATAGCGGTGGCGCCAAAAAGAGAGTTGCGAGAAAATCTGTAGGGAAACCTAAAGCTAAACCTAAAGCTAAAAGAGGAGGCAACGCCGGCGACGCTGGCGACGCTGGAGATTCTGTAGCAGATCCTGCTGTAGTAGCAGAAACTCAAAACCAGGAAATTGAGAATTTATATCCCGAAAACTCGGGTGATGCGCAAGCAGGGGGTGCGAGAAAGAAGAAGGGTAAGGTTGCCGCCAAAAAAGCCTTAAGTCCTTACAATAAGTTTGTCAAGAAGCATTTTGCTATATTAAAGAAACAGTTTCCAGATGAGAAGGCGCCTCAAATAATGCAGAAGGTAGCTATTGAATGGAATAAAACGAAAAAGTAAATAATCATTCGTAATAATAGAATAAAATGGATAAAAAATATGTTAAACCTTCTAAAACAGATTACACAATTTATACAATATCAAACTGTAAATATTGTAATCTATTATGTAGCGATATAAAAACAAAAAAATATGTAGTAAACTGTGACAAATATCTATTAACTCTTAGAGAACGCGATAATTTTTATAAATATATCCACAAATATACCATAAAACCCTATATATACTTTCCTATGATATTCAAGGACGGTGTATTTATAGGGGGATATAAGGAGTATATCGAGAAGAAACCTCAAAACAAATCGCTTAAATAGTCGTAGTCTGCGTAGTCTGCGTAATCAACGCCAAAATTATCATCAGCCTCTTCGACACTGCGACAATATACCTCATCTTCGCCAAATGTGATATTTTTGTTGAAGTTATTCTTTTTCATTTTTTTCCAGAAAACATTCTTATCATTTCCCTCGCAGATACAATACGCCGTCATAGTAATCCTTCTTGCTCGAGCTATCGCAGGCTGTTTGCAGGCTGTTGTAGGCTCTCGTTTGCTAAGATGTAGCTAAGAGTTTTTATCTATTGATTGACAGATGTATTTAGATTATATATTGAATAAATATCAATTTTTACAGATTACTCTTTTATATTAGCACATTTCTATGCATTTTAACTGGCTATATATTAAAGTATCCTTTTAATAAATTATATTTTTATAGAAATTTTTCATAATGAACTTTTGAAATCTAAGAAAACTATGAGATATATGTGGTGTCAAAAAAGCAACCAGATTTTTCTAAAAAGTTGAAAAATAAAATTTGAGTACATCTCTTGATTTATTTTGTAATTTCCAAAAAACTTTTGAAATTTTTGAAAAAACAGAAAGATGTACTCAAATTTAAAAATAGAAAAAATAAGAATTTCCAGTGTCTCAAAAACTGCTAAGAGAATCTAAGAATATTTAGGTAATTTTATAATTTACAAATTTATAAATCAATTTTATAATTATATATATGGATATTCATATATTTTTATAGATTTTTTTTCATAATGAACTTTCGAAATCTAAGAAAACTATGAGATATGTGTGGTGTCAAAAAAGCAACCAGATTTTTCTAAAAAGTTGAAAAATAAAATTTGAGTACATCTTTCTGTTTTTTCAAAAATTTCAAAAGTTTTTTGGAAATTACAAAATAAATCAAGAGATGTACTCAAATTTAAAAATAGAAAAAATAAGAATTTCCAGTGTCTCAAAAACTGCTAAGAGAATCTAAGAATATTTAGGTAATTTTATAATTTACAAATTTATAATTCAATTTTATATGTCTGGATATTCATATATCTATCATATGCTTTGTGTAATCTGCCACGCATTTTATGATATCGCTATAAGACTCTCTTTGATTTACAGTTCGCGGATATAAAAGAAGCCATTTATCAACCATCTGCAATCTTATCCAATAGACATCAATTTCATATTTTCCAGCAACAGTAGGATTCTCTATCAATAATCTTAGCCCTTCTTTGTAATTCGCTATTATCTTATCATAATAATGTTTTTTAACTATGTAGCCTGTTGCAGAATAAGAGGCTCCGACACGATATATATAATTATTAATAGGAATAACGCCATTGACCTTGTCAAGGATGTTCGTAGCTATAAGTAATACATCATAATCCAACGAATTAGATTCAATGAAGTTCCTAAAATCTATCAGCATCTTATTATATTTCTCGGGCTGTAAGAATTGAATATCATCTTCTAAAATTACCACATAATCTAAATCTTTTTCCTTCGCCATCTCTACGATAGCCAAATGGCTCAAGCTACAACCCAGTGCGCCTCTCTCGTGTTTAATAGCGTTAAAGCGCTCGTATTTCCACTTCAATTTTTTTAGCTCCGTCTCAACCAATACCTTCCTATCCACCCTTTCTTCAAGATTAATATAATATACATTCTCTAATAAATATTTATTTTGAAAGGTCTCGCACATTATCCAGTGTCCAGGAAATAAGTCCATCATATTATTTATTAAAGTAGAATTAAACCAAATATCAGGATAGCATATGAATTTTTTATCATTATCATTATCATTATCATAGGCTAAATAAGCCGACCACCAGCTAAAAGTACTATTAGCTATTATATGATGCTTACATAAACTCATAGCTATCATTTGCTCCCAATCTTCCAGATTTATTTTCGTTTGCGTAAATGTAATATTCTCAAAAATTGTTCTAAGAGGATTTATATAATTGTTAAATACAAAATCCTTATCATCTTCTTCGCAAAAATACAATATTTTTAGATTAGATTCTCGCGCCTCTATATATTTAATCGCATTTATATAATATTCCATAGGCATTATAGGGTGGTTTTCTAAGTTTTTAAAATCACCTATGCGGAAATGTAAAGAAACCATATCGCCCAGATTAACATCAGTTATCTTGCTTTTTACATCATCTCGCTTGGTGCACCAATCTATCTCCGCAAGGAACTCGCTTTTATATTCGTCAAAATATTTATATGATTGAAAATATCCGCTCAACTTTATATCATCGCTTTCCGATATTTTCGGCAACTCATTATATTCAAAGGATTTTTCATTATATACAGGTAAATCTATATTGCGATTTATTAAATACTTTTGCAAACCTTCTAAAAAGTTATTCCAATATACATTCCTACATATAGGAATATATATTGGAATAACTTCTAAAAAGTTATTCCAATAGACATTCCTATATGTACAGCTCGGGCTATGAGATTCTCTTTTAATTATTAGAGGATTTCTGTATTTTTTTGAATAAGCAAATGCTGTCATAATCTGAAATAATTGATTACCCAAACCCCCCATTATATCAACGGATATCATAGATTGTAAGATATATAAATATAATATTTATAAATATAATATATATACTTATATAATAATGTTCGCAGATATAGTCAAGCTAATCAGTTTAAGCAAGAATGTTCCGTATATTATTTTCGGAGGCACCATAATCGTTGATGAACCAATATGTAAAAAAGAGGAGACCGACGAATCCTATACATTTACCACAGACTGCATAGATAACTGGGTAATAAAAGATGTAGCCGACCATAATAACAGCGATGAAACACACACGAGCAATAAAACAGATATAAATAAAAAATGATAATACAATATAACATAATTTTATCTTATCATATTGCTAATGAACCGAGCTATTGAATTGTCGTCTATTAGTACTGGCGGGCCTTTTGGAGCCGTTATTGTTGATAGTGAGGGTAATATAATTGGCGAGGGACATAATGAAGTCGCCGTAAATAATGACCCTACGGCGCACGCAGAAGTAGTAGCAATTAGAAGAGCGTGTGCTAATAGTAATAATTTTAGTTTAGCTGGCTGTACTATTTACACAAGTTGCGAACCTTGCCCTATGTGTCTTGCTGCTTGTTATTGGGCAAGGCTCGATAAGATATATTACGCCAATACGCGCCAGGATGCAGCAGATATTAGCTTTGATGATAGATATATATACGACGAAATCAAGAAAGATAATGATAAACGAGCGATGCCTATAATTCAGATTGAAGATGAAGATAATAAGGCGATGGCAAAAAAAATATTTAGCGATTGGTATAACAATAGCAAGAATATTAGATATTAGGAGATATTAGGAGATATCAAGGTATATCAAGGTATATCAAGGTATATCAAGTTTTATTTTTATAATATATTTATAGATTATATGAGTACTGAGTTTGAAAGAAAATATATTGAATCACAAAGAATAAGAGAGAAATTTCCAGAGAGGGTTCCTGTAATAGTCGGAAGAGCAGCTGGATGTTCCCTGAATGATATTGATAAAAAAAAATATTTAGTACCTTGTGATATTACTATAGGCCAATTTATATCTATAATAAGGCAACGCATTAAACTGTCGCCAGATAAAGCAATATTTATTTTTATAAATAATATATTGCCCCCTACATCTGCTAATATGCTTACGATATATAATGAAATGAAACACGGCGATGGCTTCCTATATATTTATTACAATGGCGAATCGGCATTCGGTTGTTAAAAATTGATATCTTTATAAACATAAAGAAGATACAAAGATTATAATAATCGCCTTGCTATGAATCCTTACCCGAACCCTAACCCGAATATTGCAAAACTAATGGAGGATATTCGCAATTATAAAAAGAGTAAGGATGATTTGTATGAATATTGCGAGACTAATGGATATACGCACGAAAAGATGAAATCGGCAATTATCTATTATATGAATGATTATAGCCCGTGTTTATATGGGATATCTAAAAATAACTATAAGAAAATTAGGAGAATCACAGCCTATAAAATCAAAGAGAAAAAATACATATATCTTTATTCTCTCATTCTCAATTATGATAGCAATCCTAAGACCGAAATTAACAGATATCTCGGGTGTCTTACGACCGACGAGCGTAATGTATTTTTACGCGACATTATGAAATAAATCTGCGATACATCTGCGCTATCTGGTTAATGGTTTGTATGTATAGTAATCTCTCATTATCTCCTTGTATACCGAATATATAGAGCAAAAATATCTTAGAAAGCTCGTAATAGTATTATCAACAATTATTCTTTTTTCAATATCTGGAATTACATTTAATACGAGTACCACAGCCGGAACAACAATAGCCCACATTTTGATATTATTCCAATTGTATTTAATGCGCGTCGTATAAGAAAAGATGTATAAATAACATATTACGAAGTCGGCAAACTGCGAATAAAAACCCCTTAATATGATATGATAAAGATACTTAGGATACAAGAGAGTAGCTGAATATACGCGATGATAATGTACCGTTTCGCATTTACCCTTGCGTATTAGAGTCATCATAAAAGGCGCCGATTGAATCGCATATAATGGCGCAAAGTTTAGAGAGCTCGCGAGTTCCCCCGAAAATACAGCAAATATAGTAGCCCCGAACTGTTTTTTAGCATACTCGCATTTTATCTGCGTCTTTTCGTATTCTGTTAAATATCCCGGATAAGGCATAGCATTCGTCGTTCTCACCTCCTTATCTCCGTATTTTTCGGTTATTACCGCTGCAACTTTAATAACCCCTATAATCATCAAATATTTTATAACAGATTCCAACATTATCGCAATACCTTTTTCTCCCTTTGTCCAGCCCGCATCTCCAGTATCTCTATAAAATGCCCGAGATTGTGTAGGCCATAATTCTAGTAAAGTTATTATCGTAAATAATACGTGGCGACAAGAAAATAATATAGAATGAAGCTGAAACTCCTTCCATATCATAGGACCTGAAAAGTTCCTTTTTTCGGGCAATGGTATCGTCAGAGAAGCTATCGGTAATAAGGCGTGAACAAGAACACAAGAACAGGAAAAAACTTTAGACTCAAAAGACGGAAACGAAGTCCCGTAGGCAATCGCGTAATAAAATCGCAATATAAAATTACAAAAAGCCAATAAGCCCAAAGTCTTGTGTATATGATATTTATCGTGATTCGTAAAAAGATGAGCCATCTTATGTATATGTAAATAATTTATATATATATATTTTTATATATTTTATGGATATGTGTAAATGATATTCTATGATATGCGCGACCGAGCGCCTATAAGAGCTATAGAAGAGCATATACCTTGTAGTTAATATATGAATAGTCTTTCATAGGGCGACAGCAGTGAAAATCAGAATATAAGCCGTTCCTTATATTATTTATAATATGCGAATCATTCCCTGCAATATTATTTATTTCATAATAAGAATCGCGACATAATCTTTTATATCCCGTTTTACTTTCGTCAAGACACACGAGATTGCCAGTTTTCGCATTCCATTCCATTATTTTTTCATACAATACTAATTGATCCGTCGACCACCCGAGATTTCCGTGTCCTTCCTTAATTGTCGTGGTATTGCTTACGCTCAATATATAATTCCGAATATCTTCTATATTATTGATTTTAAAAACATCTCGCCATACCTCATTTGTCGCGATATTATAACACATAGCCAGCTGTTTATATTCAAAGCATACATTGCCCCTGTAATAAATAAACTTAGTATTGTCAAAAGGCTCGACATTTTTAGTATAATAACTCCTATTCATAGGCAGCATATCCATATCCGTAATTAATATGCCATTCTTATAATTCAATATAGAAGGATACAATAACCTAATAAACTGTGCTGTAAAACTCGTAAGAACATTCTCAATCGGCTTAAACAATATAATGTTGCTTTTATATTCCATAAATTGCTCAGGTATTTCATCGCCTACCAAAATAATCTTAACATCCACATTAGGATACAACTTATTCCAAGTTTTAACAAAAATAGGTATGAAATCAATATATAATGGATTCAAATTAACAGAAGTAAGCACGCAATCCAATATCATTTTAATATATATTATCCGCATATATTTATATAATGCAAGGCCAGGCCAAAAGCCATCCAAATCCCGCAAAAAACAAAAAATACATAACACATATCCCTTATATACCCAGATACCCCACCCGAAACCATCAGATATCTAATAGAGCCAGCGAAGATTGATATCGGACATCTCGGGAGAATATTGAAATGGGACGCTATCCTGAATCTTAATAGGGACACAAACATTTCCGCTACTTACATAGAGATTGCAGAGAGCCCCCCAATCTTCGCAAGTAATATCGCAGGTATCCATAATATACTGCTTGATACTGCTAAATCCCTCTTCCCTAACCTGTTTATTCAGTCGGTAATCTTCGGCAATACGCAATAGGATACTGCGAGATAGCATAGGACAGCTCTTGTATTCCGGATTCTTAATCCAACAGGTATTCCTGAAATTGGTAGTGAGGCAGCAATTACACATCGTAAATCTGATTGTAAATCGGATGATATATATTATTAGATAGCCTATCAATTTTATATATCTTAAGATATAATTGGAACAAATTGATATATTCTAAAGTATTATACTTTATTATACAGTTTTCATAAAGTCTATAAATCTATTTATTACTAATATATTTTACATATTATGATATAGGATATTTATTAAAAATTACAATTTTTAACTTCTTCCGCATAATGTTTAAATTTATCTATGAATTGTTCTTTTGTTATAAAGGTCGTTGTTTTATCAGGATTTAAAAATTTGAACCAACTTTTTATTGTTTTAATATCATTAAAGTGTATTTTAGGTTTTATGTATATATATTCATCATTACTTCCCGGTCTTGGTATATTATAAGGAGGTATATAGTTGTGTAATAACATTCCATCATTGAATAACTTATATATATTAACTAACATAGTATTTGATGTTAAATCTGCTGAACCAGTAGCAAAATATCCAGTTGCCCCAACGTCAGCAGGTATATGACATATTTTATATACTTCTTTTTCTTCACCACCTATCACACGAGAGATATATATATAAATAAATTTTAATATACTTATTCTACCATAAGATGGATGAGTTCCATAATCATCCATATCTACTGTCACTATTTTATGTTTTAATTCTAACTTTGTATCGTTCCCGTGTTTTATAAATACAGGTACTTCTATTTTTGGGTCTATTATTTTCATAACTTTCATAAGTTCATCTATATTTTCTTGCGTATATTTAGTTTTTGTCACAGGATTTATAAAAGGCTCCTTATTATTTACACATTTTATTAGATAATTATAGAGTTTAGGAGCATATATACATTCTGTTCTGTAATTCTTTCTATCTGGTGTATATACTTTTAATCTCACCATAAGCTGGAGTTTAGAAAGCGGGTAATTCTCGTCGTCCAATTCTTCATTTGTCAATATATCTATTTTCTCACTACATTTATCAGCAAAGTCTGAAGAATTATAAAGAATATTATTCGCAAAATCTTCTCTCGTCATAGACATTAATTTATTTCCATCAATCAATTGTGTTTCGGCACTTGAAGAAGATTCTCCAATATGTTTCTTTAATGCTTTATAAGACATATTCTTTACCCTATTATATTCCTCTACGATATGCGATACCTTTGCATATTCTTCTCTAAACTTTGCTACTATGCTGTCTTTTATATATAATGGGTCTATCTCCGCAGCAATAGTATGTTCTTTTCCCCAATGAAGAGTTATTTTAGGTTTTTTTGGAGGTTTCGGAGAACTACCTTCTTTTGTAGTTTCATATAATGTTTGTTTATCTCTGTATTTTTTCAAAGCAGTATCATATTTATCTCTTTCTTTTTTAAAGGCTTTATATTGTTCATCATTTAAATATTTTACATTTTCCTTAGGTTTAAATGTTGTTAAATCAATTAACTGAGAATATTCAGATTTTTTTATTTCAACCAATTGCTTTTCATAAACTTCAAAATATTTGTCAAGAGGGTCATTTATAAAAGTAAATTTTTTAAATTTATAATTTTCTATAATTCCTGAGTAGGGATTAAAACATTCGTCTATATCTTTTTCAATCTTTTTGTAATCATTATAATATGATAATGCTTCTCTAATCCATTCTTTTTCACGACCTGTGTTATATATTACACTGTGCCATCCCTGATTATCTATTAAATATTGAAGAACAGTTTTTCCAGTAGCCATTTTTTTGGATTCTAAAAAGTTTATAAAACAATAGCCTTGTAAATTGATAAGTTTTATCTGTTTCATTCTTTCGGGATAATCATATCTAGATATGTAATCAGTATCTAAAAAAGAATCAGTCATTTCTTCAATATAATCAGTAATTAATGAACCAATTATTTCGGTATTTGTCGCCGGTCCAGTAGAATCATATTTGTCATATTCATAACTAAAACGGTTTTTTAATACTTTTATCTCAGTCTTTAGAATGATAGAAGCATCATCTACATATTTATCTTCATATTTATCTTCATCATCCTCATCGCCATTATAATCATCCTTAAAAATGTCTAACTCTTCTGTAAGTAATTCGTGCATTATGAACTCGGTTGTATTATTATTTTTATAGTATTTATTGTAAGTAGAAATATCATTCTTTTTACAACAGGTATAATAAAATAAATCAACATCTCCAAATAATAAATGATTTTTGGGAAAAAGATTAATTATATATTCTTCTGAAAACGACCCTTTTTTCATAATTTTATAGGCTTTTTCATATATATCATAATAATCCTTACTAATCGCGGACATCTCATAACCTTCAATAGGATGTTTTTTGGGTTCATCACACCATCTTTTAACATCTTCAATTGTTTTAAATGTTAATTTTTTAGACATAAATAATAAATTAAGTAATTCTAATATACAAATATATTATAATAAAAAATATAATATTCATAAATTGAACTGAGAAAAAGAAAGGTTATAACTTATTTGGCTTCAAATATAGCTGGGTTCATAGATGCATATTCCCAATCTATTTTTTTGGGATTAATCCTTAATAATTCAATTGCATTTGGATTAGCAGACAAGATCGGCCAATTAATTTTTCCCTTATTTTTTTTTAATAATTCTATAGCTTTCGGGTTAGCAGATAATCTAGGCCAATTTATTTTTCCCTTATTTTTTTTTAATAATTCTATAGCTTTCGGGTTAGCAGATAATCTAGGCCAATTTATTTTTTCTTGATTTGCTTGTAATAATTCTATAGCATTTGGATTAGCAGATAATTCATTCCAATCTATTTTACCACGATTAGCTTTTACACCTTTGGACATTTAAAATGCCGATTTAACAGCAAAATAAATATCCAAAAGTAGTAAAAATTTGGTTATAACATAGCGTGTACTATGTATGAATTCTCGTAAATATGTCGGGTCTTCTTCCTATTGTAAATATACTCTTTACAATATTTAACATATTTTGAACGGCATTCTTATCTCTATTATGAATTATCTCGCATTTCTGCTTATCCTCTTGATGAGAAAGTAATCCATTAATAGTTATTTTTTTATTAACTTTGATATCATTTGGTTTATGACTTTGTCTTATCATAAAAGGTGATATCTCACAATTGCAACAATTACATATTTTAGATGTCCTAAATTCATTTACTAAATAGGTTCTAAATCCAGCATTCTTAAATATTCTTCTAAACTTTTTACAAATTGTTGGTTCTATCCCACATATATTACTACTACCTTTATCATAATCACCCATTATAAACAATACATCATTAGGTTCTCCAAACTTTTTAGTAAAGTTCTTTATCATTTTACTCTCACTTTTTTGTGTATTGATATACCTGTTTAATTTGAACTTTCTAAAAAAAGTCTTTTCATAATGAGAAAATAACAATAGATTCAATTTATTTTTTTCAATCAAGTAATTCTTGAACTTTTCATAATTACAAGTTCTTTTATTATGACTACTTAAAACGCTCTCAATTTCTTTAATATTCTTACCATTTATAAAGGTTGTATTATTAACTTCTTCAATAATTTTATTATATTTTTTTGTTCTTGTTTCTAATCTTCTTTGATTTTGAGTATATCTAAATGTTTCTAAATTACCATCATCATCTTTGCTACCACAATAAATTAAATCACTACAACCTGGATCTACGCATACTATCTTTTTACTTCTTAATTCATCTGTGATAATCTCTTTTTCAATATATTTTGTATTATCTATTGGTTTATTATTAGGATTATAATATTTTAAAGGCATCCCTTGATTGTCTGTTCTAATAAATAAAATACTAACAGAAATACCATCAGTTCTAAACATATAATTAAACTCATATTTATTCTTTTTGAACATTTTACTATCTAACTTTAAAACCCTATTCCATAATTTAAATTGATTATTTTCTTTTTTATAATTTTTAAAGTGTGTTGTTGTACTTTCATCTCCTAAAAAATTACTAATTAAAGCACAAGTATCAATGCATATATTTTTAGGAATAATATTACTCCGTAATGGTAATATATTAAATAGTTTAATTTGTTTAACCTTATCAGTATCATTTGTATCTTCTACTAGAATATCATTAAGTTTTTCAAGTTGAATATTTATATAGATAAAAGACTTTAAGTAATCCTTTGTATTTGAATGTAGGTCATAATATATACTATCTTTATCAAAATTAGGTTTATTCGGAACAATATGTTTCTTATGTTCTTTAATCCAGTTGTGATATTTTTCATCCGCGTTTAATTCATTTGTTAGTGATACAAGGTCATCTTTAATCTTTTTGAATTCATTCGTTAATGATTTATAACTTTCTTTTCTTACTTCTTTATCTTTTATCTTTTTAATCTCATCTTTTTGCTCTTTCAAATTAAAAGAATGATTAACAAATTGATTAATATGTGTAATAAAATGCTCTTGTATATTATTATTTATATTTTTTTCAATATCAATTGCTTCGTATGCTAATATATAACTTAATTTATCATAATAGATTATTTCATTATCATATATGGTAGTTATATAGTGTTCATTATAAAACTTATAAAGGTTCTTTAACAATTCGCTATAATCTTTTTCAGGTGTTGCTCCTCTATTATCTTTTCTTTTTGTAACAACCTTAAAGACATCACATATAAAGTTCTTATCAATTAAAGGAAACTCTAAATTATTTTCATAAAGATAAATACAATACAATTTAATAAAATTACATGAATGAATAACAATCTTATTAGTTCTAATAACTAAATCATTAATGATCGGTAAGGTAGCTTTATCTTTAAGAACATTATTGATGTTATTTTTTATTGTTTTAATATAGTCAAACTTTTCAAACTCTTCCTTTGTGGTATCATCTTTCTTCTTTTTAGACATTTACATTATCTATATATAGTATATAGATTATCTTTAAATAGTTTTATACTGAATATTTAAATAAATGATATATAACAATATTAATAGTATAATAATAGATTATAATGACCGAATTATTTATAGAAAAATCTAAATTAATACGCGGAGATAAGTATGACTATATGATAATACTTTAATTCGAGAAAATAAAATATTTAGGATATAACTTAGTAGTTATATGGGAGAATGATTGGAAAAAAATAAATAAATGTGTAAAAATATTACAGCAAAAATTTAGAAAATATAACTATTAACTCTGTTCCAACTTTGCCTTTCTATTCATATAAGCAGTATGTCGCCACTCTTTGAGTTTTTCTGGGTTCTCCGTTTTCATTTTCTCCATATAATTCTTAGCTTTTTCTTTGACCTTTTCACTATTTTTTTCATAATACCTTTTATTCCTTTCTGTATTGGTATATGATCTTAACTTTTCTTCTAATTCTATATTTTTTTTCTTTAACAATTCATTTTCTATCATTAAATTATTATACATATCAATATTAACCATATCAGCCATATTATCTTATCATTATAATATAAGACGCATAACTTTAAATAATTTTATGACTAAACATAAAAGCGAAGATTTTAAATTATCCGCAGTAAAATATTTTTTAGAAAATAAAGATACACAAGAGAATACTTGTAAAATATTTAAGTGTTCTGTAATAAGTTTATTGAGATGGACGAAAAGATATAAAGAAGAAAAAGAAATTAAACGACATAATAGAAAAAGAATATTTTGAATCATAGTTTATTACAACGGTTTCCGCAAATATTGCAGGGTTTTGCGGATAGCTCTTTCCAAATTATTTATCAGGATTTTCTTGTAATAATTCTATCACAGCTGGATATTCCTCGATAATTGTTCCAAATCTATTTTTTAGTATATAATATCGCTTTTATCAAATACTTCCTTTAATTTTGTAGGCAATATTTATAGCATATATCTATTTACTATAACATTGTAAAAAATTATTGGAACTGTGAACTATTTGTCTTATCATTCAAGTAGTAAGTTTAGAGACTTTATTTTTAGCTCTTTATAATTCTAAAGAATTTCTAACTTCTTCTAAATCATATTGTCTTGAAATAGGTATTCCTTTTGCTCCGTGCAATAATATTGCTTTTTTTGTCAATAATAATACATTACTAAGTTCTTTATTTTGAGTAAATTTACATATCAATATTTCCTTCATTATATTATGTTTAATTTCATTCCATATTTTTATGCGTTCATCATCAAGAATTACTAATTTTCTATTTTTTCTTGCAATATTACCATCCTTTGTAGTTCCAATAATATCGCCCGATTCTATACAAAATAAATTTGCTTTAGCAGAGTCTACTAATTCTATTTTTTTAGCCTGAAAAGCGTGTTCTGCTGTATAATAAGTATTACCATTATAAGTAAATTCTGCTACATAAAAATTACTGAGCATTTTTCTCCAATCTTTAATTTTATTCAATTCATCATATTCATTATAATTAGATACAAATTCATTTACTCCTTTTCCCGCTTGTTTATTTGCTGATTTACTATAATAAAATAGCTTATCTTCTTCCATTGTTTATAAATGTATATATATATACTAAATAAATCATTTTTTATATTTTTTATTAAATTCAGAAAATCACAGCTTAAAAGATATAATTATTGATTTCTTGGGCGTAATGCTTGAATCTATTTATGAATTCTTGTTTTGTTAATAGCGTCGTGTCATAATTTGATTTTCTAAGCCAATTATTAATACCTCTAATTCTATTAAAGTGTATCTGTGGTTTTAAATATGTATATCTATTAGTAGTTCCTTCTATCGGCACATTATAAGGAGGTAAATAGTTGTATAATAAACGCCCTTCGTTGAATAGCTTGTATATATTAACTAACATAGTATATGAATTTAAATCCGCTGAACCTGTTGCAAAAGTCCCAGTTGCTTCAATATCATCAGGTATATAGCATATTACATGTACTACTTTCTCTACTCCAGCTATCATACGAGATAGATACATCTCATTAAAACGCAAAGAGGGTATTCCATTAAATGATGCGTCCGCTCCAAGAACGCGCAAATTAACTTCGTGTGTCACATAGTTTACTTTTAATTTTGTATCATTTCTATGTTTTATAAATACAGGAACTTCTATCTTCGGGTTTATTATTCTCATTACTTTCATAAGCTCTTCTATGTTTTCCGGCGTATATTTTGCCTTTGTCACAGGATTTATAAAAGGCTCTTTTGCGTTTATACATTTTATTAGATAATTATAGAGTTTAGGAGCATATATACATTCAGTTCTGTATTTCTTTTTGTCAGGCGTATATACTTTCAATCGCGCCATAAGCTGTAGTTTAGAAAGCGGATAATTCTCGTCGTCCAATTCTTCATTCGTTAATATATCTATGCTCTCGCTACATTTATCCGCAAGGTCCGAGTAATCATAGAGGACATTATTAGTAATCTCTTCTTTTGTCATAGCAAGCAATTCGTTACTATCTATAAATCGCTTCTTAGAACTGGAAGGAGAATCGCCTACATGATACATTAATTCTTTGTAAGACATATTTTTAATTCTATTATAATCATCTATGATAGGCTGAGCCTTAGCATATTCTTCGCGAAACTTAACAACAATTTCGTCTTTTATATGCATCGGATCTATCTGTCTGCCTATAGTATGTACTGCGCCCCACGGAAGAGTTATTGTTGGTTTTTCAGGAGGCTTAGGAGAACTGCCTCGCTTATTTGTATCATATGATTCACGAACCTCTTTATATTTTTCCAATAACTCATCATACGCATCTTTCTTTATTTTAAATGCGGCGTATTCGGCATTATTTAAATATTTAAGATTCTCTTTGGGTTTAAAGGTTGTTAAATCAATTAATTTAGAATATATGGGTTTTCTTATTTCGGCCAAATCTTTTTCATAAACTTCAAAATATTCATCGAGCGGATCATTTATAGGTATAAGTTTTTTATCTTCTACATTTTCTACAATACCCGAAGCGGGATTAAAGCAGTCGTCTATATCTTTAATAAGCGCCTTGTAATCATTATATAATTTTAATGCTTGAGAAATCCAATTTGGAGGATGCGGTTTTTTAAGTATATTTATAAAATATTTAATAGGCGTTTCGCCATTAGCCATTTTATTAGTTTCTAAAAACTTTAGAAACCAATAGCCTTCAATATTATCAACATCTTCTTGTATAGCTTTCACTCTTTCGGGATATTCATATCTATACATATAATTTTTCTCAAAAAAAGCGTTTGCTAAATCACTTCTAAAATCATCAATTAAATCTATAATTAAAAGCATATTTGACCTGCTATGTTTGTCCCAAATAGGCGTACTGTTAAAACGGTTTCTCAATAACTCCATTTCTGTCTCAAGAACAGTAGTTGTATCCACAGTATCTTCTAGTTTTTCCGTTAGTAATTCACATATTGCCAAAATATTTTCTTTACCCTGATATATTCTCTTGTAAAGGTGCGGGTAATAATTTTTGACACACGTATAATAAACTAAATCGATGTCTCCAAATAATAAATGATTTTTAGGAAAGAGACTTCGCATTACTGTATAATCATTATCCAAAGTAGCAATAATACCGCTATTTTTCATAATTTTATAAGCCTTTTCATATATATTGTAATATTCGTTGCTCATCGCAGGCATCGGTGTACCCTTGATAGGGTGTATTTCAGGGTCTTTAAACCACCTTTCAACATCTTGAACTGTTTTAAATCTCAAAGCTACTTTTGAACTTCTCGCAGGCCCTGATGCCGCGCCAGCCGCGCCTGCCTCCAGACCATCTAGTAACTCGTCTGATGTTATAAAGGCACTATCGGGAACGCCAGTAAAATCATAATCAGCAAACTTATCAGGATTCTTTTTAATCCATTGTAAAATCAAATTATAAGTACCTTCTTCTGTTGCTGTAAGAATCTGTATTTTAGAATTATTTAATAACCCAGGAATCTTACCGTCGTCAGATTTATATACCTTTAATTCATCTAACCAATAATATATACCTGCCTTATCTTTATTATATAATTTATCCAAAGATTTATATAAATCCTTTTCCTTCTTTGAAACAGACGCCATTCTATATTATTATAATATTAAAAAATATACGAGAAAAAAGAGATTAAAAGGTATAATTATTGACTTCTTGGGCGTAATGTTTAAATCTGTTTATGAACTCCTCCTTTGTAATTAAAGTTTTATCGCTATCAGAAACATAGAGCCAATTATTTAAACTTAGAATTCTGTTAAAGTGTATTTGAGGTTTTATGTATGTATATTGATTTGTTGTTCCAGGTCTTCTTATGTTATACGGTGGTAAATAATTGTGTAATAAACGCCCTTCGTTAAATAGCTTGTATATATTAACTATCATAGTATTTGATGTTAAATCAGTTGAACCTGTAGAAAAAGTGCCCGAAACTTCAATATCAGCAGGCATATGACATATTTCATATACAATATAATTTGAGCCAGCTATCGTACGAGAGAGATATATGCGATTAAAGTTTAATATTCTTGTACTTCCATAAGATGGGTTAGAACCATAATCGCTAATATTAACAGCGACAGTATTATATTTTAATTCCAATTTTGTATCATTTGAGTGTTTCATAAATACAGGTACTTCTATCTTCGGGTTTATTATTCTCATCACTTTCATAAGCTCTTCTATATTTTCTTGCGTATATTTCGCCTTTGTCACAGGATTTATAAAAGGCTCGTTTGAATTTATACATTGTATTAGATAATTATAGAGTTTAGGAGCATATATACATTCCGTTCTGTAATTCTTTTTATTCCGAGTATATACTTTCATTCTCGCCATAAGCTGTAGTTTAGAAAGCGGGTAATTCTCGTCATCCAATTCTTCATTCGTCAATATATCTATGCTCTCACTGCATTTATCGGCGAGCTCTGCATGCGCGGCGCGTCCCGTGTTATCATAAAGAACATTATTTGCTATATCTTCTCTCGTCATAGATAGCAATTCATTTCCTTCAGTCATTCGCTTTTCAGAGCTCGAGGAAGACTCTCCGATATGTTTCTTCAATGCTTTATAAGACATATTCTTAACTCTATTATATTCATCTATGATAGGCTGAGCCTTAGCATATTCCTCGCGAAACTTAGCGACGACTTCGTCTCTTATATGTATAGGGTCTATCTGCTTCGCTATAGTATGCTCTGTGCCCCACGGAAGAGTTATTGTGGGTTTTTCAGGAGGCTTCGGAGAACTCCCTTGTCTCGTAGTTTCATATAAGGTTTGTCTATCACTATATCTTTTCCACGCCCTATCGTATTTATCCCTCTCTTTTTTAAATTCGGCAAATTGCGCATTATTTAAATACCTGACATTTTCCTTAGGTTTAAAGGTAGTCAAATCAATTAATTGTGAATATATGGGTTTTCTTATTTCGGCCAATTGCTTTTCATAAACTTCAAAATATTTGTCAAGCGGGTCATCAATAGGCGTCAGTTTTTTATATCCAAAGTTTTCTATAATGCCTGATTCAGGATTAAAGCAATCATCTATATCATCAATAATCGCCTTGTAATTATTATATATATCTATCGGCGTCGTCCATTCATTATCTGAATCAAATTCATCGTTATTTTCCATTAAATACTCCAGGACTGTTTCTCCCGTAGCCATTTTATTGTATTCCAAAAAGTTTATAAACCAATAGGCTTTTAAATTGATAAGCTTTATCTGATTAATTATATCAGGATAATCGTATGCAGATATATAATTTGTATCAAGAAAAGAGTTAACCATATCATTCTTATAAGCATCAATTAATTCATATATTGTTTCCATATTTGATTGTGCATGTTTGCCATATCTATCACTAAAACGGTTCCTTAATATTTCTATCTCTGTATCTATAACGGTTTCTTCGTTATCAAAAAACTCCATTTTTTCTGTAAGTAATTCGTACAATATAGATCCGGATGAGTTATTATACTTACATATATTAAAGTAAGTCGGCGGGTCATTCTTTTCTATGCAGGTATAATAAATTAAATCTATGTCTCCAAACAATAAATGATTTTTAGGAAAAAGTCCTGTTATATCTTTTTGCGAATAGGTGCCGTTCTTTTTCATAATTTTATAGGCTCTTACATATATATCATAATATGCCCTACTCATCGCGGGCATCTCGTTACCATTAAGAGGATGTATTTCAGGGTCTTTGCACCATCTTTTAATATCTTCGACAGTTTCAAAAGTTTTACTTTTTACTTCAACAAGTTCAAATATATTAGGGTTTTCTTCAATTAAAAATTTCCAAACTATATTGTCAGAATCAGAATATTTTTCCAATAATTCAATAGCACCAGGATTTGCTGATAACTCGATCCAATTTATTTTGGCAAGGTTTTTTTCTAATAATTCAATAGCAGCAGGATTTGGGTTTAAAGATAAACCATTCCAATCAATATTGTCAGGATATTTTTTCAATAATTCTACTGCATTTTTATTTTCTGATAAATGTTTCCATAGTATATTTTTAGGATTTTCTTCTAAGATTTCAATAGCGGCAGGATTTAAAGATAATACATCCCAATCTATATATCTCTCTTTAAATACATTAATCAGTTTGCGACTAGTCATTTTATTTTCTTCTTCAACTTTATTTTTTAATAATTCAATCGCTTCTGGATTTGGATTTTTTGATAAATATCGCCAATTAATTTTTTTAGGATTGGCTTTTATTATTTCAATCGCACCAGCGTTTAAACATAATTGATTCCAGTCTATTTTATCTTCATCTTTTAATTTTTCTAATTGACTTTCTTTCATTTTACCTTCTTTTTCAATCTTCTCTTTTAATAATTCAATCGCTTCAAGATTAGTATTCTCAGATAATCTATCCCATTTTATATTACGACGATATTGCTTTAATAATTCAACAGTACCCGGATTTGCTGATAAGTTTTTCCAATCCAATTTTTTATAATCTGCCATCCGCGATAAATCAAATCGTTCCATTTTATTTTCTTCTTCGGCTTTTTCTCTCAATAATTCAATTGCGTTTGGATTTGCTGATAAATAATTCCATTTTATCAGGTCGCGGTAATCTTTTAAATAATCAACAGCATTAGGATTTTTTGATATATTATATTTTTTCAAAATATCTATAGGTATCCAACTTCTTAATTGATATTTACGAATAACATTAGAGTTATCCAGAGATACAAAGGTACTGTCTGGAACGCCTGTAAAATCATAATCCGCAAACTTATCGCGATTATCTTTAATCCATTGTAATATTAAATTATATACTTCTCCGTCTGTTTTGATTTTGGTAAGAGATTTCATAAATAACCCAGGTATTTTTCCATCCTTCTGATTTTCCGGCTTTTTTATTTCATCCAACCATTTAATAATTTTATTATTATCTTGCAAGTATATTTCTTCTAAAGATTTATTAATTTTTTCTTCGCTTAATGAAGTCATATAGAGATATATTATAATTGTATTCTAATATACAGATATATTAGAATATATTAGAATATGCTTATCTTACAATCAAGCAATATGTAAATAAAAAAATAATTTATAGCTCGCCAAGGGATTTAGTATATATAGTTATTGACTTCTTGAGCGTAATGCTTAAACATATTGATAAAGTCGGTTTTTGTAGTAGTCGCCCCATCATTTAACCAATCTTTTGAAAGCTTGTATCTATTAAAGTGAATTGCCGGTTTAATATATCTATATTCTCCCGGGCGTCCTGTTAATGGTATGCGATACGGAGGTAAATAATTATATAGCAATCGGCCTTCATTAAATAGCTTGTACATATTTACTATCATTGTATATGAATTTAAATCCGCCGAGCCCGTTGCGAACTCTCCGTCGGCTTCTATATCCGCAGGGAAAGTACATATATTATATACACTATACTCTACACCACCTATGACACGAGATAGGTACATCTTATAATACCGGATTGTATTTGTCGCGCCAAATGATGCATCCAGATTTTGATATGTCTTAGTTAATTCTTTGTATTCCACTTTTAACTTAGTATCATTCATATGTTTTACAAATACTGGAACCTCCAAAGAAGGGTCTATTATTCTCATCACTTTCATAAGCTCTTCTATGTTTTCCTGGGTATATTTAGCTTTTGTAACAGGATTTATAAAAGGCTCTTTGGCATTTATACATTTTATTAAATAATTATAGAGTTTAGGAGCATATATACATTCCGTTCTGTATCTCTGTCTATCTGGCGTATATACTTTCATTCGCACCATAAGCTGTAGTTTAGAAAGCGGGTAATTCTCGTCGTCCAATTCTTCATTCGTCAATATATCTATGCTCTCGCTACATTTATCGGCGAGCCCCGAATAGTCATATAAAACATCGTTTGCAATCTGTTCCTTAGTCATCGCGAGCAATTCGTTATCTCGTATGAGCTGTTTTACGGAACTTGAAGGTGAGTTGGCGGTTACGCGCTTTTTTAATTCCAGATAGGACATATTTTTAATCGCGTTATATTCCTCAATTGTTGGCAAGGCCTTTTTATAATCGCGCTTAAAGCTTTTTATAACTTCGTCTTTAATATGTAGCGGGTCTAATTCTCTGCCAATTGTATGATTTTTACCGTTGGGTAATACTACTACGGGCTTCGCGGGTGGCTTAGGACTGCTCCCATTTTTCCCAGTCTTTTCATATAGCTCTTGTTTAACTTCGTATATTTTTCTATCTATATCATATGCATCTTTAACCTTTTTAAAGTCGGTATATTGCGCGTTGTTTAAAAAGAATGGATTTACCTTCGGTTTAAAAGTAGTCAAATCAATCAATTTAGAATATTTTGGATTCCTAATTTTTTCGAGCTTCTTCTCAAACTCTTCAAAATAAGCATCTAACGGGTCATTTATAGGCAGATACTGTTTATTATCTGGATTTTCTATTATACCTGTTGTGGGATTAAAGCAATCATCAATATCTTTATAAACTCGCTTATAACTGTTATAAATATTCAAGGCATCTTCCATCCAATTATTAATTGAAGACCTATATTCTTTCTGTAAATATTCAATAATTACCTCGCCATTATTTAATCTGTTATTTTCCAATAATTGTATAAACCAGTAGGTCTCTTTATCTGAAGCATTATACATAGAAGATTCTTCTAAATCTCGCATTCTATTTGGATATGAAAAAACACCGACATAATGTTTAGTAAAAAAAGATGACAATAACATTTTATTATATTTCTCAAAAGCATTTTTCATATAGTCCCCTCTAAAACAGCTTTTTATCAACGCCAACTCTTGTTCTAATATAGTAGGTTTGTCTATAATCGACGCGATATGTTCTGCGAATAACTCGCCAGCGTAAAGCTCCCTTTTATTTTTTTCGTAAATTTTTATAAAAACTTTAGTCTTTTTGCTAATATTCATATAATAAAGCAAATCCATATCACCGAATAAGAGATGATTTTTCGGCAATTTATCTTGGAAATCTGCGATATTTATTTTGTTCTTTTTTAATATTTTATAAGCTTCTTGATATATTTTTAGATATTCACTGCTATTTGGAGGCATAGGCGTCCCATTAAAAGGATGTATCTCAGGATTACTGCGCCAGCTTTCAATATCCTCAATTGTTTTTAATTTTGTCTGTTTAGTAGCTCGCGATGCTCTCGGCGCGGCCGTAGACTTATCTGCAAATAAAAAGTCCTTATTGGGAATGCCTGTAAAATCGTAGCTGGTGAACTTATCCATATTTTTTTTAATCCATAGTAAAATTAAATTATAGACACCGTCTTTGTTTGCTGTATTAATCTGTATTTTTGAGCTATTCAACAGTCCGGGAATCTTTCCATCAGTACTGTTGTAAGTTTTTAGCATATCTAACCAAGAAATAATTTTCTCCCCATTATTTACTTGATATAAAGTATCTAATGAATTGTTAATTTCTTGCCCCTTTTTTGAAACAGACGCCATTCTATTTTATCATAACATTAAATATTCATATGCTATTCATTATACATAATAATGTAATAAAAGCTAAAAAAAAATATTAAGTTCTTGACATAACTCTTCTGGATTTAGGAGTTTTAGTCGCTGATTTTGAAGTTTTTGTAGTGGGTTTAGGAGTTTTAGGTACGGATTTAGTAGCGGATTTAGTAGCTGATTTAGTAGCTGATTTAGTCGCTGATTTAGTAGCGGATTTGCGGGTAGGTCTGGGCTTTATTCTTACTATGTTTAATATGCCTCTCTTTTCATCGTCATAATATTCTAATCGCGAAGAAAAATCAGTATTTAGGTCTTCGCTATTACTAGGTTTAGGCAATACAAATCTTTTGCCTTTGCTTTTACTCATTTATTCTATTATAATAGAATATATTATTTGATAATATAATATATATTATATAATGATATATTCTAATATATCATTATATATTATATAATGATATATTAGAATATGTCTTTTGAAGCTAAAACGACCATATTTAAAAAAGACAAAAATAACAATTTAAGTGCTAAAGAATGCGATACATTTGTTAAAAATTACAAGGATTTTACAAAAGGAGTTATATCTAAAATAACTAATCCAAAAACGAATAAACCTCTTAGTGACGATGATAGAATTAAATATATATATGATAAATGCAAGCAAAAACTTGGTATAAGAGATAGTAAATCGCCGAAATCCAAATCTAAATCCAAATCTTCTGATTCGGGAGATAACGAAATTATATTAGATTCTTATGAAAAGGTCAAGGATATAATATACATACCTTTTAATACTCTACAAAAAAATAAACAATTAATAGCATCATTATTTACTAAACCCATATCATATGATATAGGCTTAGTAAAACTGAGCGAATACCTTTATAACACTACTAATTCGCATAATATTTATGTAAAATCTTACAAAAAAATATTGGTTGAAATTAATGATATAATTAATAGTATATATAATAATCATAATCAAAATACTCAAAATATATTGAAACAACAACACGGATGGGTTGAAAATTATATGTATGACCCATTAAGAATGTCAGATATAGCATCTCGACCGCCTACAGCACCCGATACACAAAGTGCAATTAAAAAAACTAAAAGAATATTGGCAAAAATGTGGGAAGAAACATATTATATTGGTATAAATGATATTAGAGGTCGTGGATTAAATACGATGGTCTTGGATCAAATGCGTAATATTTTATTTTATTCTTCGACAAATAAAAATAAAAGAGAGGTTATTAAAAATTTAAATGATAATATAGAAAAATATATAGCATTACAATTTATTATTGTCATTATGAGAGACGAGGTTGAAGATAGTAGAGTATATAATTACGATAATATCAGAACTATGGAAAATCATTTGGATTTATTTGATTCACTAATTACAAAAACTATTGTTAATGTATTATTTGATGATAATAGTAATTATAATTCTCAGTCTATTAGTAAATCTATTAGCTGGTCTGGTACTCCAAGAAGTTCTTCAAGCGGTCATAGTCATTTTCAATCTAAGGCGAATATAGCAAGATACAGAAAAACAAAAGCCGACTTAGTTGCCGAAATTACCGAAAATAATATTAATGAGATGGATCCATATCTTGCTGAAAGATGGGAAGATATGCCCTTAAAAAAACTTAGAAATGTCATATCTATTAAACATAATGAAGGTTCCAACACATATAGAGTAGCATTTTATATACGAACATTATATCAGGCTTGGAATAAAGCGGTTAAAGATAGTAAACCTTTTAAAAATCCTTATACAAGAAAGAATTTTACGGAAGATGATAAAGTATATATATTGAGATCTATTAAAAAATTATATCCTAATATAGAGAAACCTAAAATAGCTAATGGTAGAAGTGATATAATAGTAGAAACTCGCAATAATTTTTACAATGATGAAAGTGTAAGTTATACATTTAGCTATAAATTAAATTTTGAAAAAAGACCAATAGTAATTCACCTATTAACTTTTAGTATCCCTTTGAATTTTAATACAGATGTAGAACCAGCATATATTCAACCATATATATTTGAAAACATAACATACCTTATTAAAAATAACATATTATTTGGAAAAAGTATGCCCTTAAAAATCATACCCGGATTTAAAGAGTATATAGGTAAGAATATAATTATTTTAAAAGATAATTACGATGAATACAAGGTATTTTTTGATAAAATTAAAAATGCTTTATAAAAAAAAGAAAAATAACACATATCTCTATATGTCATTTCCTTTACTATCCTTTTTTACAATAGCTCGCATAGCTCACATAGCTCACAGAGCCTTTAAGAGTTAGATGCTAATCCGTTACATTTGTTCGTTATTGAATTTCTTCCAGTCCGCGTTGACAGTACGGCGATTCTTGAAAGCATAGCGCGAGTCCCTCTCGCGACTCTTAAGATTCTTGTCATTCTTGAGAGCTTCAATCTCATCGCGAAAGAGATTATACTTACCCGAGTTCTTCCAATTCTTCATCTTGTTAAACCTGACCTCTACATCATACTTTTCAAGGTTGATGGTGTCGGTTTCCTGGCTGTCGATGGAGAAATAAGCGTTCATTGTGCTTCTTTAGGTATTGTGTATATATTTATTACTATATATATCTATCAATTTTTATTTATTTCATAGTAAATCGGAACATTTTTTGCCACCGCGAAGACGCAAAACCAAATGCAATGTTGACTCTTTCTGAATATTATAATCAGCAAGTGTTCTCCCGTCTTCTAATTGTTTGCCTGCGAAAATTAATCGCTGTTGATCAGGAGGAATACCTTCTTTATCTTGAATTTTACTCTTAATCATATCAATAGTATCGGAAGATTCTACCTCCAATGTAATCGTTTTACCCGTCAGAGTTTTCACAAATATCTGCATACCTTATTATATATTATAGCAATATATATTTATATCAATTTACTGTGCCTCTATAATTATTTTGTTATCTTTGTCTTAGGCTTTGGCTTCTGCTTTGGTTTAGCCAATATCTCATTATCTTTTTGTGTTTGTTTTTCAAGAGAACCCTTAGTTATCTTTGTCTTCGGCTTTGGCTTAGCCAATATCTTATTATCTTTTTGTGTTTGTTTTTCAAGAGACGCTTTTGTTATCTTTGACTTAGGCTTTGGTTTATCCAATATCTCAATATTTTTTTGTGTTTGTTTTTCAAGAGACGCTTTTGTTATCTTTGACTTCGGCTTTGGTTTATCCAATATCTCAATATTTTTTTGTGTTTGTTTTTCAAGAGACGCTTTTGTTATCTTTGACTTAGGCTTTGGTTTATCCAATATCTCATTATTTTTTTGTGTTTGTTTTTCAAGAGACGCTTTTGTTATCTTTGACTTCGGCTTTGTTCTAGCCAATATCTCGTTATCTTTTTGTGTTTGTTTTTTAAGAGACGCTTTTGTTATCTTTGTCTTTGGCTTAGGCTTTGGTTTAGCCAATATCTCATTATCTTTTTGTGTTAGTTTTTCAAGAGACTCTTTTGTTGTCTTTGTCTTTGGCTTTGGTTTAGCCAATATACTTGACGCTTTATTTATAAGACCCATTTTGTTTAATAACTTTCCTCCACCACCCGGACCACCCGGCTTTTTATCTCTCCTTTTATTATCTCTATAATCATATCTGTCATCAGGAGGTCTTTTAGATGATGCAGAAGACGGTTGTGTAGGAGATTGTGTAGGAGATTGTGTAGGAGATTGTGTATGAGAATGGAGTTCTTCCAACTCTGTATCCATAGAGCCCAAAGAGCCCAAAGAGCCAGAAGAGTCAATAGAGCCCAAAGAGCGCGAAGAGGTTCGCTCAAATGATGCAAACATGAAGTCAGCATCAGCGTCCCCGTCTCCAGCGTCTTCGATGTCAGCGTCTCCGGCTTCAGAGATGCTTTCGTCATATTTATTTAGTTCTTCTACTTCCAGTTTTTTTAACACAGTATATATTTTATTTGCTACACTACCAATTATATCTTTTTGCTCAGGAGGTTCATGATTAATATATTTTATAATTTCTTCTTTAATAACTTTATCTATCAAACACATTTCTATAAATTCATCTAATTTATAATTATCTAGAGTACTTACTATACTTTTAAAATCCTCTATGTCATAAAAATTATAATTATATATATTGTCACTATCTATTTCTAATTGACTTGATTCTTCTTCATATAATTCTTTTGATTCTTTTAATTTATTTTCTAATACTTGTAATTTGCTGTATCCGATAGCTCGTTTCCATAACATACGAGTCTTTACTTCAGATTTTATTTTACTTATCTCTTTACTTTTTTCTTCAATTATTCCGTCCTTAATACTAATATCTGGCTTCATAGCAAACAGCGTATCTTTAATTATTCTTACAATATCCTCTGTTTTAGGTATTATATAAGGCTTATCAGGACCAGCAGGATTATCGGGACCAGCAAGATTATTAATAATTTGCATAATAATATCATCATCATCATCTATCGTAATCAATATCTCTTTTATTTTTTTTTGTAATTTTATTGTATCTTGAACAAGGCATGCAATATTACTAGTAGGTCTCGCTGATTGTAATGATGTATATCTTTCATCATCATCTCTTTCATCATCATCTTTTTCATTAGCTTCTGTTATTCCATCAATTAGATCATCTATACTACTTCCTCCCCCCCTTTTTATTGCCGGTCCTCTCCTTTTTGCCGGTCCTCTCCTTTTTGTGTGTCCTCTCCTTTTTGCATGTCCTCCCCTTTTTGCCGGTCCTCCTGTTCCCTCCCCCAAACCATCAACATCCATATCGGGCGACCGCTGTCCAGAACAAGTATCCGAATGTTCTAATGTATTTAATGGTACGTGTAGTTCAAAATCTGATAATATTTCTTTAAAATTACCTAGTATTAAATCAATAATAGCTTGGCGATCTTCCATAGAGAGAAGATTATTAGTCAAATTACTTAATACATAAATTATAACATCAATTTTATTCTTCAATACATCAAAGCCGTCAAAGAGCACTTTGAATTTATTGTTTAATTGAATAAGTTCTGAACCTTTTTTAACAAAGGATTCACAATCGTCTAAAAGTTTATACAATGGATATAAATATTTTCTTAAATCTTTCAAATTGCAATCTAAACCTTTTTTATATTTTTTTTCAAAAATAGCTATAAATTCTGCTTTTTCTTTTGCAAAACGTGTAGTAATTTCTGTATTTATTGTTGTTACTCCTTTAACTACATCAACCTCACCTTCTTCTACATCGTACATTTGCAATAAAACATCTTTCAATTCTTTCTGAATCTCTGTTAATTCCGGTATTATATTTTCTACTAATATATGAGACAAATTAAAAAGTTCAAGATATTTTTTGAACAGTATTAATATCAATTTTCGTTGTTTTTTCTTATCTCCACAACATTTATGTCTATATATAAATAAAAATATAGACCTAATAAAATTATCAACTATTGTTGTAAAATCTATTTTAAATAAATTTAATAAATCATATATACATTCATACTTAGAGCAAATTACATTGGATTTAGTAAATAGTTTATGTATATCAGAATTTTTGATTTGTTTTTCAATACGGACTCTTACAAATTGTAAGTTAATAGCAAATCTTCTAAAAAAAACTTCCTTGGCAAGCATATTGTAAACATCTTTAGCATCTGCAGTATTAAAACGATACTTATTCGGATTTTCTACTATATGTTGAAATTTTGCGTAATTTAGTGTATCTTTTACTTCAGCTAATGGTAGCATTAGTATACAAAGAACACCATTATTAGTTCTTATACACCTGTGTATATTATCACTTGTAACAACGAACCGTACGTTATCAAATAACGCCATTTGGCAAAATCTATCAATTAAAACATTATATTCAATAAGCAGATGCGACTTATTAGTATCTGTTTGTTTATTATAATAAGCAAGAAAAGTTTCTGTTTCGCGATTAATAGCTGCTACTAATTTGTCCTGCTTTGGAGTATTAAAACTGGCTTTTTTTTTTCTTTCCTCCTCATTAAAAATATTTTTAGATTCTTCATAATTTTTATGCTCAGTAGTATCAAACTTAGCTAAGCTTACATCCCCGTTCAATAATTTTATATAATCTTCCAGTTTTAGATACTTTCTTCTTTCGTTTTGTAAATAAGCAATACCAGTTAATAAAGACATTAATGATGTCAATAATAGTTTAGATTGATAATTGTTCGGTTTTAAATAATCTTTTAATGATATATTTCCGGAACATTTAAAAGGGTACGATAATTTTAATGCTTGTTGTTTTGTTTCTGTTTCGGTATTAGTATAAACTAAAGTATTAGCTAAATCAAAAATCGGCGGCACGGTTTGGATCTGAGCTTGAGCCTGAGCTTGAGCCCGAACTCGAGGTTTCCTACTTGAAGTAAAAGAGTCTCCAATATCCATATCAGTACTATCACCTAAATCCTCTAAACCAAAACTCGTCGACACGGTTTGGAACTGAGCTTTCTTACTTGAAGCACCCTGGGCTCCGGTATCCATATGAGTAATATCATCTAAACTAATAGAAAGACTACATTCAGCATATCTGGTCTGATTTATTTTGCGAAAACCTTCTGGTAATTCTAATATAGGTTTTTCTCTTTTTCTTATGTAATCAATAATATAATATATATACTGTGGATATAATATGTAAATTAAATACAGTCTAATATATGTTTCAGACAATATATATACTAAGTATGTATAATGCTTACCTGTTAATATTTTATAGTTTTCTTGCATAGCATCTTGTTCCAGACCACTCTTAAATTTTGGAAATTTTTTAGATGTTTTTGTATTATAAAATTTATCAATAACACCTAAATTATAAGGAAGGTGTTCTGTGTTATCTTTTACAGCTATTTTTGCTGCTGCTGTTCTTGCCACTGCTGCTATTGTTCTTGTTTTTGCTACTGCTGCTATTGTTCTTGCTTCTGCTGCTGCTTCTGTTTTTGCTGCTGCTGTTTTTGCTGCTGCTGTTTTTGCTGCTGCTGCTTTTTCTGCTGCTTTTTCTGCTGCTTTTTCTTCTGCTTCTGCTTTTTCTGCTTTTTCTATATTCATTTCATTGCGTTCTAAAAATGTTATAGAATCGGCACTTTCTAATGAAATATATGGATTAAAAAAACGCCTAATTTTAAGTTCGTAATTCGTCGCATCTGATGTTTGATTATAAATCTCTGAAATATATATACATTCAAGTGCAAGTCTTTTTGAATAAATATCACATTTTGATCTAAATTGATTAAAATATGTTAAAAGCCATGAATAAGACATATTACCTTCTTGATATTCCTTCTCTAAACTTTTATACGAATTTATAGGTAATTTACTTATAAAATCTTTATATTTTTCATAAGTAAAATTTTTACGCATTTCTGCAGTAGCTTTTCTTGTTTCACCAGCACCATTACAATGCAATTTTGTAATTTCTAAATAAGCCTCAAAACATCTTTTAAAATTTCGTTCTTTCTTATCATCATCAAGCAATTTATTATTATGATCACTTAAAATACTATCTACAGATGTTTTAATATCAGCTTTAAATTTTGATACTTTATCCGACAAAGATGCAGGATTCCCATCCATATCACTATCAAAAGGCGCCTGCGACTCCACCTGCGACTCCGCCGGCGACGCAGGCACCTGATTATGATCTGGAACATCAAGGTCACCAAATATATATTTTAAAATGTCGCGGTCACCATCAGCTATAATGGAAAGAAGTTCAAAATTTAGAGTTAAAAATAACATCTCTTCGCAAATATCTTGCGCGTATATCATACGCGTGTTTGTTTTCATTTTTCTAAATGGATATATCGCAACTTCATAACCACCCCCCCCTGTCATGTTCATACCAGAAGGCACATCAGGAGGGGTCATATCAGAGGTCATACTAAGGGACGTACCAAGGGCCGTACCAGATGACTTACCAGATGACTTACCAGATGACTTACCAGATGACTTACCAGATGACTTACCAGATGACTTACCAGAGGTCATATCGGGGGTCATATCAGATGAAGTACTTACAACAACCCGGGGGGTATCTATCCGTGGGCGAGATAACGATGCATGAACATTAAACAAGGACACTTCTGCAAATCTATTCCAAGCGTCCATAAAAGCATGTTTATAAATAAGTGTATCAATCAAAATAGGGCATTTAAGTAATAATGCTATAATAAATAAATATCTGTCATTTGTTGTTAATATACAACTACTACTTTTAATAAAGTTAACTAAGCTTTCTGTATCTTTTAACTTAATAGTATCAATAGTATTAAACACAAGATTTTCTACTATTTGATTAAAATCGCCAGAACCTTTATTTAATACAATAAATAGTAAAAATATTTTATTAGCTTGTGCGTCATTATAGTTTAACTTTTTTAATCCTTCTATAAATTCTTGTTTAAATGGATGTCTGCGCTTTCTATTATTTATAAACTCACAAACTGTTCTAACTTCAAATATTTTATTATTTTCTAAAATACAATCAAAAGAAATTTTTTCCTGAAACTGTTGCGGTAGCGGTGGGGGTGGCGGCGGTAGCGGTGGCGGCGGTAGTCTTTGTATAATGGTAGTTGTAATCTGTGTTTCTTTATTTAAACTATACAAAATTTTTGATTGTTTAGGTTCTAATAATACATATTTAAAATATATACAACGAGACAGTTCGCCGCTCGGTAGACCACTACTCGTTGTCGGTGTGGCATATTGAGGATTTAAAGTATATATTAATTCACTTTGAAAACTTGTATAAAATAAATAACCAAGATTAAAAACAAATAATTCTACTCTACTATTTTCGGTTTTATCCCTTTGTCCAATGAGATAATGGTCATCGTTAGTATAATGACTTGTTTTCGCAGTATCTGCTAACTGTGCAATAAAATTTAAAGGTTTTTTACCCTTCATTTTTTCATTTATCTCATCATTTGCTGTATCGCGAGCGTAATATTTTGATTCAAATTTGTCATTAGGCAATTTTTTCGTAGCCGAAATAAGCTCTACTTCCTTTAGTAATTTATATACATCCATAGGTTTTTGTGTTACATCACAGCGTTGTCCTTGTAAATCATGATTCCTATCTTCTTCAAAAGCTCTTTGTAATTTAATTAAAAAAGCATTATCACCGATGACAGAAATGTTACTGTGTTCTGCAAATATTTCCTGTATAGATTTACCCTTTATAAATGAATAAAATTGACTAATTAATGTTAAGAATTCATTATCAGTAGCTGCAAAATCATCAAACATCTTATCTATAAAATCTTGTGTTGTATCACCAATTTTTACATTATCAATTAAATCTCTTAAACATACAGCAAAATTTACTTTAGAAAAATTATAAGACTTACTTATACAATCGGGACCATTATTTGCACTTCCAAATATTGATGACATTTGGATTATATAGTATTACCACTAATTTATTAGTATATAATAAGTTAGGATATTATCACAAATCTTTTAATTTAATTAATAATAATCTTCAGATATACCAAATTATTCTAAGATGTTGGAAGCAATAAATATATAGACTATCCATAGCAATAATGGTAATATATATAGTGCGGCGTTGGAGTTTTCGCTGAGAACAAGTAAGAATATTATATAGGTTATTAGAATGTAAATTATATTTAGAGATTCAATTTCGATACGATTCTTTCCGAGAGTTATGAAAGGATATGTCAATGTATATATTATGATTATTATAATAGCTACAGAAGATATATTATTCCGCATTAAATAATAAGAATATCCCAAGAAGCCTATCAATATCGTCCATATACCTAATATGAAGTATTCTCTCGACTCTCTGGGAATATCAGAAGAATAGTCATCTTCTAATAAAATATTATTGTATTTCAAATAAAAGTTAATAGATATCAATAAGATTACAGGGATAAGTATAGATAAATATAATACAATATTCATTTAATATTATATAATAAAAAATATTAAGTTAATAGCTTTTTCTTATTAATTTCGCCCGGATTCCACGAAACATATATCATATTAACATTTGGTTCGGGAAGTATTTGAACGAAGAAGCCATTATTTCTCAAAGATTCTACTATGTATTTTACACAGTCCTCTATTTTATATAGCGGTTTGCCGTATATATAATACGGTATCTCATAAAATATATTCATTCCGCCAATAGTCGCCGTATTCTTAATCTTCTTATGACATATATTAATTATACTATCAAATGTGACATATTTTGAAAGCTCCTTCTTGTCCTTCAATGTATATAGTTCTGCTAATGATATTTTAGGAGGCATTGGTTTAATATTTATATATATTTTTTATATATTCATATATATTCATATATATTCATATATATTTACCGATAGTTTATAATTCCTTGATTTCATTTTTCTCTAATTCGTAAGATGATAACATATTGAGGTTCGTGTATTTCGCTTCTTTATTAACATCCAACTTGACATTCTTGAGACCGGTTCTAAAAAGCTGATTGATAGCATCGGCTTCAAGGGCATAATTATAATATTTTAAGTCGCCCATCTTAACAATTCCCGAAATATCAGTGGGATTATCGACATTATATTTTTCGTCATATTTTACCATATTCATATCTAAATATGGCAAGTTCATATCTATTTTATCCATCGCTTCTCCCGATGTTTTACGGCCGGGACTGTTAGCACTATATTTCATATCAAAAACAGGGTTGATATAAAGGGGCGAATTGTTATTCTTAAATGTAGCCGAATATATATCTTGGTTGCTACCGTATATAGTCTCTAATTTATTTTCAAATATGAGAAGACCATTAATATATATTCGGCATATAGCGCGATTTTTAGTTAAAATGTTATTATTGTCCGCAATTTCCTTCATTACAATTGTAACCATAAACCATTTATTACTGAACTCTATATCATAGACGCCTATCATATTTTTATTTCTATCCCACCACGGCTTATTGTTGTCAACGCTATCACAGCGATTATATTTGGAATTATTTTGATATGAATCTGGCGATAATATATTGTTGTAATCTACTGCTAAATTTTTACCATCGGCACTTAATCTTACGAGCGGATTTTTTGTAAGTAATACAGGGTGTTTTATTGATGAATTAGAATTATCCGTACTTTTATACATACAATTATAATTAAAATCATTATTGTAATAAAACTGCTTTTCTCCTTTTAGAAACAACAATATATCTTTATTATTCTCGTTTTTCAACTGCGTTATTCTTCCTTGATCTACATATAACCAAAAATTATAAGTATATTCAGCACCACCTTGCTGATTTATAGAAGGCGATATATCTCTATATTTTTCGTGCGATCTGTTCTTCGTATTATATTTCAATTCTCTTACATCGTTAAAATCTATAATGCCATTAAATATCTCTGTCTCCTTTCTAATATCATTATTTCCTTTAAACATATGATGTAATTCAATGAGGTATATATTATAGGCGACATATCCCATTAACAATAATATTATTAATGCTATAATAACTTGGGTTACAGGGTTATACTCCATTATTTGTTTATCTCTATCTATTTAAAATATGGAAATAAAAATAATAATTTTATCGGTTAATTGCGTTTATCCGATTATTCGATTATCCGATTATTCGATTATCGGGATTATTGTTCTAAAGCGTCGGAACCCTTAATTTTATATATGGGGTTTCTTATTCCGTAAGATGATAATCCCATAGAAGCTAAGACCCCTTTCATCGGTCCGGCGCTATACTCTTTATATATGTCGTTTCTATTCATATCATAATTGAATATGCTGAACTTGCTTACTAAACCCGAAAATCCATAGGTTTCGCCACCAACCTTATCGCCCCCAATATGTAGCTCGCCTTCATTATTTAAGTTTAATTTACTGACATTTAGATAATTTGAAGGCTTGTAATACTCGCGTCCGCTATTAACATTGTTTTTATCTTGTACGGTTTGGTTATTTTCAGTTTTTGAATAGTTGCCATCTATAAATACATTGATTGTCCCGCCACCTATATCATTTATTACAATACCGACATGTACCCATCTTTGTAAAGGTATATATTCAATCTCTATGCCTGTTACTGCACCACCAGAATGAACCATAAACTCTTGTTCCGTTGAATTAATATTTACACCATCACTATCATTTTTATTCATCGGAAATCTTACTTGTAGCGTATTTTTTTCTTCTCTTAATCTAATATATATAGTTGAATCTTTAACACTATAATCACCGTCCGCATTTTTCTTGGCTATATGAGCGACATGTCTGTATTGTCCTCTGGCAGCACTGATATCAAAGATATATATCCAGAAACAATATGTTCTTTTGTTACCGTTTCCGCTTTCTAATTTTTGCGTGAATGGGTATACACGGTGTTCAGTACATATTATCGGCATTTCAGTTCCCGGTATTAGTATTTTTTGCTGATTTATAACTGTGTCGGTTATAATATAATATAAGATATAGCATACGAATGCTGCGATAACAAGTAGGACAACTATAAAATATAATGAGCTCGAGCTGTCGGACATAGCATTCATTATGGCATCTTTAGTATTTTCTACTGATATATTACTTACAGCCGAAGATACTATTTGAGTACTGGCAGATATAGCCTCAGACCCTTTATTTACTACTCCGTTATTCATTATACCTTCCTTAGAACTGCTTACAAAATCAGATAAACTATCTTTGACATTATCAAGAACCCCTTTGTTAGCTTCAGCAACTACCCCGCTCATATTTATTTGATTATCTATTTAAAGGAAATAAATTTTCTATTGCATAAATTAATATGATAATTTGAAACTTGATATAAAGGAAAATTATTGCATTTATAGGTTTGCTTAATATTCTTCTTTTGCAAAGATAAATAGCTTAGCATTTTAGTAAATTTGCCTATGTTTGATACAGCGCCTTTTTTGTATTTTAATAATGATAAATAATAAACATTAGATGCAAATATAGTAATACAGGCCTCGTTATTGTTTTTAAACATATAATAATCATATAGACACATAATCTCTATAAAGTTATTGTAATACTCTATTTTATTTTTTAGCGATATTTTGCGATTTTCCAATTCTATTATAATATTTTCGTGAAATTTGAGGGGTATCATCCACGGGTCTTTATTAATTATGCGGATAACCTGATTTCTGTCAAATATATTCAAATATAATATATTAATATCGCAATCATTCTCGATACGCTCTTCATATAATATCTCATTACTATCTTTTTTAACATCACAGAATATCTTCTCCATATTCCCATTAGAAATCTTATATAAATGCTCTAATTCTTTCTTAGAATGCGAATCAGTATGAGCGTCATTTTGCATCATATCTATTACATCTTCTTTTGCAGGAACGATAATCTCATATATCTTACAGTTTTTCTTAATATCCCCTATCTTTTTAATAATCTCGTTGTTTGATATACATATTATAGGGATATTTTTAATTTTACCATCAGTTAATATTTTTAGAAGCGTAGTATTAATAGTTTTATCCGATATATAGATACAATCAAAATTATCAATTACAATTACCTTGTTCCGTATATTCCCCGTTAATACCTGTAATAGCGAGGATGTCGCGCTTTTGAAAATAACATCATTCAATTGCTCCGAATTAAAGCAGTTATTATTGTTAATATTTATAATCTCGTAATTTAAATAGTCGCATATTTTATTTATAGAATATGTTTTACCTACACAAGTTTTACCCGTAACTATAATACAGCTGTCCGTAGAAATCTTCTTTTTATAATTGAAATCGCGCAGCCACGATATTATGCTGCAATATATCTCTTTATTACCACACAATTCCTTCATAATGCCCTCGTCTCTGTTCCGGACTTCGCAATCCTCCTGAATTATAAGAGTGCTCTTTGTATTATTCGCATCTTTCTTCCTAATCTTATTATTCTTCTTAATATCCTTCGCATTATTCATATAACTATTATATATTTTAAGTATTAAGTATTAAGTATTATGTATTATGTATAAATACATTCAATTATTAATACAGCAATAAATAATATTAAAGCTAAAATTGGCAAGAATAAAATCACCGGCATTATAGTAGTTTTATCATTATTGTAATAACCAAAGGATTTCATTTCGCCGTTAGAATTAAACATTAAGCTCGGTTGCGTAGTGAATATTAATATTACAATTAGCAAATATATGGAGAGCGTTATTAATTTTCTAGAAAACATTCTTTATCTACTATTTTAATAAGGAAAGAAAAAAATGAAATACATATTAATAACTATTCTAATATTATTATCACTAATAACCATTTATTTAATATATATATCATATATTAAAAATCGCGAAGAAAAATTCACATCATATAGAACAGTATATATTAGCGATAACATAGATAACCTTAATGACTACGACGGCCGCGATATAAATTCCAGCGCGACCGCAAGCACCGCAAGCACCGCAAGCACCGCAAGCAGAGAAAAACAGGCGACATTTGCTATATCAAGTGATGTTATGGTTAAATCTATAGATTATATGAAAAGGAATAACAAGATTTCAAGATATATATTGGGAGTAAGTACGGATGATTATAAATTGCTAATAGACCCCTACATAAACAAGTATATCTTAAATAATAAATTAAGTAATACTGAGGTATTTAAGGACGGCATATTTGTTTGCTTGAGTCCTACGAGGTTTGGTATAGAACAATGTATATGGGACTTTACGAATAAGGTAGTCGCATATGTTTATATGAGCGATTATCTATTTATTCAAGCGCTTATTAAAGCATATAGACAAGATATAAAAAGCATACGATTGCGTAAAATTAAATTGGAAGATTTAAAAAGGTCAGATAAACAGTTTGATTATTTAATAACATATGTTGTTATTGGGAGCGAATATATGGCAATACTGAAATATTCCAAATATTTTATAAGCGGTCTCAAGGATATGGATATATCCAGGATAAAAGCATTTTATCCAGTAATTAAAGCGAACTACGAAAGCGTTAGGTTTTATTTTAATAAAGATACCGAAAATACCGAAAATACCGAAGATACCCGAGATACTACTTACGATTTATATTTAAGCAACGATAAAATGCTCCTGCCTATTATGAACTATGATATAGTAAATAACATAGAAAATTTCATAACGAGATTAGAAATGCCTAAAGATTATTTGGAAGTCATAGACGAATCCTATGGAGGCAATACAGAGTTCGGCAACAGCGGAAGCTACGGCTGTTATGGAAATAATAAGATTGTCAATAAGTTTGAATGCGATTCCTATTATACTAAGGAGGGGAATCCGAAAGATTATTACAGTATCTGGGATAAAAAATGTGCGACTAACGAAGAATGTCCTTATTATAAGAAAAATACTAGATATGAAAATAGCAGAGGTGGTTGTATTAACGGAAATTGCGAATTTCCTGTAGGTGTCAAAAAGATAGGCTATACCAAATATAATGACGAAGATTATAATAGAGCTCTATGTTATAATTGCCAAGATACGACAGATTTAAGTTGTTGCGCTAATATTAAAGAATTCCAAGATAAAAATGGCAATAGCAATGGTAATGGTAATGATGTAGGAATAAATAACGACTATGTATTTGAAAACGATACAGAGGATAGAAAGAAAAATAATTTAAATACAATAATTTCCTTATTAGATTATAGAAGTATATAACATATGAAGGATACTAATATTATATTCATATATAATTTTATATCTATTTTTATAATAATTATCATATATTTTTTAGTTATCCATAGGTATTTATTAAATGACATAGGATACAGTAATAATGCAGGAAATGAGTATTTTAGTATGAAAGATGCTGATATTCATTATAATAATAAGTTCAAATATATGCCCTCAAATACGAGAATTATGTATGAAAATACCGGGACATATCCTTGGAACAGACATATAATAAACTCAAGCATACCCTATGATGTTAATGTTAAAAAGGAGGCGATTAATGTTTATTATTATGAATATGATAATAATACATATAACGAAAAATTAAAAGAGGTTTTTAAAAATACTTGCGAGGAGTTAATAATAGCTGTAGAAGGTAATAAATGGGGCAAATGGCAAAACCCGAAAATGATTAGAGATGACGATAATAAAATTAAGACATTACTCAAATATTACCAGGGAATATACGATTTTATCTATAATAAACTGAATACTAACAGTATTATGGATTTGCCCGGCGAAAGTATTAAACATAATATACAAATTGTCCACGATATTATGAATAATTATAGGCAACACAGCGAATATCCTGAATATTATATGTTTGATATTGATATGATATTATACAGAGCCGGCAAGTTTCAAGGAAAACACATCAAGGCTATTGCTATTACAAACGGTGTCGTAATAAACATCATATTAATAAAAATAATCGGGGTAATATCCGAGGATAATATCGTGCTATTCCCTTACAAAGGACATGATATTAACACTAATAAAAATAGCAACTTTAATCAATTTGTTCCTATGAAATATGGTATGGTAGATAATGATACCAAGAATAGCAGAAAAAATACATTTGATGTTAGCGATACCTATTTAGATAAGGAGCTCGAAGATATTATGTATAAGAAATTATTAGAAGAAAATATACCCGAAGATGTTGATATCAGCAATAATAACTTCATAGCCTCTGCCGCCGAACTCAAGGCGAGCGCAAAAGACAGATGTCGCCTATAAAGCCATTGCGATTCCTTGCTATTATTTATATGCCCGAGGATATGCATAGATTCTGTTATATTGATATGGCGGTATAGTATATGTAATGTTAGTATTTATGCTGCTGCTACTGCTACTGCTACCGCTACCGGCATTTATTTTTGTATTATTGCTGACTTCGGTATCTTCATCATCACTATTATAGTAAAAAAGGCTCTTTATAAAACGATTCATCATCTTTATTTTTCTATGTTATATATCGCTTATACATTTATATATATATTTATATTGCATTAGTAGATAAATGGATATTGATAAATCTCTAAAAATTATTCAGGCTAATATAAGGCGTAAGATGTTGCGAAGGAAATCATCTTCATCTAATAAATCCGTATTTGTTGAGGATTATATTAAGAGTAGCCTTGCGAGTAGCTCAGCGAATAGCTCGGCGAATATCAATGCGATAGCTAATGCCAATAAAATATCTAAGTTTCTAAAAAGCAAACTTATAGTTGATAAATATACACTTGATAATCGCGTTGCATATTTTAATTATATTAGAAAGAAATTGGAAAAGATTAAGGACGACGATTGTTTGGATAGAAAAAAGTATTCTCAAGTCGAAGGATATACAGTTCGCGACATATTAAATCTTGAAAAGAAGATAAGTAGTAATAATTTTGGTGGCGAAATTTATAGGACTTCTGTAAAGAATGCCGTAGGTGTTTTTCCTATAGCAAGTAAGATTATGAATAAGTCCGATGATAATTTATATGAGGTTAAATTGATGTCAGACATTACGCACGATATAATAAGAAAGAAAATCTCCAAGCATTTTCTAATAATGTATAAATCCTGTCTGTGCAAGAAAAAAGATTATAGTAATTCGAGAGCAAGCTTAGTATCGGTTAATGAGATAGCGAACGGCGACATCAATATGCTAATAAATAACCGAGATGTCATATTTAATAAAGAATTATTATATAACATCTTGTTTCAAACATTTATATCTATCGGAACATTCCACAATCTAATAGCGCATATTCATAGCGATTGCCACGGTGGCAACTTCTTATGGCATTATAACAACGAGAGTGGATACTATCATTATATCTTTAATGGCAAGAACCTGTATCTGAAAGCCTGTAAGTACAACATTATGATATACGATTACGGATTTTCTAAAAAAATTAAGAAGAATAATGTTAAAAAAATAATGGACGACTATTTACTTATAATCCCCGCATTCTTAAACGAAGATTATGAAAATGATAAATCTTTATCGCCCGACAGTAATGTCAAAAGCGAGTTAAACGAAATCATAGGTACTCTAATGAAAGTATATAAAACGATGGGAGCCGAAGGAAGCAAATCGAGTCCTAAGAAAATACAGAAGGATATTTTTAGTACTATTATAAACGAAGTGTTTAAAAAATATCAGCTGAATAATATGTTTATAACTGACTTTGATTCTGGCGAATCTCTTAAATCATCCAAGAGACCGCGCAATATTATCAACAAAAAACCCTATTATATAAATATATAATGCCAGAGCCAGAGCCAGAGTCCAAAGCTACGATATATAAATATATAAATAGTATATTATAATTATATAATTATTATACATTAAAAATGAAATTAATTAAAAGATATATATCTTTGATAGAAAGTGATAAAAAATATAGCGTAGCCGGTTTAATATTCGGGTGTACTGGTTCATATTATAGCGTCTATGCGAATGAACACGTAAGTAAAATTATGCTCGGAGATTTCTCAAAAGAGAGATTGATACTTCTCTTTTATTCTAATGTAATTGCTATGATTGCCTGTTCATTGCGAGGTGCCTGTTTTACATATTCGCAAAACTGTATGAATATCCGATTGCGCAAGATTATATATGATAAGTTAATTAATCAGAAAACGCAATTTTACGAAACAGTCCCTGTTAATAAACTCCTGGAATATATAAATAATGATGTGCGCATAGTATCTGATAGCATTTCACTAAATGTCAATGTTATATCGCGGTCTTCTGTTCATGTCATTGCTACTATATGGATGCTCAATAAAATATCGTGGAAGCTTACTATAATTGCTTGCTTACTTATTCCATTTAATATGGCTATATCAAAGTTATACGAGAAAGCTAATAAAATTGTTATGAAAGGCTATGAGGAACTGAATAAAAGCGTAGGAACCTATATACACGAAACTATTTCGCACATATCTATTATGAAAACATATGCCGTAGAAGATATCGCGATGAAGAAGCACAATACGATGAGCGATAAACAGCTTGGATATATATTTAGACAAACGCTGTTATATGGGGCGAACCTGTTATTAATTAGCAATTTGCCGACATTAACCACAATAGGTATTATAATGGCCGCGAAATATTTGAATAATACCGAGGGGCTTGTTTCGTTCATTCTCCATAATCAAAGCCTGTACGAGAATGTTATGGCTATCATACAATATAACAACGAGTTCATTAAATGCCGAGAGCCTTATAAGCGCATAACAGAATTGCTTGATTCTGATAAAAAAAACAAAGGGTACTATATTCCGCGAGATAATACTTTGAAGGGAAAAATAGAGTTCTCGGATGTATCTTTTAAATACGAGAAAGCCGAAGGCAATTTAATAAACAATTTTAATTTTAAAATAAATCCAGGCGAGAAAATTGCTATTATCGGCAATTCGGGTTCGGGGAAAAGTACTATTGTAAAATGCCTGATGGGTATTCTTTCATTAAACGGTGGAAATATCTATATAGATGATATAGACTCCGGAGTATATGATAATAAATGGTTGAAAGAAAGGATTGGTTATGTAGCACAGGACAGCATTTTATTCAGCGACACGATAGCTAATAATATTGCCTATGGTATTGAGAATCCGCGTGAAGAAGATATTATTAATGCTGCGATCCGTGCAAATGCTCATGAGTTCATCTCTAAGCTTCCTAATAAATATGAGACGCAATTGGAAGGAACAGAGCTTAGTTCGCTATCAGGAGGACAGAAACAGCGCATATCTATTGCAAGGGCTTTGATAAGAACCCCGAATATATTAATATTTGACGAGGCGACTTCTGCGCTGGACCCAGAATGCGAGGAATTGGTACAAAATACTATAAAAGAATGCTTTGATGACAAAAGCATAACTATGATTATAATAGCGCATAGAAGGTCGGCTCTTGAATTGGCCGATAAAATATATAGATTTGAAAACTCGGCTTTGACAGATGTAACAGAAGAAATAAAGAATCATAAAAGATAAAAGTTAAAACCGAAAACCAAAAACCGAAAACCAAAAACCGGAAATAAAAGATATAATATGTAGAATATGTAGAATATGAAAATATATTTTGTAAATAATATAAACAATATAAACAATAATAATCGGAATGTTATTAAAGTAGCTACGAATAAAAAGAATTGCGATATCAATATTAAAAATCACCTGGATATCATAAGTATATCTACGAAAATCAAGACATTATTGAATTACAATAATAATCTCAAGAAGAAAGTCATATTTAATTTGGAAAAATTGGATAATCGCTTTGTTGAAGCATTCATATATAGGATATTGCAGGGCAATTATTATTTTGATAAATATAAAAAGGCTAAGCGAGAAGGAGCAGTTCTTTATTTCTATGTCCCGCGAATGAGTTGCGAAAACAGAAAGAATATTAATAATATAATTAATGGCTCATATATAACAAGGAATATAATAAATGAACCCTCTAATATAGCTACACCCGATAATTTCGCCAAACACGCAAGGTATATGTTTAAGGATATTAGAAATACCAAGATAACCGTATTTAACGAGAAACATATGAAGAAGATGGGATTAAATCTAATCAATGCTGTGGGCAATTCTTCGCAGAATAAACCGCGCTTTTTAATAATAGATTATAATCCACCAGGTCCTTCAGGTCATTCCGGTCCTTCAGGGAAAAAGAAGACAGTTTGTTTAGTTGGCAAAGGGGTTACAATAGACACTGGCGGATATTCTATGAAAAAGCCCGATAGTATGATTAATATGTATATGGACAAAGAGGGTGCTGCTATATCAATCGGTATTTTGCATACTTTGGCTAAGGAAAAATATAAGAATCGCGTAGTATGTTTATGTCCTCTGGTAGAAAATATAGTATCAAGAGGCTCTCTAAAACCCAACGATATAATTAAGGCATATAATGGCCAGACTGTGGAAATTGTCAATACTGATGCTGAAGGAAGATTAATTTTAGCAGATGCCCTTACTTACGCGTGTAATAAATATAAACCAGATTATTTATTTGATTTCGCGACATTAACTGGATGGTCTGAGAGAATAAATTGTCACAGCAGTTTCACATATTTTACATCAAACGAACAAATCGCAGATAATATACAGGCCTATGGCAATAAATATTGTGAAAAAAATATAAGAATCCCGGCGTGGCTTGAATATATATCATTCATTAAATCCAATATAGCAGATGTAAAGAACTCGGGATATGAATGCAAAAACAGCGAGGGTTTAATGGCGAGCTTGTTCTTGATGAACTTTATACCAAAAAAATATAGGAAAAACTGGAGCCACTTTGATATTAGAATGTCAAACTATAATAATACCGTAAATATAGCCGACGGATTCGCGACATTCTACACAATTATAAAAAACATATAGGTTATCCCCCCTCACCCACAAGCCTATATCTATCTCTCATTTTTTCTTTGCTATACCGAGCGGATATTTCTATCTGGTATCTAATTTTGCGAATAAATCTTCCATACTAAGTCCGGCAATTTCATCCCTATTCAACGATTTCTTAGGAGACGCCTTAGGCGATGATATCTGATTCAAATTTTTTTTTAATTAACAGATTGCATAATTTACCATTTTATAATGAAGATTATCCAAGTTTGTAGAAGGGTGGAAGATCAAAAGATTCCTTAGGAGATGTCTTCTTAGGAGATGTCTTCTTAGGAGATGTCTTCTTAGGAGATGTCTTAGGATATGTCTTAGGAGATGTCTTCTTAGGAGATGTCTTAGGCGATGTCTTCTTAGGAGATGTCTTAGGCGATGAAGAAGATTTAGCAGATATATTTGGCGATGTCTTAGGTGATGTCTTAGGCGATGTCTTAGGCGATGGTTTAGGTGATGGCTTAGGAGATGGCTTGGGCGATGTCTTAGGCGATGGCTTAGGAGATGTCTTGGGCGATGGAATATAATTATGCTGTTTTAAGTTATTTTTAATGGTATATTGTAGCATATCCCATTTAATATTGACATTATCCATAAATATCTTGGCATCTAACCTGTTTATAAAATCTTTTAATTTTAAGATTGTATTATGCATTTTTTCATAATAATTCAGAAAGTAATTGTAATTAAAATTTAAAATTGTGTTATTTCTTAGGTTTTCATTCGCATACTTTTTAGTAGCATTATTGTGATTGTATAAAGAAATTTCATTAACAACCGTATAACCATCTTTTTTAACAATAGATTCTATATTTTTTAATAATTTATATGCTATATATTTATTATAATTTAAACTTTTTAAATCAATATGATATAAACTTTCAATAATAGAGCCGATATTTAGATAATTAGATTTTTTATCATCTTCACGAATACTATCTGAATTAAGACGCTCAATAAAAAATTCTAAATCAATATCTGGAAATTTAACTTTAATATCTTTGTAAACGCTTTTATATATATTAAGTGATTCTTGAAGCATAACATCAAATTTTTCATCTGATTCTTTAATTTGCAATTCTTTTTTTTCATGTAATTCCTTTTCCTTCAATTCTTTTTCAAGATTAGCTTTTATTTTTTCCTTTATTTCTACCTCTTTCTCTTTTTTTTCTATATTTTTTATTGCTTTTGATCCATAGGCTAACGCATTTCTTAAACTCATTCTAATATAATTGATATTATTATTTTTGTTGTGCTAGTTTTTGAGAATAATTCTTCAATTGTAAGCTTTGTATTGCATTACAAATTATGAGAAATCTTAGGAGATGTCTTAGGAGATGGTTTATGAGATGAAGATTTAGCTGATATATTTGGAGATGTCTTAGGCGATGTCTTAGGCGATGTCTTAGGCGATGTCTTAGGAGATGTCTTGGAATTAAATCTGGGTTTTAAGGGATTCCCTTTAATATATTGCATTATTTCCCATTTGAAATTAACATTATCCATAAATGCCTTATCATCTATATCTTTAACAAACTTAATAAAATCTAATATCATTCTTTCTAATCCTAAGAGATCATTAACGAGTTTTTCGTGTTTTTTTACTATTGAAAACGATTCCCGCTCAAATGTAGTATTATATGATTCATAATAGTCAGTATATTTTTTTGTTATTAATTTTTCATCTAATTTTTCATCTAATTTGCGCATCGCAAATATATTTTTTATTTGATAAGTATAAGTTATCAAAATTTTTAATAACTTGTATGCTATATATTTATCATAGCTAAGTTTTTTAACATTTATATTATATAGTTTTGATGAGGTATTATAATTGTCCTTAACAAACTCTATATTGATATCGGGAAATCTATTTTTAATATCTTGAAAAGCACTTCTATAATCTTGAAGCAATTCTTCCAATGTTTTATATGGTAATATTTTACCTTTTAACTCTTTTTCAAATTTTTTTCTCTCTTTTACCTGTTTTAATCTTTGTTCTTCCATATATTCTAATATATATTATTATTATTAACAAACTGTTTATTGTATCTTAGTAGTGTTATTTTTCTATTTTATAAGTTAAAGCCTTTATAATACAATATCATAAGCAAAAGAAAAAAATATATAACATATAATACTTATTATTATCATTTAATTGCTACTACTCGCTAATACACACATCACAGCCATATCAGCAAAGATTTAAATCTTACTTACCGGGGATTTTGATGGGCGGAAGAGTTTTCTTGTTTTTCTTCAAGGGCACAGGAGGCTCTTCTACAGCTTCTTCGTCTGGTTCTTCGCGAGGAGACTTGGGCTGTTCCTTAGGCTCATCTTCTTTGTCGGTTGATGGCTGCGATACTTCTTCCACCTTCATACGATACTGCTTGAGCAGAGCAACCTTTTCCCTGGGAGTAAGCTTGGACTTTTTCTTAGGCTCTTCTTCGTTGTCGGTTGTTGGCGGAGATACTTCTTCCACCTTCATAAAATTATTTACAACGGCTGGAGCCGGAGCCGGAGCTACGCCAGCTTTTTCTTCCTTGCGCTTCTTCCATTCTTCGGCAATCTTACCGAATCTTTGATTGCTCGGCAAATCCGGAAACTTTTCCTTGATGACTTGTTGATATTCCTTAACAAACACCTGATATTCCGTAGGAGGTTTCTTAGCCTTGTCTTCGCCATTCTCGTCTTTTTCGACGACCGCTGTCTTTTTGCTTTTGCCCTTTGCCTTTCCCTTTGCATTTCCCTTCATTTCTTCAACGGCATATTTGAGAGCTTCCTTGTGATAATTAGCAACTTCCTTTGAATCATCAATAGCATCGGGCATTTCGACAATCTTTTCCTTGTAAATAACGGAGAGAGTTTTGGCAGACATCGCGGTTTATGGTAATAATCATTTTATAAATGACAATCAATTTTTATATTTTTTGCACACATTTTATGACATTTTTGATAAGGAAGTATATGGATTGTTAGTTTGTTGATATATTCTCATAACAGGAAGAGGGGGCTGAGGATTATCTGAGTAAAATAATAAAATAATAATATAATAAAATAATAATATAATAAAATGAGTATTCCAATAATGTCATTTGAAACTCTAAGAAATATTATAGCTAATCCGGAAAATGTTTATAGTCGCAATAAGAGTTTTCAGAGCGATAATCAAGAAATTAAGCAGTTTACTACAACTGCTACCAATGTTTTAAATATGATTAATGGCGGCGAAAATATCTTCGCAGATAACTCATATAATGACAAAATTAATGAACAAAATGAGATTGATAAAAACACGCCATATATATATGAAAGCGATGAAATTAGAAGAGGTTTGTAGGAAATATATATTATAATAATATATATTAGAATATAAATGATTGACAATATTGAATTAATATTAATATCATTACTAATATTAATATTATCAATAATAAGCTTTCTCCCCCTAATTTACTTAAATTATGCAAAAGATTTAAATAATAATATAAATAATTATAACAATATATGCGATTCCAAGAAAAATATCTATGAATCTGATATCAATATTAAAAATACTTATATGTGGAATCTGTGTAATCATCTATTTGATTTTAATGTAATTCAGAAGAACTTTAAAAATTATACGGCCGATAAGAAGCCTACTGACAAATATAATGATATTATAAATATCAATCGCGACCTGAGTATTGTTAATGGCGAGTTCAATATTATGAAGGTATATAATGATTATTTACATAGTGGCTTGCCTTTATTTATCGTAATGTGGATATTCTTTATATTGCATATTATCAACATCACATATAATATTAAAAACAAGGATAGTATTTTTAAATACAACTACTTTTTGCATTCATCAAGTTATTTATTCCTACACGTTGCCGTAATAACTATAATATTTTCACTAATCCTAAAAAAAATAACTGAGATATATGCCGATACAAAAGCATACGAATATATAATGCTTTTGAAAGAATTGGATATATTGATAAAGGAAAATAAAACAGAACCGGCTTTCCCAAATAATCAGTTTATGACTATTATTAAAAATTACAGCGGAGAAGATATTACTTCCGTCGCCGATATTATATTTACAAAAGATTTGATAGACGAACTCGCCAATTTACATAAAAATATTATTGCTAATGGCGAATATCTGCGCAATATAAACGAATACAACATAACATTGGAAAATATAGATAACTTCAGGTATTATAATAATAAGGAGACGATAGAAAAATGCAACGAAGAGATTGAAGATGTAACGCGATTTACTATTGTATATTTTATAATATTATTCTTCCCCATCTATATGCTTTCACAAGCTTCTAAATCAAACTTTACAACAATTGCCGTAATAACTATTATAGTATTCGTATTATTTATATCAGGCTATATTGTTAAAAAAAAACTTGAATAGATTCATTTTCTTTTTTTCTTTATACTTATTAAAATGCGTATCATTATATTTATCGTATTTATTATGATGATAATAATTTATATAAATGAATTAAAAAATATATCGGCCTCTTTTTTTCAAATAAACTATATTAAAGATGTCGCCGACATTAACATTAAAAAGCATTGTAACGATATTTATTGCGAAGCCGAGACGGGGAGATTTAATATAGCAAAGAATAGCTATAAACTTCTCTTGCCAAACGATTTCTATAACACTAAAACATACTACTTTATGATATTGCTAATAATCATAATATTCTATATTAATACACTTTATAACCTTATTAAATACAATAATTTATATTATCCTTACATCAGCAATGACGGCGGAACGATATGTATAACAATAATAAAAAACACCCCATATATATTCGCGTTTCTAACATTAGTAATAATAATAGTAACGCTTGTTGCGAGATATGCTCCGACAGAAACCGAGGGATATAGAAACTATTTTAATATAGACAATCCTGTCGTAAGCGATTTTGACAAAGTTTTAAACATAAACAGTATATATAATTATATTTTGCTTACAATAGCTACAATTTTCTTCGTATATTATTTTAGCACCACAATGTGTAATAAGCAAATTTATACATATCCATTGGGAGCTAATAAATTAGCTATTATCAATCAAAATATGAGTATGGGCTATCTGATAATTACGATATTGCTGACATATTTATTATTAAATATTATGAATATACTGCTATCCTTCGCAGACAATAAATATCCTAAATTGAATAACAATAACTATAGAGATATTATAACAAAAAATTATAAGCAAGTATTAAATAATACCATCGAACTAACAAAAGAAAAAGTATTAGCCGGATGTTATACAAATGCTTTGTCCGAAGCCAATATTACTGATGCTAAAACTAAAGGAACTAACGGATATGGACACGATATAATGTATTCAAAAGATAAAGAAGAAGAAAATAATAGTTACGGGATTACTACAGCTGATAACACAGTTGGAGCTAAAAATAAAATTCACGCAGTATTATATACAAAAATAGATTATATTTCTAACAAAGATTATGCCTATGATTATGATATAGGCGACTTAAAGGTTAATTATTATTTTAAATACATTTCGCCATTAATACCTCGCGCTATAATTGATAAATTGACAGACGGTGCTTCTTCTACTCCTACTAAGAGATATCACCACTTATATAAAAAGAATTATGAACTATATAAAGATGATATACATTCTTTAATTAATAAAGATGGTGATGGCGAAAGAAAGATAATATCTAAATATGAAGATAATGATACAGCATCATATGATGCATATTATATGATAGATAATATACGAATTGGCCTTTTTAACAAAGATAATGACAAAGATAATAAAAGAATAGAGAAACTATTGATATTGTTCGATTATATTAAACCTGCAAAGAATCCTCAAACGCAACCTGAAATTACTCCGACTCCTCCTACTATAGAAACGGAGACAGATTTTAAAAAATGTTACGATGCATTACTTAATGTGCTAATCTATTTTTGCATTAATGAAATAATATATTGGAATGAATATAAGAGTAAGGAAATATATGATAATGAGAATTTAAACAATTATGAGTATATAGAGAGTACGATATCTCCCGACTACGAGAAACACACTATTTTATTGAATTTAATTAAATATTTAAAAGACCAGAAGGCAAATAGTAAAAAAATTACAAATAATGCAACGATTAATACTGTTTCTATTTTAAAAGATAATTTGATTCGCGAGATAGAAAGATATACTGATTATGATGGCAAAGATAAGTCTTCTAAAGATAAAAAGCCGTTTTTTGGCAAGGAATATAATATTTCGAGTAATATTACAGAGGTTAAGGAAAACTTCACGGCCGATATATCATACGGCTCTTCAAATACATTTTACGAACAATATTTTAATATTTCAAACAATGATGTGAGTGCCAATGATATAGAATATAAATTAGGAAACTATTTCGTTAAAAATATAAAGTTCCTAATATACTTTGTTATAATAATTATAATAATAGCTATCCTATTAATAATATTTTTATACAGAAGTGAAAACGCCTCATTAATGACATTCTCATATGATATAATTATGCCTTTATTGATATTGCTTATATTTGTAATATATATATATTTATTTATGAACTTTAATACAAATTATAATCTAAATGTCATATATGGCCTATTTGATAGTTCATATAAACGCGATTTAAATGATATGAATAATCTTATAATACCTTTTATTAAACTTCATAGCAATCGCAAAGCTAAATATGATAGTAATTATTACGATTTATATATAATCACAAATGTGCTGGCATCCTTCTTATATAGCGATGATGAATATGATAAGACGAAATATAAAAACATATACAACAAAAAGGAAGAAGATAAACCCGATATCATATATAGCAAAGACGAAACCATAGATTATAATGAGTTTAAAAAATATTACAACGACCAATTTACAATTATAAACGAAGAGTTTAAAAAGGATTTTGCTACAATAAAAAATAGCATAGATACTGCGAATGATTATAATCTTCGCAAATTATACAACAATATCAAAACTAATATTAAAAAAAATACAGCACCGCACGCAGAATACACTATAGAAGATATTAAAACACCGGGTTTTGATTATCCTGAGTTTGTTAGCTCTTTTAAAAAATATTCTGATAAGATTGTAAATATCATATTGATATGTTTAGAATTATTTGGAAATAATAAGGATGCTTATAAAAAGAATAAGTTTGTCAAGGATAATTTTTATTTTGAGAAAGATAAGAGTGGCAATTTTATACCTCATAAGTTTAGATTAAAAAAAGCTGTATTTGATAAGCTTTATGAAAAAGACCCTGCGAACAGGTATATTAAATTGGACAATGATATTAAAATATATATTAGCAAGGGAGATAAAAAAGAAAAAATAGAAGGGATTGTTAATAATTATATGAATATCCTTTCGCTATTCCAATATAATTACATATTAAGCGATGGCTATGATAGTATCGACGATACCGATATATTAAAAAAAGATATAAGAGATAATGCAAAAGACAGGGGAATTGATGAACCAGAAAACTATTTACATCAATATAAAAATAAGAGGCTAATTTCTTTAATATCTAATACAAAAGGCTTTGATAAAAGCTTTGACAAAAAGAGCTTTATATTGGCAGATGATACTTTTAAATATTCCAAACCTATTCCTATTACGATAGCTAAACTCACAGAGAATAAAGAAATTACACCAGTTGATGCCGCAACTATTACTCCATATGTTGCCAGATTAATTACCGCAAAGATTGCAGAAAAATTTAAAGCAAATGCTGTTGCTGCTCTTACACCAGAAGCAAAGGATGCTCTTACACCAGAAGCAAAGGATGCTCTTACGCCAGAAGCAAAGAATGCTCTTGCCTCTCCAGAAGCAAATAATGCTCTTGCAGTGGGAGATGTTATGTATGTTTATACGAATATTATAGAAACCTATAACATTAAAGTGTCTAATATTAGTGATAATTATTTAGAAAATGTTGTTAAGACTATTTGCTATCAAGTTGATAATAGAGATGTTCTTATGAACGAAGAAGGAAGCGGTGGTGGCGGTGGCAGCAGTGGTAGTGGCAGTGGCGGAGCTGGTACTGTTATAGGCAGTCGTAAAATAAATAATAAGAACGGGGATGCGCACGATAACCAGGTAAATATTTTACATAAAGCCAATCAGTGCGTAAGTTATGATTTTGCCACTAATTATACGGCAAATTTGATTATGTTAGGAATTATTTATTCAATAGGATTATACAATAATAAAATATTTTAATACATTAAATAAAGAGGGCATTTATAATAATGGCAGATACTGAAATATTAAAAGAATTTCAGCAACCTTATAATTATATGTTGTATTCTAAGGAAGAAAATATAGAAGAGAATTATAGATATAGATTGTTGGCTAATATATTTACGGATACAACATATAGCCCGAAAGATGATATGAAATATTTATATTTATTCGGAATATTCCCTTGCGATAATATGCCGGCTTCATATATACCTTTTAATTATAAACAGTTATCGCGAAACTTCAATAGAATATCTAAAAATAACACATTTACAAAAGAAGATTATGCAACAGAGTTCATACCAGGGATGGATTATAAAAAGGAATTGTCTGCAAAGTTAGATAGACTGATTAAGGGTTTTCGGAGCAAACACTCTATATACAATAATTTACATACGACTCCTTTTATTATAATACTAATAATATTCTGGGCGGTAGTAATATTGAGTTTTATGTATATATTATATTATTATTATTCATCGTCCTTTAATTATATATTATCCTTTGTACTGTTTGCATTGCTCCTATTTGCTATAATATTCAAGATGTTTTATATAGTTCATAGTTCATAATAGCTCATTCCGCTATAGCTATATTTATAATTATAATTATAATTATTATTTTTATTTTTATCTATAATACCTATAAGGAAGTATTATTTTTAATTAATAATGGATAAAAAAATTAAGTTCGCCAATATATTCAATAATAACACATATGACCCAGACAAAGATGAAGACGAAGATATATATGATATATCACCAGCAGATATATTGATTCAAGATATAGATTTGAAAAGGAACTATAATTCACGATATAGATTCTATACTGAACTTTTAAAAATATATAACAAGAACCCTAAAATTATTAAGAAAGTATATACGAAGTTGAATGCCATAAAAGATTTAAATGGTATGGAAAAGAAATTATTATCCGAACTAATTTATTATAACAATAAACTGGATAAGACTACCGTCGGTGGAGGCACAAGCAGGAACAGCAGGAACAGCAGGAACAGCAGAAGCGGCAGGAAAAATAGAGACGGAGGCGGTTCTGGCACAGCTGGTACAGCTGGTACAGATGGTACAGCTGGCGCGGGTGACGCAGGTAATGAGGGTGGCACAGCTGGTACAGATGGCGCAGGTAATGCGGGCGGTACAGGTGTATTAAACGGTTACAAGGAATCAAAGCTAAGAGAAGTCTTAAAAAAAGACTATGATATGCCCAATATATCAAAGCTTAATAAAAATATCAATGATAAGAATCAAAATCGAGACAAAGATACTGGTGACAAAATAACCGATTTTAATAATCAAATTGATAAATATTATGATGAAATAGAAGATGCTGACGATAAACCTGAAAAGATAGAAGAGTTAGATAAGAAAATTAAGAAAAAAATAATAGAATTTGAGAATGACCCAGAGAATACTTTTAATTATTTAGAATTGACTATAGAAGATAGGCTCGTATTTATAATAACAACATTTTTTATTAGATATTTATCGCTAATACTTATTCAATGGTCGGTTGATATTAATATAATTAAGAGTTTTGAAGAAGGATTTTTTTATTACGCAGTTATATACCTTGCTATATTTTGGTTTATAGTATTATTTGTAAATATTGATAATACGACAAAGGTAGATTATATGAACTTTGATAATTTTATGAATAGCATTCGCTCGGTATTTTATTATTTCTATATGGGAACAAATGGAATAACGAGATTATTAGTACATTCTTGTATAATATGCGTGCTATTAATAGTTCCTATAATTTTAAATATAAAGAAGAGCACCTATATTGAAGAAGAAAACAAAGATAAGGACAAGGATATTATATCATATGAAGACCGAAAAAAGCTGTCAAAATCGTTATCGTTATTTACTATATTTATTTGGGTACTAACAAGTATAATAGCAACAAAGTTTTAATAAAAAGTTATATCTATTAATTATAATAGAGTTTATTAAATTATATGTCAAATAAAAGGATTGAGGCATTAAATAGTTTAGATAGAAATAATTATAATTCAAAATATGTAACTCTATCGGATAATACAAAAATTGGAGCTGATTTGATAAAAGATTTGATAAAATATTTTCAACTTGAATTCAAAAATAAATACAGATACAATTACAGAAGATGGACATTAGAAAATATAGGAAGTGAAGAAATATGCCCCGTTGATGATGTTCCCGTTGTTCAAAGTGTTCCAGTTGATCAAGGTGATCAAGGTGATCAAGTTGTTCCAGGTGATCAAGGTGATCAAGGTGTTCAAGTTGTTCCAGGTAATCAAGGTGATCAAGGTGTTCAAGTTGTTCCAGGTAATCAAGGTGATCAAGGTGTTAAAGGCGGTGGTTCTAATTGTGATGATGATGTTGAAACTATGAATAAAATAATATATAAAATTATTGGAGGAGAAGGTGATGATGGAATAGCAATTAATAGATTAAAAAAATATATCCAAAAAAAATATAATGAAAACTCTGAAGATAGCGACGATATAGAGATACCTGATGATATATTTAATGGCGATATAGGGTTGAGAAAAAATTATAGAGATAGTTCAATAAACTATGGTTATATACCGGTTATTAGAATATCTGATAAGGATGGAAAATCGGTTTATTTTAAACCATTATTGGAATATAATTATACTAATTACGATTTTCAAGAAAAATCGCAAATATACGACGATTTAAATAAGCTAAATAGTATATTTAAGAAGAGTAATTACAAGGACATAGACGATTCAGTTATTTTAGATTTTTATAAAGAATTTACTAAAAAGGTAGAAAAATTAAAGGACGATATTATTAGCAGAGATGATGATGTAAAATATGATTTGATAGATAATATTTATGATAAACTTGCTATAATATATGAGATTAAAATAGGTAGAAACAAGAAGGTTTTTAAAACACCAATTAAAGAGATTTTAAAAGCTGATAAATCTGTACCAAAAAAAACTCCTAAAGATATATGCGATATAGATAATAAAAACCTTTTTAATCAAATACTATGTGAAATTAATAAAAGAGCTCAAATATTTAATAATTTAACTACATTAAAAAAAGGGGGAAAAAAAGCAAGAAAAGAAGGAGGCGGCGACGGTGAAGCAGATGATGCAGTTAATGATGGTAAAAAAATTAATGAATTAGGTAATATTATTAATAAATTAGCTGATGCTACTGCCGGCGATAAAACACAAAGATATAAAGCTTATTTAGAAATTGATAAAAATATATTAGCAGGGTTTATTAATGAGACAAAGATAAATGAATATATTACCAAATTGCAAAACTCAAAATCTTTAACTAAATTATCTAAAATAACAGAACAGCTTTTTAAAATAACTCCAAAAAAAATAAACGGCAAAATTGATAAAAGTAATATTTCATTTGCTGCTTTTAACAACTTCATAGAAAAAATTAAAGATAGGATGATTGACGATAGTAATAGATATTTAGCTATTATAAAATCCCTAAATATTATAATGAAAAAGGCATTAGGAGGATCACCATCAACAAATACAGAAAGACCGCAAATCGTTAAAAAACCAATCGCAACACCAGCAGCACAGACACCCGCACAGACACCAGCATCAGCACAGACACCAGCACCAGCACAGACACCAGCACCAGCACAGACACCAGCAAAAAGAAAAGATGAAGAAATAGCAGCAGCAATAGAAACAATTCAAAAAGCATTAGAAAAAACAGCAGCAATAGAAACAATTCAAAAAGCATTAGAAAAAACAGCAGAAGCGATAGAAGCAGTAAATACAGCAGCTGAAACGGTAGCAAAGGAAGCAACGGTAGCAAAGGAAGCAACGGTAGCATCAGAGACAACAGTAAAAGCTGCAAAGGAAGCTGCAAACAAAGCTGTAGTAAAAGCGATAGAAGAAACTAAAGCAATTGCTTCTGCAAAGGCAGTAGATGCAGAAGTAGATGCAGAAGTAGATGCAGTAGCAAAAGCAGTAAAATTAGTGACCGAAAAAAATGATATAAATGAATTAAAAACAGCACTTGAAGCACTAAAAACAGCACTTGAAGCACTAAAAACAGCACTTGAAGCACTAAAAACAAGTCCGGAAATTAGTGGTGGCGCATATCAGAAAGAAGTTTCAGGTAATATTAGGAATCAAGGGAATCAAGGAAATCAAGGGAATCAAAAACAAGGTATTGGTGATAAAATGCCAGGAAATCCCGGGAAAGAATATTTAAAAAATCTCACAGAGATATATATAAATTTGGCAAAAGAATATGGTAAATTTATAAAAGATGAAAGTGATATAAAAAAATTAATTAAATTAGTTATTAAAAGCCAAGAAGATGCAGAAACAAGTATAGATAATACCGAAGAGATAAAGAATAAAATAAAGGATAACCTAAAAGATAATGAAAAAAAAATAGATTCATATGAGAAGCTTCTTGCAGATATTCGGAAAAAAATAAGTGTGATAGATACTGAAAATAGTAATAACAAAGCGGATGATAAGAAGCCTGATAAAGATTCTGCAATAGTGAAAATTAGAGAAAAAATAGATGAATATAGTGGAAAAATAAAAGAACTGGTAGCATTTAATTCTTCATTAAAAGCATTAAGTAGTGCTGAAGAAAAAAAAAAAGAAGAAAAAAACAAAGAAATAGAAGGTATAAAAACTAAATTTGATACGATATCAAAAGAGTTGTCAGATCTCGGAGAAGAGATTAATGCAGAAATTAAAAAATATAGGGTTTCTTATGGTATTGGAACAAATGAATTAGCGAGCGAAGAGACGAAGAAAGAACTTGAAGAATTAGAAAATCAGAATAAGGAAAATGAGAAAAAAAGTAAAAATTTAGAAGAAAGAAAAAAACAATTAACGGCTTCTTTAAAAGTTATTAAGGATGAATTGAGAAAATTATACAAAGCATGTATAGATATAAATCTGCCGTATGCCACCGAATACAATGATTTTGTTAAAAATATCATAAAGGTCGGGCAGCTCAAATATATAATAGATGATAATCCTCAGATTAATAATAATAATGAAATTATTGAAGTTTACAATAAGGAAATTGATAGGATAGATAAGGAATTAGGAGATATCAAAATTGATATTACTTCTAATACCAAAAAAATCAAAGATAAAATGGATATTACAAGCGCGGAGGCTAAAAGAGGTAAGGGCAAAAGTGGTGGAGGTGCTTCATATGGTGGAGGAACTAAAGAAGATGATGAAGAAAAGAGTAGATTAAAGCCATTGTTAGATGGAAACTTATATAAATTAATTAAAGAAAGCAAAGATAATAATTTATTCGCATTTATATCCGAATTGAAATCAGTATTTGATAATGATGATGATAATGATGTAGGTCAAGATAATGCTTCCGGGAAAAGATATAATGATAAGGAAACATTATACGAGCAGATATGGAATGATTATAGCGATGGCGTTAAGGCTTATTATAATAATCAGAAGGACAAGAACCCCCTAACATATATTAATGAAGGCGAGAAGTTGAAAAATAAGGTAATTTTATACGATTTGGATCCCGAAATAGTTCTCAAAATTACTTTTCAGGATAAGGTCGTTTTCCTCGCATTAATGTTTGCAATTCGCACAATGATTATGGTATTATTTGAGTTTTTAATAGATTATAATATTGTTAAATCCCTACGATATGCAATATTAATATACGCTGTCGTTTACATTTTAATATTATTATTATTTACGGCGTTTGTCAATCTTGATTCGTATAAACTACGAATCGTTTTTAATTATTTAAATATGCACATAAATACTCCGGGAATTATATTACACATTATGTTATTTATAATATTTTCCCTTCTCGTTATCATAATAATACAAACAGATAACTTTGTAAACAATTTAGGAGATATTTTAGATTACACATATATATATAATTATATATATACCTTCAATTTTGATAAGATATTATCGGGCGAATTTGAAAATAACCTTACAAAAGACGAAAAAATAAAATTGCAATACAGGCTCGATATAATATCTATGCTCATATTTATATTCTCAGGAACCCTAATATTACTAATGTAATAGCAATAATAGCAATAATAGCCATAATTACTTGTATATGCGAGAATGATAAGCTAATATTATACTGTATTGAGCTTTGCAATTCAGCAAATATGCCTCTGTTATATCTGTTATATTCCCTCCTGGCCCCCAAATTCCTCCCGTGTCTTTGTCTTCTTTTTCGTCCTTATATAATACTGTTATGTTGTTGTCGTCAATCTCTAAAACCTTCAATAGGATATCGTTATCATCGCTCGTTTTTAATAGGATATTGTCATATTTGTTAATCAAATCAAGATGATAACCATTATATCCCAACATATCTGTTTTTTCCGTGATAATATTATATTGATTATCATTGAATGTTTTTGTTATTCTATTGATATTTATACAGTCACTACCTAATTCCAATTCATTATTTAAAAAGTCTGTGAATGATATAACCCATTCTTTATTATTTAGCAGTACAATATTATTTATTGTCTCCAATTCATTATTCATTATTATCCAGGTATCCCAGTTTCCTCCTGTGCCAGTACCATTACAAGTACCATCTCCTGTAGTCTCCGCTGAGACGCTCAATATAAATTGAAATTTCTGTGTTTTTTTTCCATCATTAATAGTCATCGTGATATATGGCGTTATGCTTTTGACATATTTAGGCATTAAAAGCTTTTTGGGTTCAATGATATTTTTAGTTAAATCAATATTTATAGATAGTGATAAATTATTTCTATTATTATATATAGTCCAATCTCTATTATAGCTATTAATTATAAGGGTTTTATAATTGATATTCTTCTTGTTATTCATAATACTTTCCATTTTTTCAATAATATAAGCTATAGTTTCAAGATTTTCAACATTAACATTATTAACAAGCGAATACTTTTGTGATGTTTGCGTAGGCGGAAATGATAATCCAGGAGACGAAGATGATATATTGGAGATAGAAAGCGATGGTTGAGTTGTCCCCGGAGTACCAGGTGTTCCTTGTGTTCCTTGTGTTCCTATAGTAGTATTAGGGGTGCCTGCAGATACTGTTGAAGAGGGCGTAGAAGATATATTGATACTTGCTTTTTCGGAGGATGCCAGCGTATTTACTGTTTTTCTCTTTTCTTCTAACTCTATTACTTTTGACAATAGCTCGTCAGTATTATATTTATTAATGCTATCTATTACATCGTCGGCGGTTGTTAATTCATCGCTAATTACACTATTCGTATTTTTATTAATAATATTAACCTCTATATAATCCTTGATTTTTGTCAAGGCTATCGTGTTCAATTCTATCAGTTTGCCGATTCTTTTTATTAAAATAGCATCATTGCATATAGAAATTATAACTTGTTCAACAATCCCCTTCAACTCCGATTTATCTATATTTAAATTATATTTATCCATTATCATTTTCTCAGTAGCTACATTTATCACCATTTTGTTTTTCTCTTGCCTAAAATCATCTATTACCCCCATTATTATAATATAATATAGAAAATAGATGTTTATATCATAGATATATCCGCGATATCCGCGATATCCGCGATATTACATCGCGCATTAGATGGTTATGTTTCGGTCTTTAATGTATTTCTTGAAATTCGGGCGATATAGATATGTTCGGCTTTCTTCCATAGATTCGTCCCTAATTTTATTATCTTTAATTATATACTCAACGAACTTTGAATATTCGTAAGGAGATTTAAATTTCAACTCCTTGTATTTTAACAAAGCATTTAGCCATCTTATTTGGTAAGCCATAGAGAACATCCCGCATTCAGTATTCTTCCTCTGATGCTTAATATTATTATTATGAATTTTAAAAACATTATTTGGATACTTTTTTTTCAATTGCGCTTTTATATTGTTAATAAACTTAGAAACATACGAAGGGGTATTTATAGCGTTGCTGTCGTAATAGTAAGCTCCATAACATTTTATTTTAGGGTCTAATATAATGAATGTAGAAGTCCAGTGAGACCCTGGCTCATCGTGTTTATCAAGATTTGTAATAAGCCCGAGGTATTTTATATTTTTATTAATATATTTATTGATATCCAAAGAACATATTTGGCTGTATAGGCATCTCCCGAAACTATCTTGTTCCGAGAAATCTATTGGAAAAACTCCTAAAAAACAGTATTTATATTTTTTATCATTATTATACTGTATCATTACATCCTCTATATCATAATTAGAGAGCCATTCAATCGGATTCTTATACCATTCAAGAGGCATCTCGGGACGCAATTCATTCTCCTCAATCTTTTTAATAATTTCCTTCGTCTTTGAATCCTTTGTCATCTCTTTAATAGCACTCGGCCAACACCAATATTCCTTATCATTACATATAGGCTTTATTTTCGCATTCAATAGCTCGGATAATTTCGCGACATTAAATGACTTTTTATATTCTATTTTATCGGCCGTTGTCGCCGTCCCGCCTTTGTTATCTTTGCTGGCATTCCAAGTATCTATTAATAAGATGAGCGTTTTCTTATTGAATAGTGTAGGATTGTTAATATTTTTGGGACTACAATATTTGGTATTCTTCAAGCCTTTATCTTTTTTATCTGCATTTTTTTCCATAATAAAAAAATATTATAATCTATATTATTGCTATAAAATATTATGGTTAAAAGGCTCTAAAAATCAAAATAGTGAAATGTCAAAATATGTATAAAAATAAAAATTGATATATATATAAAGTAATATATTTATAAGTATGGGTATAAACGAAGATTTGCGCTCTTTTATAAATAAATATCGTGTGGAGAAAGGGGTGAAAATATTCACAAATACTAGCATAGGTTCACCAAAAGTTAGTTTAAATATACCTGATGAAAATTATGAGGAGTTCATCAATCTATATAGTTTAGCCTTGACGAATGGTGTCCCTTTGTATTTCACAGAAAAACCCTTAGAACCGAGTCCCTTGCGTGTAGATATAGATTTTCGTTTTACTATTCCTGATGATAAATCCGGACTTTACAGTTCCCAATCTTCAAACTCTTCTTTGAATAATAACAGAAAATATGAGAGATTATACGGCGATGAAAATATATACAAAATCGTTGATAGTTATTTTAGCATAATTAATAAATATTTGAATATATCCGACGAGGATAAAATCGCGTATGTTATGGAAAAGCCGAATCCCGTTGAATTCAGAAATAAGTTGAAGGACGGCATTCATATTATCTTTCCTAATATTATTATCGCTAATAATGCTCAGCATTTTATTAGAAGAAAGATTATAGATATTGGTGATGTTATTTTTAAGGATTTGCCAATTTGTAATGACTATGAATCTATTGTGGATAAGGCAATTATTGATGTAAATTGTTGGCAAATGTATGGTAGTAAAAAGCCGGATTGCGACACTTATCGCGTATCTTCAATATATAAATATGCCGGTGATAAAACGGAGAAGATAGAATATACTTTAAATGCTCGCGATGAAATCAAATTCATCAAGCTATTTTCTATGCGAAAAAAGATGAATTATGATATCAATTGTATTAAAGAAGAGTTCGCTACGGAAATTACCCAGTATAGCAAGCATATTTTGCCGGCTCTCGACCAAAAATTGAAAAGCAAGGTTCAGAACAATATTTTGGGGAAGGCGTTGAATAATGATAAGAGGTATGTGTCAGAGGACGAGTTGATATTTATTAAAAAGCTGGTGAATGAATGTCTCTCGGCGAGCCGTGCGGATAATTATACGGACTGGATTAATCTCGGATGGGTATTGCGAAACATTGATTACAGGCTTTTGGAGACTTGGGTAGATTTCTCCAAAATTAGCAGTGTATATATTGAGGGCGAATGTCAGCAATTGTGGGACAAGATGCGAAAGGATAATATGGGTATCGGGACGCTGAGATGGTGGGCGAAACAAGATAATTTGACGAAGTATAATGATGTCGTCAATAAATCTATCATCAGGCTTATCGATGAGGCCTTGGGTAGCGATGGTTCGCACTTTGATATCGCCTGCGTCGTATATGCGATATTTAAAGACGAATTTAAAGCGATTACTAAGGACAACTGGTATAAATATGACAGAGAGAAGCACAAGTGGGTAAGGGCGCGCGAAGGTCTGGAATTGAGAAAGATATTGAGCGTTGATATTTGCAAGAAGTTTATGGAAAGAAGCCAGCATTACGCTGAACATTGCGAGGATCCTATTATGAAAACGATTAATGAGGAGAAGAGTAAAAAATGTATTAGTATCGCGAAGCAATTGAAAAACGCGAGTTTCAAGGATTCTATTATGAAAGAATGCCGGACGCTATTCATCGATGATAAGTTTGAGGAGTTGTTGGATAGTCGCTCGCATTTGATAGGATTTGAGAATGGAGTATATGATTTGAAGCTGCATATATTTCGCGACGGGATGCCGGATGATTATATATTGTTATCTACGAAAAATAGTTATGTCAAATATAATAGCGACCTTCCTGAGATTGCTGATATCAACGATTTCTTTGCGAAGATATTTACTAATAAAAATCTGAGAAATTATGTGATGGATATTCTATCGTGTATTTTGGATGGTAGCATTTCGCAAGAGCGGTTTTATATATTTACCGGACAGGGCAGTAATGGTAAATCCAAAATGTTAGATTTAATTCAAAAGGCCATCGGCGAATATTATTGTATCTTGCCGATAGCTCTATTGACACAAAAACGGGCTGCGAGTAATGCGGCGCAAAGTGAATTGGAGAGGACTAAGGGGAGGCGATTTGCGGTTATGCAGGAGCCGAGCGAGAATGAAAGGCTCAATATCGGTCTTATGAAGGAGCTTTCGGGACAGGATAGGATTTTGGTAAGAACTTTGTTTAAGGAGCCTTATGAATTCAAGCCACAATTCAAGATGATATTGACTTGTAATGAATTGCCCGAGGTACCCAGCGATGATGGCGGTACTTGGAGGCGTATTAAGGTTTGCAATTTCTCAAGTAGATTCTGTGAAAATCCTGTTCCCAGTAAAAATGAGTTTCATATGGATTTGGAATTGACTGATAAGTTTGATAAGTGGAAGGAGATTTTCATAAGTATGCTAATTGAAAGACATAAGCATATTAATCCCTCTTCTATTGTGGAGCCTTGCGAGGTAAGAATAGCCACAGAGAGTTATAAGCAGAACAATGATATCATCGGGCAATTTATTAATGAGAAGATTATTATTGACGAGGAGATTAGAGAGCCGAGGGTTACAATTACTAAACTATATAATGATTTCCGTATTTGGTGCACTTCTAATGTTGTCAAGGGTAAAAAGTGCCCGGATAGGAATCAATTGAAGGCATACTTTGAGAAACTTCTATGTGTCCCATATGATAACAAGGGATGGCGCGGAATTGCCTATAAACTGGAAAATGAAGACGATGATAATTGATAGATTGTGTATATCTGTGATAAAAATTGATTATATAAGATTTAATTTTCTTATTACTATAATAAAATGGAGTTCTGCGAAATATGCGACAATATGTTATATGTTAAATCTAACGAGGAAAAAAAGTTGGTAAAGTTTTGCAAGCACTGTGATTTTGAAAAAGTAGAGACTGTTAATACTGCTATTAACATCTCAAAAACTTTTTACAGCGGAGATGACTTATTGTATAATCAGCACGTTAATAAGTATCTGCGCTATGACCCGACTCTTAGAAGAATCAAAGACCCTTTAATTAATTGCCCAAATGAGAATTGCAATGCCCCTGATGACAAAAAGCAAGTAATATATATAAAATATGACAATAAGAATATGAAATATCTATATGTATGCGAACACTGCGGAGAAACCTGGAAGCAAATCTCTTAATATCTTTGTAATAATGTAATAATGTAATAATGTAATTATATAAATATTACAGCAATTATAATAATTATATTAGAAAAAGGAATGTTTATCAATCGCTGGAACTTTGTAATATATGTTTTTTTATTATTTTCCAGTTTTGGAGAATCTTATCTGTATCCGCACACATATCCGCATAACCAGTATAAAAAAATGCTAAGAAAGCCGATGGCTCTCAAAATGTGTAAAGGCGGGGGCGACAGACCTGGAAAGACGAACGAACTGTATGATAGGCGCAATATATTGCTAATGTATTTGGGTACGAACTTATTGGGGATTAATTCTATATATTTGTATAATAATGTGTTGCCTAATATTGAGAAGAAGCAATCTAATATATTTTATAATTCAATCCCTTCAGTTTGCTATATAAGCACCGAATATACTGCAATGGCTGATAAATATAATCTGAATAAGGAGGATTTGCCGAAGGGCGTCGGGACGGGCTTTGTGTGGGATAAGGAGGGGCATATTATAACTAACTTTCACGTAATAAACAAGGTAGATAATGCTATAATTACTATAACAGATAAAAATAATGTTAAGAAGAACTATAAAGCTAAATTGACAGGTATTGATCCCGACCTTGATATAGCCGTTCTCAAAATTGATGTGGATAGCAAGGCTGATTTACAAGTAATTAAATACAATAAGAATGTTAAACCGAGTGTGGGCGAAAATGCTTATGCTATCGGGAATCCTTTTGGTCAAGACCATACATTCACCGCAGGTATAATCTCGGCTACTAACAGGGAGATAACAGCTCCTACAGGTCGCAAGATATATAATGTTTTACAGACGGATGCAGCAATAAATCCCGGAAATAGCGGTGGTCCTCTGCTAAATAGCAAGGGCGAATTGCTCGGGATAAATACGGCATCTCTTGGTGCCGGAGTTTCTGCGGGCATTGGATTTACGATACCTATCGCGAATGCCTTGAAATCTATTACAGATATTATTGAAACCGGCTTTGTCAAAAAGGCTATTTTGGGAATATCATATATGGAGCGGAATCCATCTGTATTAGAATCGGAAAAAAGTGGCATCCCTATAATTGAGAAAGGCTTGCTAATTCTTGAAGTTCCTGATAAATCACCAGCATATGATGCGGGATTGCGAGGTGTTGTAAGAAATAATAAAACGCAGAGAATAGATAGCATAGGCGATATTATCTTATCAATTGATGACAGCGATATAGACAATCCCAACGATTTGAATGTAATATTAAAGAAATACCGTCCAGGCGACAAGGTAATTGTTAAATATTTGCGAGATAATCAAATAAAAAAGAGCGAATTAATATTGGGGAGTTATAAAGGTACTACTTTTACACAATTAGAAAACGAGCGATCGGCCACCGCTGACACAGCTGACGCTTCTACTAATGTTAATATTCCTCTGAAAAATATTGAGCCTGCTATACAGCCTCGTTTATAGTCTGGGTTTGTGAAGAAGATAGCAACCGTCAATCATATATTTATCATTTATTTTTACGAATATCCATCTATAAATGATATAGCAAGGGTCTCCAGCGTTTTCGGGATAATACATCTCGTCAAATTGAATGCTATTGTATATCATAGTTTTATAAGGAGCTTCAAGCTTAATATCTACTTCGTAATATGTTTTTTCATCATCTGTATCATATATTTTGTTATAATTTGTAATATAATAGTTATCAAACTTACCCAGAAAAATGCCATATTTTCCGTCGGCAAATAACTGCGTCAGTATAGATGCTTCTTTTGATTTAATTACATTAGAATCAGCACAGAATGATTGAAGAGTCCTAAGTGCTTCTTCTGGCTTCTCCTTTCCATTCTTTTTAAAGTCATCAAGAATAATATTCAAGGTATTCCTAATCTCTTCCTTCTCGCTAATATTTTTAGCCTCCTTAATAGTCGCAAAGTTATCCCTGTCTGCGTTTGTGTCTGTTCCGGCCCCAGCTCCAGCCCCGCCGCTATTGCTGTCTCTCAGAATATTTTTGTTAGCTTCAGCAATTGCTGGGAGATTAAAGGTATCTTTTTGTACTTCAATAATCTCAATAATTCTATTAGCTTCTTCTCTTAGAGTTTCAATGCTCTTTTCTTCTTTTTTTGCGGCATTTGCGATATCAATAAAATTACCGAATACATATGGAATAGTAATTACCCTCGCAATTCTAAAAACTTCCCTTCGTTGTATATTGGAAGCACTTGGTCTATCCCTAAGCGCTAAAACATTCTTTCTAAGTCTTAAATTATTTAGATTTGATATCGTTGAGAATGAAAGAGAATCATTGATTAACAATAGCGACAAAATAATATACTTATTCATTTTATATATATATGCTATAATATTTATATATATTATTGATTTAATTTATCATTGATTTAAACCTTTGAAGATTTAAAATGGCACAACAGTTTCATCTAAAAAGTTCTCAATAACATCATTAGTTATTATAGTACTATCTCTCATATTATGTCCTGTATAATACATAATTACTTCATCATATCTTTCATGTTCTCCAAGAAGATTTCTTGTAGAATCATTTATATCATCTTTATTTTCCATTATATTATTTATTTCATCTATTGATAAATTTAGATGATTAGCAATTCTCGCATTAAGTATATGTTCTTTTATATAATTTTTTATATGGCATCTTTTACAATATTTATATCTATAAAATAGACTTTTAGGTTTTGTTATTTTACATTTATCACATTTTCTTAAAGGGTTGTCAGTATCCATTTGCGTATATAATGTGTTATATTTAATTATTTATATGTATTTTAATAATTTTAAATCTTCAAGAGTGTAATTTATCATTGATTTAGATGATATCTTTTGACATTAAGACATTTATGTCGTAGCTTTCATATACATCTTTTGTAAGGCTATTTAACATTTTTTCATAATTATCTCCGGATACTTCGTTGCCCGATGGAAATATAGTGCCTTTAATAGTTGTATTTAGCATTTTATCAATAGACAAGGGCTCTGTGTTATTATAACCTTCGCCGAAGAAACATTCTTTAACACTCTTGCCCATCTCCTTACAAGTTTTTAGAGATTTGTACATATCTACAGGCTGTGCTGTATCTTTGTAATATACTTCAAAAGTTTTTTGCGCCCCTTTGTTAGTTTTTGCAGCAGCCACTAAAACATCCGCTAAATCAATTCTTGATATAATTCCGCTTTTTGAAACACCCTGATTAAACTCAACTTCCTTAGGTCCTCTTCTTTCACCGGGAGATAACATCCCAGGCCTTACTATAGTATAGCTCATATTTGCAGGAACATTTTTATATAAAATGCGTACTCTTTCTTCTCCCGTCTGTTTTTTATAACAGCTATCGCAACTCGCAAAACCCCTATCAATTGTTTCTCCGTAATTCTCTTTTCCCAACTGACACTTTGCACATATTGAAGATACTATAACCAATCTTTTGACATTCGCCTTAATTGCCTCTTTTGCCACATTAACCAATCCAATATCTTCTACATTACTACTTGGTTCGGCTATTTGAATATTTTTGCTTGTATCATTAAGCATCCTATCATATGCTTCAGTCCCAGGTGTTCCCGTAATTTTAACAGCCGGCCTTGAAGCAGCGCAATAAATTACAGCATCACAGCCATCCAATATACCAACAAGAGATTGCGGATTTATGACATCAACTCCAACGACCTTTTTAATTTTATCCTTGTCCTTGATATTATCTATTACAAGCGTATTGCTTCTCGCATTATTTCTATCTACTATTTCAACATTTCTCCGCGTAATAGCTACAACATTTATATTTTTATTTAGCAAAGTTCTCACAGTATCTCCGCCAGTATATCCAGAAGCTCCGAAAACAGCTACCTTGTTTATCACTATATCATCTTTAATATCTGTGAGAGTATTTTTGTATCCCAATACATATTTAGGATGAATCACGAGCGGAAAAACAGAATATGGCAATACTTCGAGAATATTGCGCCTGCTTATATCATTCATATATCTCATTTTGCAATTATTTATATCTCTCGGGCATCTCGAGGCTTTCGGTGCTCTCAGAGGCCTCTGGAATCCGGTTCTTGCCGACCCGATATTTAAGACACGCAAGAGATAATTATTGGCATTATAGGGAACAAAGGAGTCCGATGATAATATATAGCAAGACGCGATAATTAAGAGGAATATATTAGATATCATTTGTTATTATATATAATTATATTTTTATATAATATAAATGATGGGTGAGATAACATTAGATAAGTTTTTATCATTTTGGATAGTATTATATTCGTTCGGTTATGTATTAAAAATATTTCCTTATAATCCCATAGTATTGCTCGGGGTATCTATTGTAGTTTTTGCAGGCGCTGTTATTATAGCTCTCTATTATCATAATAAAAATAGTAATCTATTCTATTATTTTGTCATTAATTTCTTGGGAAAAATACCAATATTTATACTAATATACAATAATAATCCCGGGATGAAGCACAGCGATATTATATTCTCTGTTTTAATCGTACTAATATATATCCTATATATCAAAGCAGTCGGCGATGATATATTGTGTGTATATAGAGACCTATTGCTCTTCATAATAAACAAGGAGGAAGGCAGAGAAGGACCTTTCTATAAATATTATAAAAATCTTATTGCAGAGTAATATCTTGCCTTCTCTATAAGCTCCGAGAGTTCAAACCAGGACAACCAAGTTCAAACCAAAAAATATTAAAAATCAAATTTTATTTTTCAATTTTTAGAAATATCCAGTGTATTTTTAATACATCATATTGATATTACAAATAGCCTCTCAATAAAACTGCGTTTTTTGGGGGGCGGTTTCCCCCCATTATTATAAAAATACTTAGATTACCTTAACAGTTCTTGAGACACTGGAATATTCTATTTTTTTGATTTTAAAATTTGAGTACATCTTTCTGTTTTTTCAAAAATTTCAAAAGTTTTTTAGAAATTACAAAATAATTCAAGAGATGTACTCAAATTTTAATTTTCAATTTTTAGAAATATCCAGTGTCTTTTTAATACATCATAATGATATTACAAATAGCTTGATAGCCTCTCAATAGCCCCTCAATAGCCCCTCAATAGCCCCTCAATAGCCCCTCAATAGCCCCTCAATAGCCCCTCAATAGCCCCTCAATAGCCTCTCAATAGCCCCTCAATAGCCCCCATATAAAACCGCGTTGGGGGCGGTTTCCCCCAGCGGTTTCCCCCATCCCCCATCACCCATTATAAGATGTTTAACTACTTACATCTAATATTTTTTAAATACCATATCATAAAAATCTTTGTAAATTTCGACATCGTCTATCGTTTCATAATTGTGTTTAACGAAAGCTGGATGGAATCTAAATGGAATCATCTTGCTTATTATCTTATTAGAATCATACAGCGAATGAACCTTGTTTAATAATTTATTAATATCTGGCATTTCATCGCTTATTGTTATTCTTATAAGCTTGAAAGAATCGCTATTTGCTTTGTATATTATGAGGCCTTTAACAAGCGAATATAATATTTTAATTTCCCAATAAACAACGCCATCTTTTTCAATATGTGATATAATTAAATTTATATCGTGTCTTGTATTACTTGTTATGTATTCCTCTTCGTCATATCTAAAATCTCTTTTGCCTAATTTTATTAATATAGCATTCATATCTTCCTTGGTGAATTCTTCTTGCGAATAAGGGTTTTTAAATTCCATATCGCTATAATAATTATATTTCCATAATTTATATAAGGCCTTTGAATCAAAGGCATAGCAAAAATTCTTGTTATTATTTACGTAAGATATTTTAATAACATTTCTTAATTTTGACAAAGGCATATCTTCCCAATTGGTATGTGTAATAAAATCAGCTTCATTTATTTCATTAATATAACCCTTATTATTTTTCAAATATGCTAATAATACTTCCTTCTCTTTATTTCTCTTAACCTTTATATATGTATTTGAATCTAACGACGAACTATTTTGTTGTTCTGAATTTTCAAAATCGGTATCATTTTGTGGATTAGTTATTAATATATAATTATGGTAGTTTGCCAATATATTAATTAGCTCTATTTTATTAATAATATTTCCATTTAAGATATTTAAATAAAGATTATTTATTATATTTGATATAAACTGTATAGCGTAATAAGTAGCGAGCTTTTCTTTTAATTTATTCTTTAAAGTATTCTTCGTAACCTTTCCGCCCGTATTATGGACAATAGCATTCCTAAATTCGTAAATTATTATGCTATTATATAATTTAATACATTTATCGCTAAATAAAAAGCTTTGTAATTTTATTAATTGTTGTTTGTCAATATTTAAAGGGTCATATGAGCGTAGTAGAGATTTCAATTCGTTATAAAAAACTGTACTCTTATCGTCTTCTATTTCATTAACTATATTAAAAATATCATAATTATCAAGCTGTGTTCTTATTTTATCCAAATATTTATAGTATTCCTTATATTCGCCATCTCTTCCATTCTCTATATTTATTCTAAGCTGTTCTATATCCTCATCATAATTACCTGTATAATTTTTCAATAATAAAGATTTAAGAAAGCTCTTATTATGGTCTATCTTTCTAAATGGAATATTCAATATATTTTTAATATCCTCTATTTTTACAGGTAATTTTTTAAATACCATTTTAGTCTTCTTTAAAGATTCGCGCAAAGGCTTAATATCAATAGATTTGCTTCTTGTTTTACTAATAGATTTTCCTACGCTATTTGATATATCCGACAATTTGCTTGCGTTGCTTATCTCATCATTTACAATATTCGGCGGTGGCAATGGCTTAATATTTTTACGGACTTCTCTTCCTCTATGTAATGTTCTTGAATTTATCATATATCTATATTATATAAGTATTTTTATTGAAAATATATCGTATAATAGTGTAACAAATTTACTTACTAATAACAAAAAAAATATAAAAATAGAGATTATATATGTGTGGTAGTGTTAGGAGAGGAGAGACGCACGAGAGCTATTTTACAGATTACAGATTACAGATTGTAGTATAGCGTCTTGTTGTCGTAGAGCCTTTTAATAGCGTCATAGAGATTGATAACATCGTATTTCGAATTGTGGGCGTTTTCAATTTCCTTGTCAAAGCAATACCTGTAAAGCTCCTTGAGTGATGGATATTTGTATTTCCCGAACTTGTTGATAATCTTGATAATGTTCTTCGTATGTCTCATAGTGCACAGCAACTTCTTTTTGTCAATCTCTTCGATGATATGGAAGAGCTTTCTGCGATACAGCTCAGATTTAATAACAGAGATATCAAACGCGATGTTGTGTGCGACAATGTGGTCGGTTTTTTTGAGGCTTTCGTAAAAAGCGAGGAAGGCTTCTTCAAAATCAACCCCGTCTTTGTCAGATACCTCGTTGGTGATAGAATGAAACTCACTGTTGTTTATGTCAAATCCCTCGCGCTTAATGATGTAATCCTGCAAATCAAGATTGTTATATTGTTTATCTGTGACGATGAAGGACAGCTGTACTATCCTTGCGCTGTCATACTTTTTCGAATCGTAGAAGAGCGGATAATTCCCCCACGCCATATCTTTCATATCAGGCAAGCCGTTAGTTTCCGTGTCGATGAAAATAGCCATTTTTTGTCTTATGTTGGTAAGTGATGATATAATATATATTCGCAGTCAATTTTTATATATTAGTTAGTATTTTAGAATAAAAGTATTCCACTAAAGATTCCCATCTATAATTCTTTAAAATGTTCTCTCGTCCGTTCTTACCGTGTTTAAGAGCCAGCTCAGGATTATTGAAATATTTCCAGAATCCCAATGCAAACTCGTGAGGGTCTGTAATTTCGGCCTTACCGCCTATACCATTTGATTTGTTATCAAGGTATTGATATATATTAGATTTAATAGGAATTGAATTGTTTTCGCTCAGATATTCGCGTATTCCCCCGACATAAGAGGACACCTGAGGAATGCCTAAGCCGAGGCATTCAAATACAGTAAGCTCGTACCCCCCGCCATTACAATTATTACAGCCGACATCGCACGAATTATATAATATGTTAATTTCCTTATCAGACAATTGCTGGGGCATCGGAACTTCAATTATAGTATTTTTAACATAATCTAAGGGGACATCTCTAAACTTAACCTCGTTCTCCAATACATCCCAGAGATTCCAGAAGGCATTAATTTGCGTCCCTATAATTAATTTAACAGGCCTTGTGTTATTCTTATTTTTCTTGATAGTCTCGCGGACATTGACATTATAATGCATTTCTACAAATTCTACCCACGCAATCATCGTGTGATCCCAGCATTTGCGTGGCTGATTTCTATTTAAATTGAGAACCATAAAATCGTCTATGTTATATTTAAAATATGTTCTCGCAATATCTTTCGGTATAGGATAATACATAGTAGTGTCAAACCCGTGCGGAAAAACATATATCGGGATGCTCTCTTTAATACCGAGCTTTCTCGCAATATCTCGCCAATATGGAGTAAATGCGATTATACCGTCATAATATGCGTTCAATAGGTCAATATAATCCTTCTTTTGATAAGGATATACCTGGTCCATATATGAAATGAGCTTATAATTCTTCTTTTCGTCGCCACATTCTTTTATAATAGTTGTCGTGAGAGCCGTAGTAATCATATTGTCATTAAAAATAATAATAACATCTTGCGGGTTCTTCTTGATAAAATCGCCAATTTCTAACTCGCCGAACCCATTTCTCTTGGGATTTTCGGCAGCCAATACATCATATAATTTAACAGAAGAAGGGATATCATTGCGCAAATCCTTATCATTTGTATTATTTACATTTTGAAACCCATAAACAGTCAGCTCAATATCCTCGTATTTCCCCAAATATTTTGAAATATAATATACGACCTTTGAATATCCATTGCTCGTCCCTATAGGATATGTCCCGCATAACATTACCCTCTTTTTCCCATTGCTGGATTTTTTCCACCATCCATTATATTCAGGTTCTGCAAAAGGCGCTACTGCATTTTCGGCCGATTTAGCTTTAATAGTGTCTTCTCCTATCACAGTTGTTGATTTTACAAGATCGTATATATTTATTGGCATTTAATTATTATTTAATAAATAAATCTTATATAATAGGGTTTTGAATAAAAATAAATTGTTATAGGATTCTTTTTTATTTTGCAATTCCTGCAGGGGAGGGCATCTCAGGTATATTATAGGCAAATCCTTGATTTTGGTGTATTGGCATTTGCATATTAGGCATCGGCATATTAGGCATCGGCATATTAGGCATCGGCATATTTTGCATTTGCATATTTTGCAGGTGTTGAAAATGATGTTGCATATATATGTTGTATTTTATATAGGGTTCTAGAACATTTGATGTTTTTGTGCTTCCGATTTGAATCGCCAGCTCAGTTATATAATCACATATTAATATAATAAAGGCGCCGATAAAAACAAATATAAATATATTTATAATCATATTGAATATGTTTTCGGTTTTCTTATTTTCTTTGATACTTTCAAGAAGTTTATTTTCATTCTCATTATTCGTTTGAATCGCCGCAGCCGCAGCCGTCGCTTTTTTTTCATTTTCAATATCCTTCTTATTCTCAAAAGTTGCTTTTCCAAATCCGCCAGGCCCCGTATCGTTAGAGCGTCTGACTTTGTCTAATGTTTCGTTAGCCGACCTGTTTTCATCATTATTTATCTTGTCTTCTATGCTCTTTAAATACTCTAAGGCCTCCTGTGCCTTCTTGCGCTCTTCGGGACTTAAATTGTATTCTGCAGTATTTAATAGATTGACGCCATTTTTGCTTGCATTATTGCTATTAGAATATTCGCCAGTATTGTTATTAGTATATGAATTTTTATTATGATTAGGCATATAATTATATACCTTTGTACCATCATTTGATTTATAATTGACTTCGTCAGTTAAATTATTAATATCAAAATACTGCTCCATATCCTCATCATAAAAAGGCATAATATTATCCTGTCTATTTGTTAAGATATTCCCGCTATTAGTACTTCTATTTTCACCACCATTCCCTATCCCTGCGCCAGGAGATGCACCGTTGCCTCCGTTGCCGACACCGTTGCCGTTGCCGATACCATTGCCGCTGTTAGCAGATTCCGCTTTGAAGTTTTCTTCTATATATGTTTTCATAGCAGCATCTCGTTCTTTTTTACAATCGCCAGAAATAGGTATATTATATGTCGGTGCTTGTATAGGCGAACAGCTACTGCCCTTTGAATTATAGTTTACAGATTCTTTATTGGAAGCCACGGAATTATTTTCAATATTATATGGTTGAGAATTATTTGAAGATTGTGATGCAGTTTTCGTAGATTTTTTAGTAGGTTTTAAAGAATCAATATTATATGCTTCTTGAATTGTTGAATATTGCATTTTAATATTTATTATTTTATATTCTCTATTATACAAAAAGGAAAGAAAAAACAAAATATTTATATAATATAATTGTAAAGAAGACATATGAAAGATTCTGAATATAATAACGAGGTATTATATAACATTTTTAAAGGTCTTATCACAGGGTTTTTGATAGCGTATTTGGTAATACTTGGATTGCGTCCGGCAGCATTATACCCCGATAATATGCTTGATATTATAGATAATCCCTGGATATTTATAATATTATTTATCGTCAACTTTTATGTGATACAATGGGATTTAACAATAGGTTTATTACTATTTTTATCAATCATCGCGTTAATTTTAGATATTATAATATTTACAGAAGGTAAAATATTTTATAGCATTGAAGACAATAAAGAGAACTTCAATGAAAACACCGGAGATACCAAGACAGCACCGGCTACGCAATCTAATCAACCTGTAGCTGGCGTAGCTGGCGTAGCTGGTGTATCTGGCGTAGCTGGCGTATCTGGCGTATCTGGCGGCGTAAGCGGCGTAAGCGGAAAGGCAATATCGTTGATATTTAATAGATATAAGGACATAAATGATATAATACTGAACAAGATTAAGGAGTATACTGATAAAAATTATAATAAAAAAACATCTGTCAATGTGTATATTCGTTAAATATATATTCGGAATATATATATTCTTAATAAAAAATAGATTATAACAGAAATAATGGAGCAAGTTGGAGGTATGGGTACATTAGAGCCTCTATCTATATTATTTTTAATCATAGTCCAATTAGGAGGAAGATATCTCAAGATAGATTTGACACCAGCACAACAGAAGCTAATAAACAACTCTATATTTCAGAGTATCATATTATTTTCAATTATATTAATGTCTACCAAAAGCTTAACGAATAGCATTATAATAATATTTGTAATATATGTGTTTATTCACATCCTATTCAATGAACATCATAAATACAACATATTATCCAAAAAATGGCTATATGATGAAAAAATAATTGTTGACGAGAAATATAACAAAATTAAAGAAATATATATAAAAAATATAAATGATATAGTAATATAATATATAATTATTATGTTTCTATATAATAGTAATTTTTCTGTAAATAAACCAATAGACAGTGTGTTTAAGTTAATCTATGAAGTTCCCGAGGATTATTCAAGTGTCTCCTTCAAGGACAATGGCAATGACAACGATGATGAAGAAGACGATAATGACAACGACAATGATTCAAATGATTCTCGAGTTGCCTTAGATATGAAAGATTCTACCAATATAAATTCAGATTTATATAAAATATTAGAATGGAATATTAATAATAATTGGGATATTATTAATGGAAGAAGAAGGAAAATAGAGAGTGCTTATCTATATGTCAATGATTTTCCGAAATATCTTAAGGAAGTTGTAGTAGAAGATGATAATTATATTAGACTGCGTCGTAAACATACTATTGTTACTGATGGTGAAAAATATAAGGTTATCGTAACAAAGAATAAAATAACTAATCTTAAATTAGGTTATTTATATATTATAAAGGCTCTATGTACCTTAAAAATTGTTAAGATACGCGAGAAGGTATCACTTACCTATATAAATGACAAAGAAACCAAGATAGATGTTGCCGTAAAAGTGAATATTCCTATTATAATCAATGACGAATTAGAAAAATATCTCAATGTAGTATTTCAAAGCGTGCTGAATAATATTAAAAATAAGATTGTATCCTAATATCTCTACTTATTTTCGTCGGCCTTTCGTCGGCCTCTTAATTATTTTTATAAATTGCAAATATAATATTGAATTGTCAAAATCATTATATATAAGCTCTGTGATAAAAGCATTCCCATAATCTATGAGTATCTACTCCATTATCATCTGGGCATATCGCAAATTTGTATGTAGATAGCACATTGATATAGTCTGCTACATTTAATTCTTCGCCGAACTTAATATATTTAGCTATTTTGTTATAGCATTCAATTCTTTTTTCAGGGTTTGTGGTTATATTGAATCAAGATAGTATTATCTATTGACATAGCTGTAAGTAATTTTATTATACATATAATATATAGGAAAATGTTTAATAAGATAATTAAAACTATAAGAGATAGGCTCCTTAATAATCCAAGAAAATCGGAAAATTTAACACGAATGCAAGAAATTGCGCTTTCAATTAGAGAACAAGGTACTAATCAAAAAGAAGGACGAGTGAATCCTTTAACTAAAAAGGGTCTAAATGCTTTAGTATCCGTTTTATCAACCGAAGATAAAATACAGGGGTTGTCTAAATCAAATTCTGGCTCTTTTTCAAGTAGAAGTCAAATAAGTCGAAGTCAGGGCTCTTTTTCAAGTAGAAGTCAAATAAGTAGAAGTCAGGGCTCTATTTCAAGCATACAGTCAGTATCTTTAAGAGAGATAGAATCGAGAAATGATGCTATTATAGAAAAACTAAACTTTATGACCTTTAAAATATTAATCGCAATTAGTTCGCTTGCGGGCAATACTTTGTATCTTAATAATACCATAATAACCAGTGCAAGTTTTATAAGTATTTTTCAAATAACATTGTTTATATTTTTTAATTGCATTAATAAAATTGAATCTATGAGAGATAATGAATCAATGACTGAAATAGATGTCGGGCGTATTTTAAGTATAAATAATGATAATAATCCTGATATGATTGGTGGCGCAGGATATGATAAAAAATTTTTATTGAAAACTATAAATTTATTAATAAATGCTAAATCAATTCGATATAGAAATGCAATAATCTATCTTTTCGCTTGTATATTCGTTTTTGTTTTATTGAAGAAATATAGCGAGAAATATGATGGTAAAATAAATATATCAGGCAGTAAAACTAAGAAACCGCGTATGAGAAGAAATGCATAATAAAAATCATAATAAATTATGTGTATATAATAGAATAGCAAGTTATTCAATAAAAATAATGTCAGAAGCTTTTTTCGCACAAATGAAAAGGAATCCCAAAACTTCTCCAAAAATAAAATCAACCAAAGGTTCACAAGCTTCGCCAGGTTCGCCAGCTATGCCAGCTATGCGAGCTACGCCGGCTACGCGAGTTTCACAAGTTTCACAAGTTTCACAAGCTTTACAAACTTCGCCTGCCGCATCAGCATCCGCGGATAATCTTCGCAATATGGTTAAAAAGTTGCAATGCGATGTAAAAAAATTAGAACTTAACTTGAAATTAGTAGATAGCGATAATATGTCTACAGAAGATTATAATGAATTAAGAGATAAAATTATTTCAATTTGCGGGGATGATGATGGAAATACCGACAAATTCTTTAAAGATATGGATGTTAAAAGAGGTGTTAATTTATTGAAAAGAGTTGTTACATATCTGCAAATGATAGCGCCAGTATGCGGTATACTCAATTTAACAGCAGTCCCTTTTATTATGAGCCGTGTTAAAAAAATGGATGATGCTCCCAAGAATGTTTTACTTACAAATTGTTTTAGAACTTTTAAAAAATCATATGGTATGTTAGCCTCTACTGCAAATGCCTTTACAATTAATAATGATATAGATATGTTAGGGCTAATAGAGAACGCTGCTGATGTAGATATGCTCGATGGTCCGGTTGAAATTGCAAATCCAGTACAAGGAATGGACGCTCTTAAACAAGGTCTATTTAATGTAGTTAATTCATTTAGTACAAATACTGTTAGTGCCGTTAAAAAATTATTACACCCTTTTAAAAATGATCCTAACAGAGGACCTCAATATAATTTATTAATAAAGAAATGCAATAAGTTATGGAGTATAGTATGTTTATCTCTATGGCTATATATTATATTAATGGAATTGAATAAAAATAATGAGAGTGAAGACCCATTAATAATTATCACGGCTGGCGGTGGTAAGAAATTGCACGCAAAAAGAAGCAAAAGAAACAAGAAGTCCAAATCCAAAAAGTAAGTCTAAGAAACCCTAACACCTGAATAAATTTCAAATTTTATAAAAATCTGTTTCCTTTAAGAATTTCAAACAGTATTTCTAAGACAGTCCTATATACTTAGATTACGGAAGCTTTTTATTTACTAAATTCTTATATTCTATTACAGATATATAAACACCTTTCCTTTTAACATATTCTTTATTGGAACCACCTATCTTGTATATTGCTCTATTTTTTCCTAAAATTTTCTTTATATAAACCTTTTTATACAATGATATCTTACCGCCACTTTGACCATTATTTTTTATTATATTTAACATCTTTACTACAGTATCTACACTATTGTTTAATGTTTGTTGGTTAAAATCACCTATTATATTTTTTTTATTTTTTCAATATTTATATTAATCTTATCAGGATGTAATTCGAGAATAGCTTTTCTAAAACTTTTTTTAAAAGTACTTATATAGTTTTTACCCGCAATTTTAATCAAAATATCTTCTATTTTATCTTCCCCCTGTTGTTTATCAAATAAGGTTTCAAAATCTTCTTTTGATAAATCTGAAGCATTTATAAAATAAATTTTAATTAAAATATTAGCATAAGTATATTTAATATCATCTTCATTTTGAGGAGGCGATGGCGAAGATCTTTGCGGTCCAGGTGGAGGAGGAGTAGTGTGCCTGCTATTTCTTGAGCCTTTAGAGCCACGAGGAGGCGAAGGTCCTTGACTGGAATATGAACCAAAAGGAGGAGGCGTATAGTTCCCACTATTATAAACATCTTGCATATCTTGCATATTTTGAATATTTGTTAAAATCCATTCATTATATATATCATCATCTCTTCTATATAGACTTAGAAGAACATTTTTAAGAGGATGTGCTATAACATTATGAAGAAATTCAACAAGAATATCTTTTAGCGTTTGCGTATATCCTTCTTTGTAGATCTTTTCAATATCATCACTGGATATATACTTGATATCATCGGGTTCTATTATATCATAATTATTATATAATCTATATTTTACAGAATTTTCATCAAGGATCATTACATGGAAAGTTTTGATATGATTAATATATATACCTGAAATCATTCCTATTTGAAAGTCTTTATTACTATTTTTGATATCACTTTTCATAATTACTAAAACACGAAAATCGTAAGAAGTAACAAACATTTCTTTTTTGCGAAAATCGCGAATAGTATATACAGGACCATAATTAGAAAATCCTTCCCAATCATTATTCTGTTTAACTACAACGCAAATATCATTAACATATATGTTAGCTGTTCGTAATACTAATGTACCTACTGGAATAGTATGCCAGGCTAAATAATTCTTATTATAGGGTCCCGAAAGAGTACCAGGAATTAAACTATAAACAGAACCATAGCCACACCTTTTAAATTTTTAGATCTTCTCTTAACATTTTTTTTATTATTTTTCATATTTTTTAAATATTATTCCTATTTATTTGTTAGATAATAAAACATATTTGAATTTTATATGATATTGTAAAGCCTTACTCATCATCTTCGCTAAGCGTATTGCTGAGCTCTTTATCATTATTGCTTTTTAATAACTCGGTTATTTTAGTAATCTCTGCGTTTTTTTTAGTAATCTCTTCTTGTAATCTCTTATTTTCATTATATATTTGATTGTAATTATTAACCAATGTATCGTTGTATTTTTGTAATATTGATAGTTGGGTTAGTGTCTCTGTATATATAGCTACTATTTCATTTTTATTAAATAGCTTGATATGCTTGTTATTACAATATCTGCAAAACGGACAGCAGTATTTAATAAATATATGCTTACTCTCAAGATATAACAGAGATGTCCTTGTATCCAATTTATTACAACAAGATATACATATTATTTTATTACACTTATAACAATTCAAATTATCTGTCGCCTTTTCATCGCAACATATTAAACATTCATTATCTTCTACAGATTTTTCGGCGTTCATTATTTATCTATTATAATATTAAAAAACTTATATAAAGATTAGAGAATATATATAGTTGGGTAGCAATACCTGCTGCTATAGCTCAGTTGGTCAGAGCACTCGACTGTTAATCGAGTGGTCGCAGGTTCGAACCCTGCTAGCAGCGATTATTTTTATATTTATTCTTATATTAAATTAAGAATGCCATTAAATAAGAAATCTTCAAGACCATCAAGAGTATTTAGGATTACTGATGTAAGCCCTGCGAGTCCGCCAAAATCTCCTCCTGCCGCTGCTGTATCGATAAATGTAAGAAAGGTTAGAGTATTTAGAATAACTGATGTAAGTCCGACAAGTCCGTCGAGCCAGCCAAGCGTGTCAAGTCTTTCAAGTCCTTCAAGTCTTACAAGCCTGTCAAAATCTCCTCCGGCTGCGAGAGGAGTAGCGAGAGCAGCGAGAACAGTGAGAGCCACCAGGCCAAAGAGAGTATTTAGAATTACTGATGTAAGCTCGGCAAGCCCGCCAAAATCTCCTCAGGCATCGAGAGGCGTAGCGAGAAGCGCAAGGCCAAAGAGAGTATTTAGAATTACTGATGTAAGCTCGGCAAGTCCGGCAAGCCCGGCAAGCCCGCCAAGCCCGCCAAGCCCGCCAAAATCTCCTCAGGCGTCGAGAGGCGTAGCGAGAAGCGCAAGGCCTAAGAGAGTATTTAGAATTACTGATGCGTAAATGATGGATTGATAGTAATTTATACATTATCATTATCATTTTTAATTTTTTATATTTAATTGTAAAAATTGATTATATTATTTAAACATAAGACGAGTTATTTTAACTACTAATATTAAGAGATATGTCAATTTATCCCGAACTATCTTATAACGATCAGAAGGTTGAAATTCAGGAAGTAAAAGGTATTCAATTTAGTGTATTAAGTCCGGATGAAATTATTAAAAGGTCTGTTGTAGAAATTAATAAAACGGATACATATGCTGGAAGCGAGCCTATTATAGGCGGTTTATTTGACTCTCGTATGGGAGTTCTTGAACATAACCGAACCTGTATTACTTGCGAGCAGAAAAACATATTTTGCCCCGGACATTTCGGGCATATTGTTCTTGCGAAACCTGTATTTCACGCGATGTTCTTTGATATTGTAAGAAAGATTTTGAATTGCGTATGTTATAAATGTTCAAAATGTCTCATATCTCCAAATACTCCTCACAAAGATTTTAAGAATGATATCAATAAAATCTTGTCCATCAAGAATAACCAGAAGAGATGGGAGGCATATTATAAGCTCTGTAATACTACAACCAAGCTCAAGGTATGCGGAGATGATGAAGTAGTCGGTTGTGGCGCTATCCGTCCTACAAAAATCAACAAAGAGAACTCTATGAAAATTATTGCTGAATGGAAAGATAAGAAGCTTGAAGATAATGTTCGCCAGGAATTCACTGCCGAAGATATTCTCAAAATATTCAAGCGGATTAGCGAGAAAGATATGGAGATGATGGGGTTCAATCCTAAGTGGAATAGGCCAGAGTGGATGATATGCTCTGTTCTCCCCGTCCCTCCGCCCGCCGTAAGACCCAGCATTATTGAAGAGAACGGGCAACGCCGTGAAGATGATTTGACGCATAAATTAAGCGACATTATCAAGGCGAATAATCAGGTTGAAGACAAAATCAAGAAAGGAGCAACCGAAGAGACAGTAAGGTATTATACAATTCTATTGCAGTATCACGTATTTACCTTTATTAATAATCAAATGCCTGGATTGGCTCCTGCACAACAGAGGAACGGGCGAAAGTTGAAATCGGTATCTGACAGAATGAAGAAGAAGGAAGGGCGTATTCGCGGTAATTTGAACGGCAAACGCGTAGACCAATCGGCGCGCTCCGTAATTACTCCAGACCCTTATATAAGCATTGATGAGCTCGGTGTTCCTATCAAAGTCGCCATCAATATTACATTTCCCGAAATTGTCAATAAATATAACATAGAACATATGCGTAAATTGATTATGAACGGCTCTGACCATTGGCCTGGCGCTAAGTATATTAAAAAACCGAATACTACAATCAATCTTAAATATTCCAAGGATTTGGAAACAATCGCAAAAGAATTAAAAATCGGCGACACAGTTCATCGCCACTTGTCTAACGGTGATTATGTGCTATTTAACAGACAGCCCTCGCTACACAAGATGTCTATGATGTGTCATAAGGTAGTTATTATGCCTTACCAGACATTTCGCCTAAATGTTCTGGATACTCCGCCATACAATGCGGATTTTGACGGAGACGAAATGAACTTGCATTGCCCGCAAAGTATCCAGACTATGAACGAACTTATGGATATTGCAGCTGTCCCATATATGATTCTTGCGCCCCGAGATGGCAAGCCGATTATTGAGGTAGTCCAAGATACTCTCGTAGGTTCGTATCGCCTGACAAAGGATTTTACGGAGATTCACGATAAAACTATGGCAAACATTCAAATGGTTAATAGTTATTTCAAAGGAAGCTTGCCGAAACCTAAAAACAAGTATATTTATAATGGGAAGGAGGCATATTCTCAAATATTACCTCCCGGCCTCTTCATAAATAGAAAAAATAAGAAGGACGAGAAGGTAATTATCAACGACAGTATTTTAGAGAGCGGTAATCTTGACAAAGTAGTATTTCACGGTATTTCAACTGGATTGGTTCCAGTTATCTATCACGATTACGGCCCATTTGAAGTTCGCAAGTTTTTGGATAATACTCAGCGCCTCGTGTGCCGATGGCTACTTACGGCGGGCTTTAGTGTCGGCATCAGCGACCTTGTAACTGATAAAAAGACTGACGAACATCTCAAAAACAAAATTAAGGAAATGCAAACGAAGGCCTATAATAAGCTTGACGAAATTAGAAGAGGCACACACGATAACAACGGTATCTTGAATAACGAGGATTATATTGAGCGAGAACTCATCGGTATCTTGAATGAGACGACGAGCGAAGTAGGGAAAATCGGATTCTCGCAGATTGACGAAAAAACAAACCGTATGATTAATATGGTTAAATCGGGTTCCAAGGGCAAAGAGATTAACATTTCGCAGATGATTGTATGCGTCGGACAACAGAATGTGGATGGCAAGCGTATTACATACGGATTCACTGACAGAACTCTACCGCATTTTACAAAATATGATGACGGTCCTGAGGCGCGAGGATTTGTCAAAAACAGCTTCATATCCGGCTTGAAACCCCACGAAGTATTCTTTCACGCTATGGGTGGTCGCGAGGGTCTCATTGATACTGCTGTAAAAACTTCTGAGACTGGATATATTCAAAGGAGGTTAGTAAAAGCTATGGAAGATTCTAAGGTTCATTATGATAACACAGTGAGAACTGCTGACGGCACAATCATTCAATATATTTACGGAGAAGATGGAATGGATGGTTGTAAAATTGAGGTTCAGGTAATTGACACTATCTATAAAAATAATATTGAGCTGGACTTTGAATATAATCTTAAAAGTACTGACAATATCAATATCCATATTACCGAGGAAGCTTTTAAGACTATCACACCTGATACATATGCCAGGTGCAACGAGCACTTTGACAAGATGATTGAGGATAAACTGTTCCTGATTAAGAAAATCTATAATTGCGATAAAAAGAATGTTATCAATTATCCTATACCATTTAGCCGTATTGTTACGACGGCACACAATAGAATCAAATCTATTAACATCGCTGCTATCAAGACCGATTTGAGCCCCGATTATATCTTGGATAACATTGATAATCTCGTAGATAAATTGTATATTAAAAATCGCACACAAGGAATGCGATATCTCCACATTTTGCTGAGACAATATCTAAATCCTAAAAAAATTATATTTCATTATCATTTCACCGTTGAAATATTTGATTGGATTGTTTCGCAAATTATCGAGTATTTCAATCAGGCTATCGCGCAACCTGGAGAAATGGTGGGAATTATCGCGGCACAGACGATTGGTGAATTGGGGACACAGATGACTCTTGATTCATTCCACGTCTCCGGTACTGCAGCAGCCGTCAAGGCTACTTCGGGTGTTCCGCGTCTCAAAGAAATCTTGTCGGCTACCAAAAAGACTAAAACACCGACTTTGACTATATATATGAAGAACGATATTTCTTGCGTGATTAATCCTATAAGAAACGAGAGCGGTGATTTCAAGGATGATAGGATTGATATTACAAAGAATCACGCGATGAATATTAAAAACTCTATTGAGATTACGAAATTGTCGGATATTCTAAAATACACGGAGATATACTGGGATAATGGCGAATATTACGAGACGAATATTGAGGAAGACAAGGGTATTATGAATATATACAAGGAGTTTGAAGAGTTGAACGGAAACGCTGCGAAGTCTAAGAGCTCTTCTCCGTGGGTTCTCAGGCTGGTATTTGACAAGTTCAAAATGCTCTCTTATAATTTGAAGATGATTGATATTTATACAAAACTGAATACGGCTTATGATAAATACATTGAATGCGTATATAGCGATGATAATGCTGAGGAATGTGTGTTTCGCATCAAGCTTACTGACATAGCTCTAAAAGATGGAGATGAGATTGCTACAATTAAGGCAATCGAGCACAATATCGTACATCAAATATTATTGAAGGGTTACAAGGGAATCAAGAAGGTATCCCTGGACAAGAAGAAATATTATAGATACAACGATGATACAAACAATTTTGATGAAATGCTCGAGTGGGTATTGGATACTGACGGGACGAACTTGATAGAATTATTGTCAAATCCGAATATTGATAGTACTCGCACGATTTCAAATGATATCCGCGAAATCTATGATACGCTTGGTATTGAAGCAGCGCGATACGCGTTATACAAAGAGCTGCTAATTGTTACGAATGAGGGTTCTATGAATTACAGGCATATGTCGCTACTCATAGATACTATGACATACAAGGGGCAATTGATGTCAATTGACAGGCACGGAATCAACAGAGGAGATATTGGGCCACTTGCAAAATCATCTTTTGAAGAAACCACGGATATGCTGATTAACGCCAGTATTTTCGCGGAATACGACAAGGTAAATGGAGTATCCGCAAATGTTATGTTAGGTCAACAGCCTCCTTGTGGTACCGGAGATAGCAAGATATTGATAGACGAAGAGTATATGATAGAGCTATTGAAGGATGTCAAAGATACAAATCATATGCTAACGAGCATAAATGAGGAAGACGCAGGCGACGCGGGCTATGGCGACGCAGGCGACGCAGGCGAAATGCGCGAGGACTTTAACGAAGACGATTTGCAGATTGAGTTCAATCTCAACAAGGGAATTGAAGGTATGATTAGCAAATGCTATAAATTGCCAGAACAAAAAATAAAATACATTTAATGGCTTGATGTGCTTGATGTGCTTGATGTGCTTGATGTGCTTGATGTGCTTGTTGTAGCGGGTTTAGTGTATATATTATTATATGGCGTGAGTTATTGGGGAACTGCTTTTATCAAGTGAGTTCGGGTGTTTCAATATATTTTTTATATCTTCGTCGGCTTCGTTTAATTCGTTATAGATAATCTTATTATCGTCTATAAGTTTTATTAAATAATAGCCTACGAATGTCTTTTCTATTTTTCTATATAAAATAATCAGAGGCCTCTTTAATATCTCGGTGTGATTATTATTATCGCCGGCATTATAAAACTTGATAGATACTTTTAAATCTTTGCTTCCGGCTCTCTTAGATACTTCAACACCTTTTCCATAATCTACGCGGTGATGTATAACCATAATATTGATATTTAAATTGATAGACATTTGTTTCAAGAATATATCACCGTAATATTTAATGGCTTTCGTAGATTCTATGATATTCATTATTTTTTTACGCTCATCTGGTTTGCTCTTGTAAAAGTAATCTTCCAAAAATATTCGCGTCGTCTTAAATGTCTTGTTTGTATTATTAACAATATTCATAGTATTTATATATGTATGTTTGAAATGCGGGTCCTTAAATAGCATATCTATCTCATTTTTATAATCCAAATCAATGTCTGGTGTATTGTTTAATAATAAATCCTTATATTCCTTGTAAGTATATTCCACGATATCTTCAAATGTAATAATATTATTTATCCGGTTCTTATCATATTTAAGCAGATACTCAAAAAGCTCATAGATATTATTATCAGTATAAGTAGAATCTATATAGCGCAACTTAGGCCATATCTTTTTCTTATATTTCGTCCATTTTCTTGTGAGAACTTTTTCAATTCCCTTCCAATTTTCGGGAATATGTTGATATTGATTTTTGTTTTCATTTTGCTTATCGCTATTATCAGGCGACTTAGACTTTCTCAGATTATTTTTGAGCTCATAGAAACCAATATTAGCATTAGCATTAGCATTAGCATTAGCATTAGTATTCGGCAAATAATCCCCGTTGTTTATTATTTTTTCAGGTACTCTGTCAGATACCAAGTACTGTGTGAATATCAAATCGTCTCCGTCTTCCTTTATATTATTTGAAATATCACTAACATAATTATATTTAGAATAAGTCAAATCATTAGAATACCAATCTTTGATATTTTTCCTCGAAAATATATTAATGCCTTCAAGCATTATCTGAAATTCTCTCATCGCTTTTTTATTGCCGCTGCTGCTACTGCCGACATTATTCAATAAGGTTTTAATAATTTCTTTGCGGGATTTTTTAGAAAGCTCATTGTAATATTTGTCATCAAATCTCGCATCAAGCAATTTATCATAGATGTGTTTTCTAATATCTTGCCATCTTTTCTCTTCCTTTGAATATTTACCAGTATCATTGTATTTATTCAAGATATTGCTGATAATCCCGCGGTCTCTGCTATGAGCCTCGTCCTTAAATAGCAAATTGCCGTCTATTATAAATTTTTTTTCCTTTGCTATCTCTCCAATATCAACGGCTATATCTATTTTTTCAAACTTTTTAACAATAGCAGAATGAATACTTTTCTTTATAAAAATCTTGAAGTTATTGCCATCAATATCCTCGCTAAATAGAACATCTTTAATATTCAGGCGTTTAATGATTAAATCAAGCATAATTATTGAGAGTTTTTCGAACTTAATAATACATAATACTGTATTGTCTTTTTTCAATATCATTCTATTGATAGAGAGGTCTTTGTTGATTATCAAAGTTCTATATATTCGATTTTTTTCAGCATCATCTTTCAGTCCATTTGTTGCTGTTATAATTAACCTCGCGATAGCTTTCATACTTTCTAAATTGCCATAGAATTTCTTATTGGCGTCGCTCATATTCGCCGAACATTTATTTAATATTTTAACTATATTTTTGTGATTATCAAGATTAAAAAATCGGCTCTCCTTTTTATTCAGGGATTTTGATATTATAGGTTCGTAATAAGCTACATCATTATCCTTTGCTTTATTCTCTGATGAAGTCATTAACATAATGACCTTCGTTTTTTTCCCGAGATATAAAAGCAGGTCATTTATTGCGGAATACCGAGGACATACAATGCTAACATCACTATTCGGTTGCCCTATCTCAACATCCCATAAGACGATTAGCTTATTATATATAATTGCAACTAATGTATATAAATAATGAATGACATTTCCAGAGGGATTCTCTTCAGTCTTTAAATAATTAATGAATTTTTTATAAGATATATATATGCATAATAATCGGGATTTTTGATAAAGAGATTTCTCGCTATTATCGTCCATAGCTGGAATATTAATAGCCTTGCTGACATTTGCATATTTAAGGAACTCTGCATATAACTCCTTGTTTAATTCGGGGATAACTGGTTCTATGTCAGAAAAATCTCTAAATACATTTCCATTTTCAAGCGACAAAAACTTCAAGAAATCCAGATTATCTTCTATATTTTTTATAAACTCATCTTTAGTAATTCCCAGCAAATAAGCGATTGAATTGATAATATTAGCAGAATTATTCAAGCCTTTTCTTAATACACAGCTATGTTTATTAATGTTATTATTTGATAAACAGTTTTTCGTATAATCCTTGTAATCATCAAACAATATATAATACAGCTCTTTCTGTATTCCTCCAAAGCGATTTTTAGGAACGGGAATTTTATTCATAATATAATTCTTATCATTCTCATTGCTCCCATCATCGGGAGTTTCGAGAGTTCCAGGGATATCATTAGCTTCTGGGATGACAGCAACATCATCGTTTTCTTCCTGAATCTCTTCTATCTCTTTGTCGTCCTTGCCCTTTTTCTTCTTCTTATCTTCGGCCTTTTTCATCTTTTCCAACTCTTTAATTGCTCTTTTAGATGGCGGTTTAGCTGTCTTTTTGCTATCAACTAACTTCGCCGTTTTTTCGGGATTTCTTTTGCCACAGCAAGGAATCTCTATATCTCCTTTAAGTAAATAAACATATCGCGATTTATTTTCATTTTTCATATTTGCGTTCATCATAATGGGTTTCTCATTCTCTTCAGGGCATTTTAGAGATTCGGCTAAGGCGCCTGGGGCACCTGGAGCGCCAGGGGCTTCATCAAGTGGGATATTACTTATAGGGCACCATATGCGCGGGCAAGTATAAAAGTTCTTGTTATCTTCGCTACTTCCATATTCAATATAGTTATCAAAAACCTTCTTATCATATGGGTCGTATCCCTTGGCTTTTAACATTTCAATCTCTTCTTTTTTTAGAACAAGAGGCTGATACTCTTTCTGGCATTTTCTTGCAGGGTTTTTGCCTTTTCCACGGTCTTTATACAGCTCTTTGTCGGCATTATTTAATTTATTTATCAAATAGTTATTATCATTCTTGCTATTCTTATCATCGCCACCAGCGCCGCCAGCGCCGCCAGCGCCACCAGAAGTTTTATTATTAAAATTATCATTATTAAACTCTTCTTCGTCAAATTTAAAACTATCACTTGATTTTGAAGATGATTTTTTGGATGAAGATGAAGAGGATTTCTTAGGTGAAGAGTGTTTTTTTGGTTCAGGTAAAACAATCTTTGCGATTATTTTTTTCTTAGCGCCGGGCACAGGTTTCCTTTCATTTCTGATATCTTCAATAATATGTGCGAGCCAATATTTTAAATTATCTAACTCTACGAAAGAACTCGTCTTTTTAATATCAACATAGAAATCTATATTATTATTGTATTCCTTGATTATTATAATGGTCTCTTCTTTTTCGCTCGTATCAGTATTATTCGGTTTTATATTCTGTATTTCGGCTTTTTTATTAATTACGCCCTTAATATAGTTTATTGTGGTATTTATCCCCATATCTTTTAGTACAGCCAAGATTTCTTCTAATGTAGATTCCTGTATTTCGCTTCTATTTATTATAAAGTTATCTAAGTCAAACCCTATAGAATTGCCAGCGATTCTCTTGTATTTAAAAACGCCCTTAGATTTTTTCTTATTAAGAACAAAATCCTCAAATATTTTCGTGTATGTCCCTACTTTTTTAATTAACTTCTGATATTCTAAATTATCTATTGAATAGTTTATTCTGAGGCTAATATCTATATCTTTGAAAACAGCATTTATATTGAACTTCTTTAAATATCTGGCAATATCGTCCTTAATATGTATTATATTGCTCTTATTCTCGCCATTATCTATGTCATATTTAAAAGCCAATTTGAAAATCCCTTCTTTAAATATCGACAGTTTGATGTTCCTGTTCTTATAATAAAGGTTTATGACAGATATATCCTTGCTTTCTTTTTTTGCAGCATTGAGTTTAAACTTGTAATCCAAATATTTCTTTTCAAGCGTGTGGTGTTTATACAATTTATATATTGCATTATTATTATTCACAAACTGTATCAACTGGATTTCTTCATCTGTTTTAAGTTTATCAAACAATACCATAAGGGGCTCCATATTTTCCATTCTATACTCAAATATAACCTCGTTATAATATTCGTTCTGTTCTACAACTTTTACTACCGGGAGATTATAGAGCTTGACAATAGATTCTTCGTCCTTGATAAGTTTAGCTATGGCTTCAATATTGACCTCTTCATTTTTATTAAAATAATATTTATTATCATAATCAAAATCGTTACGAAATACTATATTTATTGAATCATTATTAAATAATTCGTCGTTATCATTATTGATATACTCTATAGATTCTTCGAGTTTCTTTGAGGCCCTATCCTTGGATTTCAGGGGATTTACATCATAACCCTTCCAATAAATCTCCTTAATATCAAAAAGTAATGGTTTTCCCGATTTTTCATCCCAGCAATAATAAGGAAATGTCGGCGGCTGCTGCGGCTTCTTATTATTTTCATAAATATATATATGATATGCTATCTTATTTAAAGCGTCTTTTATATTATTATCCTGAAATATATATTCATTTATCACGATATCATCGGACTTATATTTATTGCCTATATTGCCCGTATTATTATCAAATATGTATTTGATATACTTGTTTTCAGATATCCACCTTTTGACAATAATAGGCTTTAATAATTCCATTATATATCTAATCTATTAAGAAGAAAAACATATTATTTTAATATATTAATATAGAAGAATATAAATTATGAATTCATCATTATTAATAAATGATTTAATAAATGTCTTAGAAGGTGCTAATAAACAAAGTGGAATGACTAAAGACGAAATTTTAAATTCTAAATTAGAAAACAATCCTATAATAAAGGATTTAGGAAATATTCTAAATAAAAGCTTTGAAGATTTTATCATAGATAATAATGAATTGACAAAAAATCTAAACGATGCCGTAAGAACAAGAGAAGAGCAAGACAAAATAACCGCACCCGCTACGCCAGCTACGCCAGCTACTCCTGCTACTCCTGCTACGCCAACTACACCTGCTACGCCTGCTACACCTGCTACGCCTGCTACTCCTGAAAAGAAGGATGATGAAGATGATGAAGACGAAGGTATAATGGGTAAATTTAAATGGGTATTGATAGGTATAGGAATATTTGTATTTCTAATTATATGCGGTGGATTAATATATTATTATTATTCGTCTTCGCCTGCAGAACCAGAAATAAATGTGTTAGATAATAATAATCCAGGATATCAATATAATCAAGTGTCTTATGCAAGGCCAGCTCCGACAGCTCCGACAGCTCCGACAGCTCCGACAGCTCCGACAGCTCCGACAGCTCCAGTAGAATTACCAGCTCAATCTTCATTCTTCTCTTTCTCGGCACCCCAACAAGCTCAGTCCGTCCAACAAGCTCAGTCCGTCCAACAAGCTCAGTCCGTCCAACAAGCTCCGCCTGCAGAGCAAGAATATTCTTATATGATGCCTTTTTCATTTTCTCAAAATCCTAAAGAACAAATTGACAAATTGCAAGATACGGTTATGGGGAGTGTTAAAAAAGTATCTGTCAAAGAAGAGCCTGTAATAGAAGAGCCTGCTAAAGAAGAGCCTGCTAAAGAAGAGCCTGCTAAAGAAGAGCCTGCTAAAGAAGAGCCTGCTAAAGAAGAGCCTGCTAAAGAAGAGCCTGCTAAAGAAGAGCCTGTTAAAGAAGAGCCTGTAATAGAAGATGAAGATACAAGCAGTAGCGATAGCAGCGATAGCGAATCTGAAGAAAAAAAAGAAAAGGCTGAAGATACAAGCAGTAGCGATGGCAGCGATAGCGAATCTGAAGAAAAAAAGGAAAAGGCTGAAGATACAAGCAGTAGCGATGGCAGTAGTGGAAGCGATGGCGACAATAGCAGTGATAGCGAATCTGAAGAAAAAAAGGGAAAGGCTGAAGATAGCAAATCAAAAAAAAAAGATAATGAGGAAGATAATAAAATAATAGGGGGCTATAGAGGGAGAGGGCGCGGGAGGGGAAGAGGACGCGGGAGGGGAAGAGGTCTCGGAAGAGCTAACGGTCAGGTACGAGAGGGAGCGAGAAATAATGCCAAAAACGAAGATACCGGATTTAATTATATTATAAATAAAATATTTAGTAGTGTAAAATAAAGATAATGATTATGAATAATAATATAATATATTATGCCTGAATATATATGTTATATAGAAGCCTATTAATATCCCTATAATTATTAATATTAAAAACATAAATGAGTTTGATATTAAATAGTACAATATATATAATATTACAATTAAAAGTGGGTAATAGCTATTAGCATTTTCTATTAATGAAAAAATAATGTTCATTATATTCTATAATTTTAATGATATTTTAAATTACCAACTGTTTTAAGTGCCCTACGCGTATATCAGTGTTAATCATAATTTGATAACCCGCTTTTATGATATTTTTTGAAAACGCCACATCCTCACTACATATATCTCGGATTACCTTTCCATCATCTGCAATAATTATATTTAATTCGGCGTCAAAATATGGATATCGCATTTTATCAAAAACCTCTTTTTTAACCGCCATAAATCCCATTCCAGTATAGGCCACTGGATAATATTTGAATGAAGTCTCTTTTTTCCATACATCAATTTCTTCTGGAGTGCTAAACTTAAATGTTCCGTTTTCTTTGAAATAATTAATGTCCCAATCTTTAACAAAAGCATAATTTGTCAAGTCCGCCATTCTATACATACCAGCGACAACGGGGTGATGTTCGGTAGATTCAATCAATTCAATAACTTGCTCTGGCGTAAATATAATGTCGCTGTCAATTGTAACCCATAAATCAAAATCTTCATTATTAAAAGGCTTTTGAGTATCCCCTCTTAGAGTGTCTAATCCCAGCGTTTTCATTCTTACAAAAGAAACATATGAACCGGTCGCTGGCGAAATCAATATATCATATTTGCGTGTATCCATAACCTTGCTGATTGTTGAAGTCCAGGAAATTAAAAACTTAGAACTAAAATTATCCCCCGGCAAAGCAAAGATAACACGCTTCAATTTTTCTGGCACCCCATTATTACCAGACGGTCCAGCAGGTCCTGTCGTAGTAGGAGCTGTAGACTCTTGTACCTCTGCAATTGATACTTGGGTATCCGGGGTGGATTCGCTTACTTCGCTTACTTCGCTTACTTCGCTTACTTCGCTTACTTCGCTTACTTCGCTTACTTCGCTTACTTCGCTTACTTCGCTTACTTCGCTTACTTCGCTTACTTTAGTTGCTTCTTTCATTATATTTAATATTTGATATTATTTCTTATATCATTTTACGAGGAGATTATAAATGTATATAAAATATATTTGCATATTATAATATAATATATATATAATGTCTAATGATTATTATAATTACGATAGTGTAATTTATAATATTGAGTTAGATAATGAGTCGCCTCGGTGTGCTCAGCCTGTTAAAATCAAGAAACAGCTAAAGCCTCATCAATTAGCTTGTTTATATAAGGCGATTATGATGGAAAATCATAGGAAAATTAGATATTCTACGGGCGAAGAAATAGAGTCTAATATAGGTATTTTGGGGGATATTGTGGGATATGGCAAAACTCTAATAGCACTGTCTATAGTAGCTCATAATAATCTTGATAATATCCAGGTTAATAATGAGAAAATTATTAGCTATCATAGTTCCAAGGCTTATAATTATTTTAAATTAAGTTCTAAGAATAAAAATATTGCATCTTTAAATAAAATCATTAATTCTACATTAATTGTAGTTCCTCGTGGTCCCGTATACGTCCAATGGGAACGAACATTGCGTGAGAGTACCAATTTGAAATATCTGGCTATTGAAAATCTTAACTTTATAAATAAGCATATGCCAAAATACGATACAGACCGCGATGAAATTATTGACTATTTCAATCAATACGATGTAATTCTTATTAAAAATACCACGCTTTCTATATTGTTCAAATATTACGACACTCATTATTTCTCATTATACAAGGATCAAAAGCACTCTTCATATATCTATAAATGGAAGCGTGTAATTGTGGATGAATGCCACGATATTATTAATAAAATAGAGGGGCTGTCCTATTTATATATTTGGTTAATTAGCGGAACCTATTTAAATATATGCGATCGCGTTTATTCATCGTCCGTATCATTACATCATAATATGAGGGAGTTTATTAAAGAGGAATATCTGAACTTTATGCTCGTCAAGTGTAATAAAGAGTTTGTTAAAGAGAGCTTTGATATCCCTCCAATCGTAGAGACATTTTATTTGTGTAAGATGTCAAAATATTTGAAGGTAATTAAAAATTACATAAACCAGAATGTGCTTGAAAAAATTAACGCGAACGATATTTCGGGGGCTATCAAAGAATTAGGAGGTAAAAATGAAACAGAGACAGGAATAGCAAATTTGATATGTGCGGATATGAATAAGGCTATTCAGAATAAATATAAGGAGAAGGATTATATTACTTTGTTGGACATAGCCGACGATGTCAAGGCTAATAAATTGAAGATGATAGAGCAAGAGCTAATCAGTTTGAATGAAAAACTGAAGGATTTGACAGAGAGGATATCAGAGATTGAAAGTAAAACCTGTGCAATTTGTTTGGATAACATAACACACCCTATAATTTTGGATTGTACTCACATATTTTGCGGCAGTTGCATTATTAATTTATTAAATAACAGGGGAATGACGGGAGATAATATCAAGAGGTGTCCTAATTGTCGCAAAGAAATAACGAGCACTGACAACTTGACAGCAATTGTTCCAGAGAAAAAAGAGGAGGCTGTAAAATTATCCAACAAAGATTCTATAGGAAAAGGCATATTGAGCAAAGAGGATACCTTGATTGAATTGATATTGAATAACAGAGCGGGAAAGTTCATTGTATTCAGTCGCGTAGATGCTGCATTCTCTAAAATTACTGAAATACTTACGGCTAACAATATAACTCACGCGTGCCTCAAAGGTAATACTAATCAGATGATGAATATCCTTAACAACTTTAAATACGGAAATACTAATGTTATTTTGCTTACCACACAATATGCTGGCTCGGGCATTGATATTAGTGTTGCAACGGATGTAATAATATTACACTCTATGGACGCTGATAAACAACAAGCTATCGGAAGAGCCCAGCGTGTCGGAAGAATAGCCCCGCTCAAAGTACATAATCTATGTTATGAACACGAACTGAGCCAAAATGAAAACCTTGTCATTAACAATTAGACAGCCAGCATTAGCTATAACAAATATAATAAAAATTGATATTGTTTTATATGTCAAATATAATATATATAACAGATATAACATAGTATATTGTATAATATACTATTAACAATATCAATTTGTAAAATGCCCGATGATAGAAATGCGCTGAACGGCTCAACTATAACTGCTATTAACCCTGGTAACCAAGGTAACCCAAGCCATCTTAATAAGAGAATACCGAGATATAAGATGGGGGATGATAATGTTATTAAGATATCTAATGATAAGCAAAAGTATTATTTGAATATTGCAGCAAAAATTGCCACGAAATCGCCGGTTTATACGCACAAACACGGTGCCATAATAGTATATAAAGATATTGTAATTTCATCGGGATACAATTTTTATATAAAGGGAAATAGTATGCACGCCGAAATATCTGCGATATCAAAAATAAACAAGAAGTACAAGGGTATTCTTAATGAATGCGATATCTATGTCGTAAGAATAGGTCCTAATAGCTTAGATAATCCTCTGAAATATTCGCGACCTTGCTTGGATTGTGAGAGCACAATTATGAAATACAATATTAAAAATGTCTATTATTCAACATCTTGCGAATATGATATAGTACACGGTGCTATTCATAATAAAAATAAATGCAAATGCTTCTTATAATTAGAGTTCGTGTCTCTACACTTGCGCATATATACCCACAGCTATGATATTTATAGAGTAAGAGATACTTTGGGGATAATTCTCTTAATATTCTTTTTTACTACGGTTTCGCGCTCGTCTTCAAATATTTTTTTAAGCAATTCCTCGCCCGAAAGCTCATTATATTTAATTATTTTTGTTTTAATATCATTCATTTTGATAGGAACTTTGCATTCTTTAACATTTGTTTTAATTCTCCCGTGCTGTGTATTAAGGTCATTATATTTATAATTAAACATAAATTCTTCTATTTTATTATTTAAAACTCGCTGGTAATTCTTGCGCTCCTTCATAGCAATGCTTAGTTTTCTAATCTGGTCATCGTATTTAAACCAGTCATTCACGAGATTTTTAAAAGTTTCCAATTCTTCAGGCGTAGGCTCGTTGCTATTATTGTTAATAATATCATCTACAATATTCAAATTATCCATTATATATTATAATTGCCTTTTATCCTTAAATTATTTTTTTGCGCCTTTTACAGGCCTTGCTTTGGGCTTGACTGCGGGCTTGACTGCGGGCTTGACTGCGGGCTTGACTGCGGGCTTGACTGCTGGCTTGACGATAGGAGTAATGAACTTTTTCAAATCAGCCAATTCTCTATTTCCTTCGTATTCACTCTTTTTACCACGCGAATACTTAATTATTGTAGGATATCCCTCGATATTCTTCTTGTATTTTTCAGGAAGATGCTCGAAGTTATTTGCCTCCACATTTATTATAGTTATATCTTTTTTATTTTTTATGCTATCGCACAGTTTATTCCAAGTAGGTTTTAATTGAATGCAATGACCGCACATATCCGAGTAATATAATATAACAAAATTACCGCTCGCAATTATACTATCATTAATCTCTTTTTTATTGTGAAGATTCAAATAATAGAACATCAAAAATCAAATCTTCTATTTATATGCATTATTATTTTATCTATCTTAATATAAATAGAATTATGAATAATTATTACGAAGTTATAAAGGACAGAGTTCAAGAGGCGCCTAAGGAATATAATATGAAGGAATTGAGTTCCAAAATATCCTGTGAGAATATGTCATTATTATCAAAGAATTATACTGATAACCAGAGATTACTATTTGAAGCGAATATTAATATGGAATTGTGCCATAGCCATCAATATTATTTTGATAATTTGGATGATATAAAAGGCAGAGAGAACGGGCTTTTATCTGGAATGTCTGTCGGCAAAAAAAGCTGCATTTATAAGAAGCCCTATTATAACGAGGGCGATTGGACTTTTCAATATGGCATCAGTGATACTTTTAAAAACCAATTGAACTCTTTTGAACTGTTTGATTATCAATCGAAGGCAAAAACCGCCAAGAACTTCAAAAAAGAATGCCCTGCTGATATTAATTTTAAATCCCTCGGCGAATGCGACAAAGGCCCCTTCTCAACCTATGTCAATACCTTCACAAACGACCACGACAACTGTGTCTAATATGCAGAAGAATATAAAAATTGATTAGATAAATATACTTTGATATTATTATAAGACGCAATGTTTTATGTTGATGCCAATCCCGAAAACATTCTCAAGCTTAATATTGCAAATCACAAAAAGCTCAATAATATTACCAAGATTATTATTGCCAAAATGAAGCTTAATGACGAATCATCACACGAAGACTATTTTAAATTGAAGAATATCATTGCAATTTATGTAAATGAAGAGATTAAAACGATGCATACGCGCGATATTAACGAAATAATTGGTGATTACGGATTTGATAATGCCGTCCATTGTTATAAAAAAAATTATAGGATATTGGATAATATCACTGTGCGAATGCTTGTATATAATATTATCTGTAATATTTATATTCTTACGGTTGATACGGAAAAGAAGGACGCTGTTCGCAAGATTCAGAGCTATATTGTTGCCGAAAAAAATAGAAAAAAGTATATCAAAAAGGTCAATATAAAACGCGAGAGTGATTACTTGATTGACAAAGTTAATAATGAGATTAAATGCGATGATGCGAAGCTAATATTGAACACGATAATTAATAAGTTTGTCCACAGAACTATGAAAGCTCTTGATAAAGCATAGTATTGCGATAATCTTCTATAAACATTCTAATAATTCTATATTTATCTGTGCTTATTTTTTTACCCATATCAGTATTTATATTATTCATCAAAATATTCGTGCGATTTTCTATGTTATCAATGATACTGCTTATATTACTCTGTTTATTTACAATCCCATATGTGAAATATCTGGATATTCCTATTGCCCCTAACGAATCTATGCGATCTGCATCTTTGACGCAATCCAATTCAATAGATTTAGGTGAAGACGAAGTCTTTGCCAATTCAAGAGACAAGCTTACATTACAAGCAATATCTATAATATTTTCTAATATACTTTTGTCATCTATTAAATTATCGAAGAAGCCCCTCAATACATTTTCTTGAGTGTCATCGTTATTATTGCTATATTTACTATCATTGATATCGTGCGTCAGCGCGGCCAATTGAATTATAAATATTTGTTCTTCATTTAGATTTTCTGATATTGCAAGAGTCGTAGCCATATTTTTAACTCTCATCGCATGCTCAAAACTATGCGAATCATCATATTTTTTCATATAATCCTTTGCAAAATCCTCAGTAAGTATAATAATTTCTTCATTACTCAAAGAGATTCTCGCGGCAGATCCAGCAGATCCAGCAGATCCAGCAGATCCTGTAGTATCCATATTATATATCGCGCTTACATACATAATAGTATAAATGCTATCACTTTTTATTTATTTTTTTAACATTTTTTCTTTTTTCCTCCTTTCCTCTTTTTCTAATTTACCCCATAAAGTAGTTTTTTGTAAGGCTGTTAGATTTGTGTCCCTCATTATATCACTAATATCACTTCTCTTACTTTTATAATTTGAATCGGCTGTTTGATAAGGAAACGGATCATTAACCACTCTATTCGATGCTGCTCTTGGTGCTCTTGATGATGCTCTTGATGCTCCTGTTCTTCCTAATTTGTTAATTTTTTCATTTATTTTATCAATTTCTACTCTAAGTGGAGCAATCTTGGCTGCTAATTCAATGTTTTCTTTAATTCTTTTATTATCTGGATATTGCATACTACTTTTAAGAATATCATGATATTTAGTGTATTCTTTAACAAGAGGCTCTAATTCTTCTTGCAACATCTTTATTTCATTTTCAATATTTGTCTGTGATGGCGCTACTGGCGCTGCTGGCGCTACCCTATTACTTCTACTACTACTACCAACTAATGATGATAAAGATCCTCCGCCGCCATTTTTTAGGGAGTTTGTAGAGGAGTCGTTTGTTATGTTGTATATGTATAGGGAAAAATTGAAAAATACAAGGATTATTATGCTGATGCGTAAATAAAAATACCAGTCATATTTTATGTCATCATCTTTGTTATATACATCCTTCTTTTTCAATATAAAATATACTATAAATATTAAGAAAATAGCTTCAAATAATAGGAAAATATAGATACTAAAACTATGTTTGATACCAGTGATAACTATTGACATTAAGAATGTATTAAATATTCCGAGTATTAAACATATGTATGTTAGTAATTCATCATTGCTAATAAGCTTATCTAATGAATTGTTCATCGGCAAACATCTATAATATATAAATATATTAATATATATTATCATATATGGATAATAAACTTACGATTATTATTGATATTCGCGAGGACACCTTGTATAATGACATATTTGATAGAGATTTAGATATTTACAAAGATAAAATAGATATAACAAAGGCACCCTTAGATATCGGAGATGTTCATATTAAATATAATGATATTCTATATATATTTGAAAGGAAAACGGTAAAAGATTTGATTTCTTCTATACACGATGGAAGATATAGAGAACAGAAGGCTCGTATGTTATCTATATATAATACAATTCAATTATCATATATTATAGAGGAGGATGATGTCATATCATCTAAGATATATTCAAATAAATCAGTGATTCAAGGTGCCTATATTAATACTATGTTTCGCGATAATATCAGGGTTTTATTCACAAAGAAGATTGGAGAAACCGCAACACTTCTCTTGTCAATCGCCGTAAAAATAATAGAGAACCCTAAGAAGTTTATTTCGGTAAATGCAAGGGCAGAAAATGGAGCCGGAGAGACTTGCTACACTGATTATATTAAGCTTAAAAAAAAAGAAAATAGATAATATAGACGAGGACACCTGTTATATTATGCAGTTATCACAGATTCCTCATATTTCAAATATAATAGCGAAGAATATTGCCAAGATATATCCCACGATGCCTAATTTAATCACGAGTTTAATTGACAAAGACAATAAAATTAAGGAGCTGTGCAAGATAGATGGAGTAGGCAAGGAGAAAGCCGCTACGATTGTTAAGTATTTATTTGGAGACAAACGAGAATAGCTTGTAATCGGCAATAATATCTCGGAATATCCTGATATTATTAATAATTTTCAGCTCCCCGATGTTTTGGCTATTGAATATATCACTCAATATATTAGTTTCCATAGATGCCTCCTTTTCCTTATAATACACGAGGGCTGTATTATATTCTATAATAAACTTCTTATTATTCAGGGCAATAATATATTTATAATTTTTATCATAATTAATTACCTTATTTATAATATAGATTGCTTCGCGATTCTTGTCTCTGCAATTATCTTTCTCATACTGCCATATTTTGCTTGTCCCATCGCTAATATAGGCAGAAGACCCGATAAGGCCTGTCTTGATATTTTTAGTAATTTTAATATCTACCTTCAATGTCCCTGTCTCAATATTTTTATCAGTCTTTTTCAATTTCTCCTTCTCTGTCTTAATAATCTCGTTCCCGACGGCGATGCCCTCAGATTCGCCAGATACTGCTGTCTTAGTTGTGCGAGACTTTGTATTTGTCGCTTTCGCAGCATTCGCAGTCTTCGCAGCATTCGCAGTCTTCGCAGCATTCGCAGTCTTCGTAGATTTTCTAATTTTAGGTTCTTTCGGCTCTGTTAATATATTGATGTATTTGTCAAACAATAGCTCTTTGACTGCCAATAATTTCAGATTATCTAATCTGTTTTTTCGGCGCATCATATCCTGATACATCGGTTTAGTTTGTAAATCATTATCAACTTTCTGCCAATACTCTTCATCCTTCTCATATCCCGGCAGCTGTTCAATACACAGGGCGTATAATTGCAGAATGGGTTTCATAATTTGATTTGTAATATAGTGGAGATAGTCGGGGGTCAAATTATTCTCTACGATATATTCTGGGTTTTCTATCCTGTCTCCCTGGAGAGAGTTAGGATTATTCGTTTTTATATATACAAATGGGATGCGTTCATTGACACACGGGCGATTTCCCGGGTCTCGCGCTCCTATTCTATCAGCCAAAACCTTATGAGCGATTTTTGAAGGGTCTTTGTAAGATGCTTTGATGCTCTTAGTAATAACGAGCTCCTGAATTGATGTTTTGCCTTCAACGAGGTCTTTGAGTTCTTCATTTAGAAACTCTATAGAAGCAGCCAAATCCTGTTTTTTCAATATGATATCAATGACGCCTCCATATACTTTCTTGACAATGTGCGCATTATCTCGCCGTTTCAATACAATACCCATAGATTTCTGTTTATAGCTATTAACATCCGTTTCATACAGGTTCCCAACATATCGCTTTTTACTTAGCAATATAAACGGATATAGCGATTTTTCATAATTCAATTTCTGCGGCTTAGGCATTATTTTTGCTATCTCCTTTTCTACTATTTTCCCCATCTTAATCGCATAGGGCAACGCGTCCTTCCCCATTACTATATTGCCCTCCTCGTCCTTCAAAGGAAACTTACAGAAGATTGAATCGGTATCTCCATAAATAACATCAGCACCATAATTATCCTCTACAAACTTCTTAGCCAACATAATCATTTCTCTCCCGGTCGCCGTAGTGCAGGCGGCGATTTCTTTCAAATATATAGATGATGTCCTTGCGCCAATTTGTCCGTACAGCGAGTTTGCCGTGATTTTATAGGCAATCTGTCGCGAATCTAATACATCCTGTTCAAAGCTATTATAGGTATCTTCAATGGATAAGACAGTATCTTTTTGAATATTGTAATTTTCTCCCGTATCAATATTCAGTATATTATAGACATCGCCTTTGTCCGTACAAAATCCCGTATATGTATTTTTGCCATCCTTGATTGTCTTGTATTCTATTTTTTTCCTCGTATTTTTGCGCTCAATCAAAAGCATATCCAAGATATCTGCTATGATTCCCTTGCGCCCATCCTTGTATTGCACGAAGGTACATTCTTTCTCACCTACTTTTTTCTTCTTATCTCCCTTTCCTTCATATATATCATAATATATGTTCTTGTATTCTATGTTAGGGTCGGCGACCCTATATTTCTCGTCCATCAAATAGCAATCGTGAGACAGATTATTTGAAATCATAGACGAAGGATATAGAGAGCCGTAATCAAATACTACAATCGGGTCATTCAAATATATCGCTTCTTTCGGGTCTAAGACGACGGCGCCTTCGTAGCCATCTTCCATATCTATAACATCATTATCATACGATTTAATCGTGGGAATCAGCGAGTTCTTTTCCATACATTGCTTGGCAATTAGAGAGAAAATCTTGATGCCCTGTCCTCTGCGGAATAGGAAATTGAGAGGAACCAAGCATACATTTCCCATCCCAATATTATTCTCCATAATTTTTAATTTATGAATTAACCGATTGACGAGACAGCAATCTTGAATACAATACTTGGCAATCTCGCATCTGTCCTTAGAATCGCCCTTAAACTTGGCGAATATTTCTTGCGGCTTCAAATCATTCTTATTATCTCCAAGAAATATTGAGGCCACATTGTCCAATTTATAACTATCCAATTTCTGTTCTCTTTGCATCACCTTGAGCAAATCAATTAATACGACACCATCCATATCAATATATCTGAGGATATTATCTCCCATCGCCGAAGAAGATAATTTTTGTTCGACCAGAGATGTTTTGCGGGTTATCAATCTTCCCCAGCCTATACTGTATTCTTCCAATATCCCGAGCTCCTTAGCTCTGTCCCATATATAGGGCATATCAAAACCGAATATATTATAGCCGACTACAATATCCGAGTTCAACTCATTCATCAGCTCTTTCCATTTTATCAACAATTCCTTTTCTGTATTACACGCGATAACATCGCAATCCTCAATTAAATCGCAAGTATCCAGAGTAATGATATTTTTATAAACAATCTTATCAGAACCGTATATATGCGTCGTGGTTCCTATTTGAATAATTTTGTCGCCTTCAAGAGGAACCAATAGCGTATCTAATATTTTCGCCAGCTTCATCTCTTCTTCATTCAATTGTGCGATTGTCATATTTACATCATTATCTTCTTCGGCCTCTCCGCCTTCGCCACCAGCATCACCTTCGCAATCTCCATCACCGTCAGCAGATTTAGCAACAGATGCCGAAATTTTATCCAGAATTGATATTATATCTTCCATTCTATCCGCGAGAAGCTCGGGAATACTATCAATATAATTGGAATGTAGCTTCTTCTTAGCATATACCCGATTGATTTTTAGGTCAATCGCGGCATCAATTATAATATCCTTTTTATAGATGTTTTTTAACCAGCTAATTATAAAGTCGCTCGTGTATTCGTATCCGGCTTTTGCGACCAACGCCAAATCTTGTGCGACTTTGCTATAATTCTTTATGGCAACTGGGAAATCGCCGTGGCTACTGGAACATTCAATATCAAAAGATGTTATGAGAATAGGTGCGATTTTATTGATATCAAGCGGAATAATATCCTTGCTATTTATGCTGATATTATAATTGCATCTACACGAATCATCGCCATCTTTATATTTCTCAATTCTTACCCAACCGCAAGGTTTGATATTTTGAATATGAATATATTTAAGGAATGGGTCAATATTGCTCTCGTACGCCTTGAATCCCTCTTTCTCAAGAGTTTTCAAATAATACTTGAGATTGTTATATAATTTCAAGGATTTCACAGATATTTTAATGAAGCGAAATAGCTTGTTATTAGTGAATCCCCAAAAATCCTTCTTTTCTACTGTAGATATGTTAGAGAAATGCGATAACATATTGTTCGGGATAATTTTCTTTTCATATTTATTATTCTTGAATTGCGCCATATATTTGCCGTTCAATAGCTTATCTTTGAATGTTGATACCTTAGCCTCAAACGCATTAGCGCTAAGGCTTTCCCACGATTCAGGAGGTTTAATGTAAAAGAAGGGCTTGAAACAATTAACGACGGTTGAGATTGTAGCACCGTTATCACATACGCCGTATAAAATCATAGAATATGTTTCTTCAAAATCCTTCTCCTTATTTCTATCATTCTCGGGGACATATATGTCTGTGATTTGAAACTCTACGGGGCTTTTGTTAAGAGGTTCGTAGTCTTTCCTTGGTTTATCCATATTAAATAGATAATGGCAATTATTTAAATATAAATAATAGAAATCAATTTTTAATTTATTATAAGTAATAGAAGTATGGAAATAAACACTGAGGGGTTAATTATAATAATTGTAACAATAATAGGGATATATTATATTTATAATTATTATACTAATATTGGATTAATGAAAGTCAGGAGCAAAATAGATGATAAGGAATACACAGTGCAGATTAAGGACGATTCTCTTGAAGCTGCCAATTTAATCGCAAAGATACGAGAGAAGCTGGTAGTATTAATGGAACATTTGGAGAAATCCTTTTCTCTTAATGATGAGCGCGTTAGATTATTAAAGAAGAACTTTAGGCCTGACAGATTAAAAGAGGGCGTTGATACTCCCGGATATACGAGCTATTCTATAAACAAAGGCGAGCAGATTGTTCTATGTCTTAGAAGTAATGATAAGTTAGTTGATTTAAATACTATGCTTTTCGTAGTATTACACGAGTTCGCACATTTATCAACAGAAAGTATAGGACATACCGAGGAGTTTTGGGATAATTTCAAATGGATATTAGAAGAATCTATAAATATAGGCATATATACTAAACAAGAATTCAAAGTAAAAAATGTAGAATATTGTGGTATGACAATAACTTCCTCGCCCTTAGAATAATCCTATGGGGGAAACCGCCCCCAACGCGGTTTTCAAAGGAAGGTTTTAGAAAAGGCTGGGGGAACCCGCCCCCAACGCGGGCTATTGAGAGGCTATTGTGGGGGAACCTGTCCCCAACGCGGGCTATTGAGGGGCTATTGTCAAGGTTATAGAAAAGGCTATCGCTGGCTATTGAGGGGCTATTGAGATATTTGTAATACCATTATGATATATTAAAAAGACACTGAATATTTCTAAAATTTGAAAATTAAAATTTGAGTACATCTTTCTGTTTTTTCAAAAATTTCAAAAGTTTTTTAGAAATCACAAAATAAATCAAGAGATGTACTCAAATTTAAAAATGAAAAAATATTGATATTCCAGTATCTCAAGAAATGCTCTGATAGTGTAAGTATTTTTATAATAATTACTGAGATATGATTGAGAGGCTATCGAGGGGCTATTGAGAGGCTATTGTCAAGGTTATAGAAAAGGCTATCGCTGGCTATTGAGAGGCTATTGAGGGGCTATCGAAAGGTTTATAATATATTTATATTACCATTTTGATGTCTTGAAAAGGAACCAGGATTTTCTAAAAATTGAAAATTGAAATTTGAGTACATCTTTCTGTTTTTTCAAAAATTTCAAAAGTTTTTTAGAAATTACAAAATAAATCAAGAGATGTACTCAAATTTTAAAATCAAAAAATATAGATATTCCAGTGTCTCTATAACTGCTATGTTAATCTAAGTATTTTTATAACCTTGACAATAGCCCCACAATAGCCCCACAATAGCCTCTCGAATAGCCCGCAATAGCCTCTCGATAGCCCCACGATAGCCCGCGTTGGGGGCGGGTTCCCCCATAGGGCGGGTTCCCCCAGCGGGTTCCCCCATCCCCCATCCCTCATTATAAATATTATATAAGATAAATATATAATATCTATATTATAATGATGAATAATTTGGTAGTATATAATAAGGATAGTAATCAATTCGAGTTATTCTTATATACATTAGTTATATGTATGATGATAAGCAGGAAATATACGGAAACTATTACGAATAATATAATACGGCGAAAAATAAATCAATATACGAATTGGAACCTCTATTCAATATTTTTCAATCATATATTGATTAATTATTTTAATATTAATAATCTCTTGATATCCAAGTTCATAGCTATCAATTCTTTAAATATATTTATATTATTTCACGCATTTATAATATATGATAGTCGCATATTATTTCAAGCCTTAGATAATTCTCCGTCCATCCTCAATAAGTTTATTAAGTGTGTTTCTGAAAAGCGTCTATTACAGACGGAATATATAATATGTAATATAATATTTCATGTATTGCCTGTGTATTTTTATAAGGATACTTTGATATATTATAAATCATACGATGATACAAAGAATATGTATTTATATACTATGATATTTAAGTTTATGTGGTCGCTTAATATATTCGGCGACTTCAATTTTATGTCTATCTATATACCATCATTTGAATTCTCAAATATTAAACTGGTAAATTTCATAATCTTCTGGGATTATATCTTAGATAATGCGATTATGAATATGTCTTTATAGGATAAGGATAAGGATAAGGATATTGAGATATAAAGCTATTATTAATATTATTAGTATATACTATGATACCTAAGACGATACATCAAACTTGGAACGATGACCCGGTGCCTCCAATAATTAATTATATACGCGAGGAGAACGCTAAATTATTGAAATCGCGAGGATACGAAATAATATTATGGACGGACAATATGATATTAAAATTGATAAACGAGCACTATCCCGATTTTTATAAAATATATAATTCGGCACGAACTGGTGTACAGCGCGGGGATATTGCGCGAATCATCTTAGTATATCATTATGGTGGCATATATATTGATTTGGATGTGTTAGTATTGCGTGATTTCGCAGAACTCCTCGATATGACAAGGAATACCTTTTATGTAAGCTACGAGCCCGCCGAACAGACTAAATTGATATACAATAGCGATAGATATATATGCAATGCTTTCTTTGCTGCTAATAAAAACAACGCTTTCTTGCACAAACTTTTGCGCAATATTCCCGAATATATAAATAGACACGGATACGATTTATTTAATAAGTTTGATATATTTGGTGGATATTACATATTAACAAACATAAATGATTACGATAAGGAAAAGAGAGAGCAAGATGTTTTCATAATAGAGGACAGGGAGCTGATATTTCCTATTAATGATTTGAAGCTTGAGGGTATTCCCTCGGCAGCAAATGATTGGGCTGCCGTCAGGAGTGGCAAATATCCTTCAAAACCCATTATGGTGCATTATTGGATACACGGGGATTTTGAATCTAAAAAGCTACTCAAAATGTTTAAGCCAGATGGCAAATATAGTATCCACGAAAATATGTATATATTTTTTAAAATATTATATCCGAATATAGAAAAAAATTGATAATATCTCTCTTAATATTAAGGTTGTGTATATGCTATTAATAATCTTGTTATTATTGTTTCAAATGAGTTATGTGCGTACTTTTTCTAATATGCGGACAAATATGCAGCACAAAATGCATACAAGTATTCAATACTCAAATATAATCAAAGATACAATATTAAACGACCCTAAAATGCCTATGATATATACTAATAAATACCTTAAAAAGTGTATTATAAATGGAATCGCAGACGAAGCTCGCGGTACCGAAGGTACCGAAGGTACCGAAGGCGGAACAAGCATATCTAAAAATATTGCTCGTGGAGTGGCGAAAAGCAATTATAACAGGCAATTTGTATCAGCCGAACATATATACCCGCAATGTTTATTGGATGGCAAGCAATCCAATGATATGCATAATATCATTAAGACGCTTAATACACTAAATGCAAATAGATCCAATTATAAGTTTCACGAAGATTATGATATAAAGAGCAAAAACTGGGTTGAATTAGAATGTAATAATTATGTAAATCACAAGGACAAGGTATTCGTGCCGAATAATGATTCGCGGGGTTTTATATCAAGAGCCATTCTATATATGTACAAGGAATACAATTGTAATCCGAAAAAAATAATAGATATCGAGATATTAAAGAAGTGGTATTATAACTTTTCGCCGACAATTGACGAGCGATATCACAACGATATTATTAAGCGATTGCAAAATAAAAATAATATATTCATATCAAATTACAATAAGAAGAACAAGGGCATTAAAAAAATCCTCGATTCCTTATGAAAAAACTCTGATTGATTAATTCATTTGATTAATTAGATTGAGGTGGGGGGATATAATAAAAAATGATATAGATATATATTATCTTATTTTTATAATGAATCTTTTAAATGAAGAGCAAAGATATGCCGTAAGTAGTGTTATGGAAGGGCACAATATTTTATTGACAGGTTCGGCGGGAACGGGGAAATCTTATACTATTAAATATATCATAGAGTATTTGAATAATGCAAATAAGAACTTTGCTATTACGGCATCTACTGGGACTGCAGCAGTTATGATAGGCGGCCAGACATTACATTCGTTTTTAGGACTCGGTTTGGGAACAGGGAGTATCAAGGATATACTTGGCAATATTCTTAAAAATAAGAAAAAGCACGAAAATATATTGAAGCTCGATGTGCTGATTATTGACGAGATATCTATGATTGATAAGGATTTATTTGAAAAAATATCCGAAGTCCTGAGTATCATAAAATCCACCGAAGCGTGCTTTGGTAATATTCAGTTAATTTTAGTAGGCGACTTTTGTCAATTGGCGCCCGTTAAAGGTAAATATTGTTTCTTGTCGGATATATGGAATAAAATAAATATAAAGATTGTTTTGCTCGAAAAGTTAATAAGACAGGACGATGACGAACTATTTCAAAAGATTCTGAAAATTGTCAGAAAAGGTAAATGTACGGATAATATCATAAAGGTTTTAGATAGATTACGAGATACCGAGTTTGACAATGGTATTATTCCTACGAAATTGTATCCTGTAAATGTTAATGTTGATAAAATCAATAATATTGAGATAGAGAAGCTTAAAGCGCAAGGGAACATATCTAAGACATATCCAGCTATTGCGAGCTGTGATAAGGAAAAGGAGGGTGAAAAATTTGCAATTGAGCTTACATTAAACGCTCAAGTTATTATTATAAGAAATATAAGCGTCGAGGAATCTCTTGTAAATGGTACGAGAGGTGTTATTAAACATCTCGGGGCTGATTATGTAATTATCAATGATATAAATGGCAATATTCATACTATTAAATATTTTACAGATACATTCAATAACAAGGTTTCGGCAAAAAGCTCTTATATCATACATATGCCTATTAGAATATGCTATGCGCTTTCTATTCATAAATCTCAGGGTATGACGATAGATGCCCTTGAATTAGATTTGGGGCCTAATATATTTACTTGCGGACAGTCATATACTGCATTATCGCGAGCAAAAAAACTGAGCTCTATAAAAATCATAGATGTTGATAAGAACTCTTTTAGAACTAATACAGATGTTAAAAACTTTTATAAGAGTTGTAATACTATTAATAATTGTAATAATAATCTTAATAATTATTAGATATATAAAAATGAAAGAGGCTTTTGTTTCACAAGCGGAAAATGATGATATTGTAAAGGAGGTATTTATAATATTTGGTTATTCTGTCGCAAGTATAATTATTGTCGTAGCATTAGCGTGGGGATATTATAATAATTTGAATTTATTTATAGCAGTCTATTCGCTTATAATTATTTTATATAATGTTATGATAATATCTATCGTTGTAATGAATAAAGATATTTATGATTCATCCAGTTATACTATAATATTTGGAACTACCATATTCTCTATATTTTTAACTTTCTTCGTAGGTATGTTCTTCTTATATAAATTTTTTACACTTCCTATAAAGGCTGTAGGTTCTGCTGCTACAGCTGTCCCTCAAGATGTAAATTATTCATATAAATATTAAAAAATATCATACATATCCAGGATACATATCTATCATACATATCCAGCATAAGATATTATATATAATATAATAAATAGCAATACGGTTTTGATATAGACATCAAGAGACAATATATTTTCTTGTAAATATTCTGGTATCCTATCGTAGATATTATTAATTATTCCGCTAAAATATATGAGAAATACTATAATAACTATTATGAGATTCTTCTTAATCAATTCAATATCCATATATAGCATATAATCATTTTTATTCATTTGAGCATATGGCGAATAAGGAGGCTGATGCTGTTGTGAGGGATAAGGAGGCTGATGCGACTGATTTTGGGGATAAGGAGGTTGCGAATGCTGATGCGGCTGATGTTGGGGATAAGGAGGCTGCGAATGCTGCGAATGCTGGTTAGGATAGGGAGGTGGCGAATGCTGTGAAGGATGTTGAGTATAAGGAGGCTGCGAATTCTGCGGAGGATACGAGGGATTTGATTGATTGCCACCTGACATATCTTGTATTGTAAGAGGTGGCGTATTTAAGCCCATATCTTTATTATTTTTAGATATTAATAATTCGTCTCTGAATTCATTTAAAACATCTTGTACCACGGGATCATTTATATCATTATGTTCATTATTAGTACTCATTAATATACTAAGTTTAATAACCTAATATTATATTATATTTAGATATTGAATATAATTACGCGATAATTTTATATTTTGTATAGTATAATGTTGTTAAATCCAAGCTATTTATTAGAATTATTGAATACTAATAATATAAAAATAAACAAGTGCATTCATATAGGCGCCCATAAATGCGAAGAATTGCCTATATACATTACAATGGGCTTCGCGAAGGATGATATAATATGGATAGAGGGAAATGATGATATGGTAGCAGTTGCTAAGAATAATAATATATCCGTCCATAACTATATAATAACTGATAAAGATTATAGCGATGTTATATTGTACAAGGCGAATGATACGGCTTCATCAAGTATTTTAGATATGTATAGACACACAGAAGTTTATCCAGACATATCATATGGCAATACTATAAAATCCAAAAGTATAACTATAGATACTTTTTTTGATATTCAAGGTATTAAAGCTGACGAATATAACTTTTTGAATATAGCTATTCAAGGAGCCGAACTAATGGCATTACGGGGCGCTACAAATTATTTGAAATACGCAAAAGCCATATATATAAAAATACACGAAATAGAATTGTATAAAAATTGCCCGGGTGTAAAAGATATAGATGATTTTCTGAGAGACTATAATTTTATAAGAGTTATAACAATAATGACAGACAAGGGATGGGGTGATGCATTATACATTATTTCTTCTTAGCCGCGACACATTTCCCTGTCTCCGGATTTCTTACTTGGCCGTCCTTACACACATTGACACATCTCTTTGTTACCGGATTTATTTCTTTACCCTCCGGACATTCCTTCTCCTTCGCTCCCTTAGGCTCCTCCTTCTTAGGCTCCTCCTTCTTAGGCTCCTCCTTCTTAGGCTCTGTCTTGGTCTTTTTGGTAGATGCTACACATTTACCTGTTTCGGGGTTTCTTACTTGGCCGTCCTTACACACATTAACACATCTTTTTGTTACTGGATTTATTTCTTTACCTTCAGGACATTCTTTTTCATCCGGTTTTGCTACGACGGGCTTAGCAGTTTTTATAGGCTTTATGGGCTTGACAGGTATCATATGGTCTTTTTTGTTATTTATAGGGGCGATGGGCTTAGCCTGCGGAACCTGCTCTATATCAAAATCTTCGCGATTATTTGGCAGCCTGATATTTTCGTATGTGTAAATATTGGGGATATTGGTGGCAGCCTCTTCGTCTTCATATTTACATTCTAAGTATTTGCGAATTGCCCCCTTAGTCTTTTCTTTCACAATGTCTTTCATTAATTCTTTTTTATCAGATAGATAGTTTTCATAGCTGATACGATAAGCCTTCCTTTTGTTATCATAGAGCTCGTCATAGATGCCCTTCTTCTCTCTTTTTATTTCCTCGCGTTTATCAAAAATATCTAAATATAGTTTAATATCCTTTTTCAAATTATTAATTTCGCTCGCGTTATTAGTATTATTATTGGCGATATTTAATATTTTTTTTTCAATATTTCTTAATATATCCATTTAATAATATTGAGGATAAAAATAATTAAGGCAATATAATATCTTCAAACATTCCCCTGTAAAATGTTTGTAGGCTTTCTTCAGGTTTCATTTGTTCTTCGTAGGTACTTCTCGGTATATATTTGACTATTATTTTTTCTTTACCACAAGTAAGTTTTTTATCATAATAGCCTTGGACTATTAATATAGCTCCTATAAAAAGTAAAAATATAGCAATTGCTTTCATTCTTAATAATATAATATAGATTATTTTTCTACATTTCTCTCAGTCCAAACATCAGTCTTTTCAATTTCCTCTTTAACCTCATCCAATCTGACGATATTTCCATCCTCGTTTTCATTGCTCGCCTCTACATTATCGCCAGCAGCACCAGCAGCACCAGCAGAGGACTCTACAGGCGCAGCATTTGAAGTAAGCGTCTGTTTCCTGTTTTCAAAGACAATATCGCGGTCGTTCATATTCTTCTTATACTCTTTCATTAGAGTGTTGAGCTGTGTCTCAGAGTATTCTTGATTCTCAAGAGACTCTGGGTTAGGAGACCAAGGGCACCAACAGCCTACTTGTGCGATATAGATATTGAACTTGTTATCTATTTTCTTCAAAAACTCGCTACGGACTTTTGCCTCTTCAATAGTATCAAAGGTACCGCGGACTTTGATGCCGCGCATAGAAGTAATAAAGTTATTATCTTTATGATAATCTGCTTCAAGCTTGTCGTTATTAACCGATTTATAAAACGCGAGCTGTTCGCTCATTTCCTTGGGCTCAAAGATATATGAGTGATTGTCTGCAATTGTATCGACCAAATCCTTTTGTTCCGGATTCTTTTCCTTGATGCCTTCGAGAAGCTTCTTCATATCTTCAGAAAACTTCTCAATAAACTTGGTAAAAATGTAAGCTTCTTTATTTACAATAACATCTTCTGGGCTCAAAAAAGACAATAGTACAAAGTTTTGGCCACGGATAGGCTTGTCCTCATCCAAGTAATCCACCTCTTTTGTTGATACCATCGCGCTGTTTTCTACTGCTGTCATTTTATACTACTGTTTCTATCTTATATTATAAATATATATTTATAATCTTATATATATTTTCATAATTGCAAATAAAATATTTTATAATAATAAATGTCAATAAAAAAATACGATGATTTCAACATACTATTATACAAAATGTTAAAATTAATTATTCAGGCTCTAATAATCGCGTTTGTAGCATTGCTAATACAAGATAATAAGTTTAATGCGGTTAAACTATTTACTCTCACGATACTAATAGCTCTGACAATATACATATTAGAACTATTGGCAAACCGATTTACAATTGCCACTCAAACCGCGAGCAACATAGGATTGCAAAAATCTAACGCATTTATGTTATTATAATAGCCTCCCGCCTCCTTCCTCCTCCAATCCCCTCCTTCCTCTTCCTCCCTCTAATTATTTTTATTATTTATGCAAATGTAAAGCAATACAATTCATATCATAATAAATATCATTAGGAAGATAAAACAATATCTCGCCAAATGCTCTCAATAATATAACTGATAGAATCATAGACTGTAAAACTATAAAGCTATCCTCGTATGATATAATATATCTCGTCAGATAGTTCATAGTTAGCACTAATATAGCTAAGATTATTATATTACCAGAATGCGATATAATACATAGCGCTCAATCATTTTTTATTTATATAAAAATGTTAAAAAATTTATTGGTAGTCTCTTCAAGCTACACAGAGAAAGCTAAAGCAATCAGATTTCTATAAAAATTGAAATGAAAAAATAAGAATATTCCGGCTTCTCAAGTATCTGCTATGTCAATATCAATATATTTATTATAATAATTGTCGGCCTATCGTCGGCCTATCGTCAGTATGCTTGTCTGCTGGAATATTTGCGGATTCTTAAATATATTTTAGCAGTTGTGGTAAGCTGTTTATAATGATGGTATTATTTCGTAGTTTAAATCTACGCATATCTTTTTCCATATCTGGTCTTGGACGTAGAGCTTTTCTCTGCTTTTCAATAATGGAAAATATTTGAGGTATTCGTTGAGCCCGAGTATCTGAAAGAACTTATAGAGAACATAGCTATATGACAAAAAATTCTTTCTATCTTTCGGACAATGTTTCAAGAAAGGCGCTTGGATGCTTCTAAACATATTACATAGCTTATCCTCCAATTCAGGACTGAATTGCGGCGTAGGTATTCCGTTGATTCTGTTTATAATATAATTGATATGCTCGTAATACTTGTTTATTCTCAATCTTTTAAGAATATCCCTCATTTTTAAATAGGTTATTTTTTTCAAGTCAGTTATTTTCTCCTTCTTAATTTCCGTCAAAATTCTTTCAAATATTTCATCGGGTATATCCGTACTCTCCTTGCCCTGAACCTGGTTGCACCACTCCCTAAAATGATTAATCCTCTTATAACAAAAATGCGATGTGTCCTTCGTATTCTGCTTTAATATCGGTCTATTTTGCTCTACCAAGAGAAGCTCTTGATATCCGCAGATACTACATACAATTATTGCATCGTGCTGGAGGCAAGTCATACTATTTTTACAAACCTTACATATCTCTATGTTTTCGTCTTCGACTGTTCTGACATATCTATTGTTTATTATTGCCATATATTTATCTACTAAGGTACTCTTGTCATATACCTTGCTATTATCATTTTCATTAATTTCCCCCTTAGTTTTATTAGCCTCGGTTTTATCGCTATCAGCGCCTTTATTTTCTGTTATTACTTTCTTATTATCTATGTTATTAAGAGCTTCTAATACATTAATAGTTTTAGTATTTATGCTCATATTTCGCTTTTTTTTAGATTCCTTCTTATATATTTTCGGTTTATTAAAAGACTCTTTGACAAAGTTTATATTTTGATTAATATCTGATTGCTTATTTACGGTATCATAATATTGAAATAGTATATCGCTCGTATTCTTGTAATACTCTATTTCATCTAAATTATTGAGTTCATTCAATTTACTTTTAATATCTATTATCTGCTCGTTCAACTCTATATTACTGAACCAAAGCCGGCTATTAAGTTCTTTATCGGCCGTATTATTTATACTTTTTAATATCTCCATTTTCTTTTCTTCGCAATAACTGAGTTTTTCAAGATAGTATACCTTTTCCTTATCGCTCTTCTCAAAATCCTTTATCATATTATTATGCATTGCGTCCAAAGTAACAGTTTCATTTATATCTGTTGTTATTTTTTTTTTAGATGACTTCTCTTTAAACATCATTATATTTGAATTATAAATATTAAGGTTTATATAATAAAAATAATTTTTGTGTCATATAATCTATATTTTTTTCTCCTCTAATAGTATAAAGAATATAGCGTAAATGGGTGGTGGTCTTCTTCAATTAGTAGCTTATGGTGCACAGGATGTTTATTTAACTGGTAATCCTCAAATTACCTTTTTCAAAGTAGTTTATCGTCGTCATACTAACTTTGCTATTGAAGCTATCCAGCAAACTTTCAACGGTAATGCCGGCTACGGAAATACTGTAACCTGCCAAATATCGCGCAACGGTGATTTAATAAATCGTATGTATTTACAAGTTGATGTCCCTAAAAAGAAAACCGCGCAAGCGGCAACAAACAGTACATACCAAAATTATCTCGGGTTACGCTTAATAAAATCCGTTGTTATTGAAATTGGTGGCCAACAAATAGATAAGCATTATTCCGATTGGCTTTACATCTGGAACGAATTATCTCTTCCTATGGGCAAACGCTATGCATATGATACTATGGTCGGTGCTGATAAAGATATATTAAACGGTGGCTATGTTAATTCTGATATAACCAATACAACTCTATATATTCCCTTTGAGTTCTGGTTTTGCCGCAATGTAGGTCTTGCGCTACCTTTAATCGCCCTTCAATATCACGAAGTTAAAGTAAAAATAGATTTTGAAACTAAGCCCAACTGCATATCTGTAGGCACTGGTGCATTAACCGATTTTGAAGATATTAAAAATATCTCTTTATGGGCTGATTACATCTTCTTAGATACTGACGAACGCCGAAGATTCGCTCAATTATCCCACGAATATTTAATAGAACAGCTACAATTCACTGGCACTGAACCCCTCGTTGCCGGTACCAACCGAATCAAGCTTAACTTTAATCACCCTTGCAAAGAACTCATCTGGGTCGCAAAAGTAGCCCCCTCTTCCACAACTGTTAATAAAACCAGATGGTACGATTATACCAACTTGGATGTTGCCGACGATAACACTTCCGAATCTTTAGCCTATGGTAATGATTCTGCACTTGGCGGTCAATACACATCCAACTACCTTGTTATATCCGATGTCAAACCTAAGACAAATAGCAACCCTTTCACCAATGCCATCCTCCAATTAAACGGCAACGATCGTTTCGCTGTAAGAGAGGGCGATTATTTCAATTATGTTCAACCCTTCCAGCATCACACCAATGTTCCCGTTAACAATTCTATCAATGTGTATTCGTTCGCCTTAAAACCCGAAGACCACCAACCGAGTGGCACCCTCAATATGTCTCGTATTGACACTGCAACTTTGATGGTTACTGCTAAATCAGCTCCTACTAATCAATCATACCAAGGCATCAATATATACGCGGTCAATTACAACGTCCTTCGTATATTATCTGGTATGGGCGGCCTTGCTTATTCCAATTAAAAATATAAAGATATCAACTATAATAAAAAATATAAAAGAGTCGTGTTATATAATTTCCTTTTTTTTTTCTCCTCTAATAGTATAAAGAATATAGCGTAAATGGGTGGTGGTCTTCTTCAATTAGTAGCTTATGGTGCACAGGATGTTTATTTAACCGGTAATCCGCAAATTACCTTTTTCAAAGTAGTTTATCGTCGTCATACTAACTTTGCTATTGAAGCTATCCAACAAACTTTTAACGGAACTCCCAACTTTGGCAATCGCGTAACCTGCCAAATATCTCGTAATGGCGATTTAATACATCGTATGTATTTAGCAGTCGTTAATTATTATTCGACTCAAGAAGTATGCCCTTATTTCGGCCTCCGTTTAATAAACTATGTAGAAATCGAAATCGGTGGTCAAAAGATAGACAAGCATTATTCTCACTGGATGTATGTATGGAATGAACTTTCGCTTCCCATATCAAAGAAAGAGGCCTATAAAAAGATGGTAGGTGCTAATGATAAGCTCGCGACAATAGGAACTGATGCTAATACTGGCGCTAATCTCTATATCCCCTTAGAGTTCTGGTTCTGCCGCAATGTAGGTTTAGCCCTTCCTTTAATCGCTCTACAATATCACGAAGTTAAAATCAACATCCTCTTTGAAACAAAAGAAAATTGCAAAGGTACTGGTGATAATATTAGCGACCTTCCATCTGTTTCATTATGGGTTGATTACATCTTCTTAGATACCGACGAACGCCGAAGATTCGCTCAATTATCCCACGAATATTTAATAGAACAGCTACAATTCACCGGTACTGAAAGTGTATCATCTGCTGCATCCATTAAACCTAAATTATCTTTCAATCACCCTTGCAAAGAGTTAGTTTGGTTCTGCTCGTCCGATCACTCTGCCAATACTACGGACGCTCAGAAAGGTGTTGTAAATAATAACTGGGTAAATTATTCTACTAAGGTTAATACTTATGCTGCCGATAATACCGGATTATATAATGCTACCAGCGCAATTGATTCAACTAATCCCGTAAAATCTGCCAAACTTGTATTAAACGGCAATGATCGCTTTGCTGCAAGACCCGGTTCATATTTCAATTTAATACAACCCTATCAGCATCACGAAAATATCCCTTCCAATCCTGGCATCAATGTTTATTCATTTGCCCTAAAACCGGAAGAGCACCAACCAAGTGGCACTCTCAATATGTCTCGTATTGATACCGCCGTTCTCAATTTAGATATTAATCAAGTTGATACCTATCTTTCTAATAACCAATTTTCAAAGAATCTTCACGTCTACGCAGTGAATTATAATGTTCTCCGTATATTATCTGGTATGGGCGGCCTTGCTTATTCCAATTAAATTATATTATATATTTATTTATATATGTTGTTAAATTGCTATAAAGTTCCTTTTTTTTTTCTCCTCTAATAGTATAAAGAATATAGCGTAAATGGGTGGTGGTCTTCTTCAATTAGTAGCTTATGGTGCACAGGATGTTTATTTAACCGGTAATCCTCAAATTACCTTTTTCAAAGTAGTTTATCGTCGTCATACTAACTTTGCTATTGAAGCTATCCAACAAACCGCTTCGGGAAGTAATTCGCTCGGCTCTCGCGCCACCTATCAAATTACTCGCAACGGTGATTTAATACACAGAGTGTATTTCTACGGAAAATTAAAAAATACTGGCGCTACCTCCAAAAAAATAGCGTTAGTTCCCAATGTAGGTCAAAAGTTATTGAAAACCGTAGAATTAGAAATTGGCGGACAACGCATAGATAAACATTATTCGGAATGGCTTTACATCTGGAATGAACTTTCGCTACCTTACGGCAAGCGCGAAGGCTACTATAAAATGATTGGCGCCAACAATGAGAACTGCTGTACTCTATTGCCTTCGACATCATCTTATGAATTATATGTTCCCTTAGAGTTCTGGTTCTGCCGCAATGTTGGTTTAGCTCTTCCTCTAATCGCCCTTCAATATCACGAAGTTAAAATTAACATAGAATACGAATCTGTAACCAATCTTTGCGATATAAGTAATAAAAATTATTGCCAGGAAAATGATAAATTAACAGGTGGCGAAAATAACGGCACTGGTTATTCTAATACTGAACTTACCCTTGATGAGCCTACTTTATGGGTTGATTACATCTTCTTAGATACCGATGAGCGCCGAAGATTCGCACAATTATCTCACGAGTATTTAATAGAACAGCTACAATTCACTGGCACTGACACTATAACTACTTCCGGTTCAAATCCCGATTCTATGAAGAGCTTAAGAATGAACTTCAATCACCCTTGCAAAGAACTTGTATGGGCTATCAGAAGTTCAACTGACGCCAATAATGTATATTGGAATAACTTTTCGACCGCGGATGCCGATAATACTACCGGCAACGACACCTTCAATAACTATGTCATCTCTAAAAATCCTGTAATGCAGGCAAAAATAATGCTCAACGGCAATGATCGCTTTGCCACCAGACAAGGCGAATATTTCTCATTAGTCCAACCCTATCAACACCACGAGAATACCCCTGATATGTACCACAAGGGCATCAATGTTTATTCATTCGCCCTAAAACCGGAAGAACACCAGCCAAGTGGCACCCTCAATATGTCCCGCATTGACACTGCTGTTCTATCTCTATCCTCCAGAATTGCCGGCACTATCCATGTCTTCGCGGTAAATTACAATGTTCTCAGAATATTATCCGGTATGGGCGGCCTTGCTTATTCCAATTAAATATGATATCTGAGCCATCGCTGTGATACCCATAATACAATCTTTTCATTTTTCAATTTATAATTATTTTTTACAGATAATATTATATTATATAAAATCTTTGATACATATAATGAAGTCCTTTCAATGTTAAATCCGGCATTGCTCTTATTTTTTTCATTAAAATAGTATGTTATCGTATCCTCCAAGTAAGACAAGCAATCTGCATTAATTTGCCTCTTATATTTAGCGATATTTGTGTTATTATCAATATTTCCGAGATTCTCGAGCTTATTTCTGATAACACTTTCAAATCTATATTTTTTTATAATATAGTTTTTCAACATTTCGCAATTATATTTATTTCTCTTATCATACACAATTTGCTTGAGATTTGTAGCTTTTTTAACTAAGGCATTTGCAGATTTGTTAATCTCACTCAGCTTCTTGAGATAACAATAACCCTCTAAAAACCTCACAATATTCACAAAATAATCCTTGTCTGTAAAGTCTTTCGCACGACTCATTTTATTTACAATAATACCATCCATTACATCCATTACATCAATTTTTATAATAATGCAATAAAATGTAAAAAATAAATAATATATATCATATATCATATATCATATATCATAAAACTCATATATCATAAAACTCATATATCCCTACGCCCTTATATAACCCATCTAATATAGTCGCCGATTAGTCGTCGTTAATAATGATATCTTCAAGATATGGCGCGAGAATCTCATTGACGATAAACTCTGGTTTGAATTCGTCGTAATTCATAAAGATTTTGAGGAGTTGCTCTGAGAACCCTGATACAATAGCAGTCCCTTCAGTATCGCAATTAACCGGGAAAACTTCATTGCTATCTGAATTGAGATTCCAGAATATAAACTTGGGAGCCTTGTAATTATTGGCTTCATAGAGTTTAACAATGCTTTTATATACAGTATCAAGAGCATTTGTATTATTTCTATTGTTTCTATAATCTCTCTCGAAATTGCCTGTAATAGTATTATTAAACTGCATATCAGTAAATACAAATAGCTTTTTTGGCATTTTATCTTGTGGAACCTTGTATTTAATGGCGTAGTTAATAATCTCCTCATTACATCTTAGAAAATCCGTACTGAATCCATAATCAACCCCCATAATATTCTTAATGCATTCGTGAAGCGAAGGGATATTGGATACGCTCGCGTCGCCTGCGTAGCTCGCGTCGCCATTTTCAATTTTTGGCTTTTCTGTAGAGTTGGTGGCGGCATTCGCGGTAATCAAATCTACAAGCTCAGGATTTTCGCTAAATGTAATAATCTTGTTGGCAAAATCTCCCTTACAGCACAGAGCCGTAATAATACCGAGAGCGACTGCTACTTGTGCCGGAATACTTCCATTTTTTGCATTAAACATAGAGCCTGATACATCAACAATAGAAATCGCGTTATCAAAATTGCCAGATTTCCTAACATTCTCAACAATTGCCTTCCATTGCATCTCAGTAGTCTGACACACCTCGCCTTTGTTTAACTTTGCCAAATCCTTAATATACACACCTGCCAATTCGTGCGGAAGAATACCCGTTACATTGATTTTCTTAACACTGGTCGCCACATCTCCCAAATATTTTTTATACCTTTCTTCGTCGTGTTTAATAAACGCATTTTTCAATTTATTAGAGGCAACGCCCGGGATATTTTCGTACTTAATCTCCTCCCATTTATTATCGCACATCTTAGATTCCACGATATCTATTTGCTTTCTCAGAGGAACAAGATATTGCTTCCTATACTTTGACATCTTATAAGTATCTTTGCACCCATAGATAACAGAAGCAACTTTCTTGGCGAACTGTCGTTGCCTATCATTCCTATCATTCTCACTGGGTGCCCACTTGGCACACAGAGATACCGGTTTATTATTATCCAGGTTAATCTTGTCGTCAATCAATTTCTGCGCAATAATATTCATTTCAATCTTGTGGTCAATATTTTTCAAATTATAGCTGATATATAGCAGGTCCTTCCAACGACCATATTTCTCAACATATAGCTTGATATTGCACATATAGGTTTCAAACTTATTTTTGCGTAGCCAAAGCATAGCCTCATTAGCTACCTTTTTCTCCTTTTTGCCGTTCAATCTATCGCGACCATTGAAGATAATCGCGACAGTTTTTTTCGGGTCTTCCTTCCAGCATTTTTCAAGATGATCGTAGCTATCACTGATACTCAAATCGCGCATAAATAGCATAAAATAATCTACGATAGCACTTCCCGTACTTTTAAAAGCATTTCCTCCATTGGCCGTTTTAGTAATAGGATTGCTATCATAGCGATTGCCGTAATTATCATAGTCATCATTACTATCGTTACTATCGTTACTATCATTATTATCTTCATAATCCTCGTTATCATTATCATTGTCATTGTCATAGACTACGGCAATATCAGCGACTTGAATAGGGATTTCCATAGTGTAAATGCAGGGGTTGTTATTATATGTTGCTAAACATTTATATCAATTTTTACATAAATATTATAAATATCGTAAAAAAAATAATGTTGATTAATATTGTTTCCTTAGGCTTTAGACAGATGCCGCGAGTTTGCTTGCAGAAGGAGGGAAATGATGGGAGATAAGCTTTTGTAGGATGAAATAGTTGATGTCCTCCTTATCGCCGACATTTAGGATTTTCTTAAGCTTGTCGTCGGGGAGAATAAAGCGCTTGTTCTCAGGCTTGTTTAGATTGTGCTCCTTTACATAAGAGTTGATGAAGCGGGTAATATCGGTACGAGATTTCTCAGTTCCGTGGGGAACACCGATGAAATCGCAAAGCTCATCGGAGATTTTGTTGGGCTTGGCAAAACCGGAAGGCGAGTTTTTAGCATTCTGGCGCTTCTTCTGAGCCTTCTCGATTATTTTTTGCTGTTTCTCATAATCCTTGCTTAGCACCTTAAGAAGATTTTGAACTTCCTTAAAGCTTGCAAAAAGATTATTTACCTTCTCGATAATTACTGAAACGGCATTATCCTTTGCAGGGGCAACTTCGGTACCCGAAGCATCGCTCGGAACAACAGAATCCTCTGTCTTTACGGGAGTAAGAGACACGGGGGTAACAGTAGTAGCAGATGCGGTAGAAGCCACGGGAGCGGCGGGAGCAGCAGTTTTAGTTGCGGGCAATTTAGCAGCTACCGGTTGCTTTTTAGGAGCTTTTGAATCAACGGTAGGTTGAGGAGCTTGAGGAGGTACAGGAGTCGCTTTTTTCGTTGCCATTATATATTCAGTTTATGAATACATATATAATTATATGTTTATATCATTTTTCAACATCATAATTATAATTTATTTACAATAAATAAACATATGAAAATAAAAAGGGTCGGAACCTATATTACCGGGTTTAAATATTATAAATATAGGTCTGGCAAGCCTGACAAGCCCGGCAAGCCCGGCAAGCCCGTCAAGCCTGACAATGAAGGAATTGTGGATAAAGAGAGCGAGATAACAGATGAGGATACTATAAACAAAATTAAAAAGTTCAAAATACCCCCTTCATATGATAATGTAGTAATATTAAATAATAAGAAAATATTAGCATATGGATACGATAGCAAGGGTAGAAAACAGGTTATATATAATTCCAAGCATATTGAAAAGCAGAACGAGCAAAAATACGAGAAAATACAGAGATTTGATAAGCATTTTATTAAGATAAAAAAGCAGGTCGCAAAAGATTTAAAATCTCCCGAAGAAAAAAATAAAATTATAGCAATTATAATAACATTAATACTGTCGTGTGGTTTTAGAATAGGTAATATAAAATACGAGAAACAGAATAAATCTTATGGAATAACTACTTTGAATTATTCGCATATCAAGCTATTGAATGATAACACTGTATCTTTTGATTTTATAGGTAAAAAAGGCGTACGCAATCAGGCCATCTGTAAAAATAAATATATATACGCTTATCTCGCAGAAAAACTTGATATTCCGGCAACTCCTTCTACGGAAGCAGCAGAATGCAACAAATATTCCGAATATATATTTAAATATAATAATAGGCGCATAACAGCCGATGATGTTAATAATTATTTAATGTGTAAATTGAAGGTTAATATAACTACTAAGGATTTGCGGACTTGGAACGCTAATAATTTATTCAATAAATATTTGCATAAATATAGGAATGAAAAGAATCCTGTTAAGAAGGCTTTAGAGCTTACATCGTTTGAATTACACAATACATCTAATGTATGCAAAAAAAGCTATATAGACCCTAAGAGGTTATTGAAGGCACTATGATAGATATCGGATGAGACAAAATAATAAATTAAAAATTGACTTTTTTATTATTATATAATAATAAGACAAATATTATAAAGCAATGGATATTGAGATTATTAATAAGAATATTGAGGATATGCTTGTAAATCGCGGAGATGATGTATCTTCTTTTAAAGAGATACTATTGTCCCTTAGCAAAGAAGATTTTGAATCCGATAAGCTTGTTATTAACGTTCAAACATTAAATACTACTATATTGTACGCTCTCTCTAAAAATCTTAGAAAAAATATAATAAACGAGCTCAAAGAGAAATTAAAGGACGGCGATAATATTAAGGATTTTACCAATAAATACGGTGGTAAAAACAACATAATCCTTGTATTTAACAACGAATCTATTTCAACTGCGGTAAAATCCCAGCTTAACAAATACGATAAAATATTTCAAAAAAATGGCGGACACCTTCAATATTTTAGCTCCCAACAATTGATGTTTAATCCCACGAAGCACGAGTATGTCCCAAAACATACAAAGCTTACCGAGGAAGAGGTCAAGGATTTTATGAAAGAATATTTGGCTCGCAGTAAAATGCATATGCACGTCATATTACAAAATGACCCAATTGCCAAATGGATTGGATTGAAACACGGGGATATCGTTAGAATAGATAGATACAATGAAAATAGCGGCGAATCATTTTCCTATAGATCTTGTATTTAAATAAAGTTATTTTTAAATAAATATATTATATCTATAAAATAATAGAGTATATAAAAATTAATAATGACGGAAAGTATTACAGCTAGCGATTTGCAACAGTATGGTAATTTACGGGCACATTTAAAGGATTTATATATTAAAATAAAAAATGGTAAAAGAGAAGTGCAAGCCGGTGCTGATGATTTTGATGATTATTATAATAAATTATTCCCTGATAGTTCTACTACTTATACTGATAAATTAGCCTATGCTTCAAATGGTCTAACAACAATGGGTGCGAATGCTATTAGTTTAAAAAAATTATTACACAATACTTTGTACCCAGTTTTTAATCAGACAAAAAATAACGGACCTACTGCTAGTTATGCTACAATATCGAATAGTCATATAACTGCCGCAACCGGTAATAAAGATCACTTGTGCTTCATTAAATTAAATGCAGATGCTACAGATATTGAACCCGACAAATATTCTATAACTAATATATTATATTCAAAATATGCTATTGAAATATTTATTAGAATTATTAAAGCTCTCCGCAACTGTTATGAAAATCATGAAAAAGATATTATTAGTTTATTTAGTTCAAGTACGCAAATATTTATAGTTGCTAAAAAATTGAAAAGTGGGGATAATGATGACCCAAAAGGCATTTTTATAAATAATGCGACAAATGATGCAAATAGTCCACCAATTGGTATATATTTATATATTGGAAATATAGAAAAATTCTTTAAAACTGCTGATATAGTACTTCTATCATCTGATGCTGTTGAAGCAGATGCATCGGTAAAGAATACATATATTGCTAATGCAACTAATATATTCACTTCCTCTAATAAATTAGAATATACAGTTTCAGGTACAGGTAAATACTATTTCGGATTTTTACATTATTATAATTATCTTGAGGATGAATCTAAATATCCTGAACAAACAGGTACTAGTCAGACTTCTATAGTTAATAACATAGGAGGCACTATGTCGAAAATGACTTTGAAAGAGGCAAAAATAAGTTCGGGAGATATAACTGGAGCAACTATAACCAAACTAAAAATATTGAAAGGTAGCACAATACAAAAAGCTGTGGATGGTAGTGGATCTACAATTACGAATACATACAAAATTACTTCAGGAAATATAAGTGGTATTGTACAAGGAGGGTTTACTCTTACAGCAGGCGCTATTATTGATACAGACTCAATAAAAAATGTAACAGTTACTGCTAATTCTGTTTTTAGCCCCACTACTAGTGGCAGTGGTGAAACTAAGAACAATACAACAATAATTCGTCCAAAAACAAGTACTATAACAAGCGGATCTCCAATAATATCAGATTCTGTTTCTTTAACATCCACTAATGTTACAAATTTTCAATTTACTACAGCGGAAGAAATTCCTTTCACTACTGGTACTCATATATTACCAAATAATTATGATGCTTATGATGTTACTGGACGATCAATAACAACTATAAGAGATGTTATTGTAAGCGCTCCCGAGGTTACAATAGCAGGCACCTTTGATAAACTAACTGCTTCCTCTAAACTTATGGGTTCTTATTATGAACAAAATATATATTATATATATAATTTTATAAAAATGATAAATAATATTGATAATAATAGTTTTTCAACAACATTACAATATTTAGAAGTTAATTTATTATGCTACAAAGCTTTATTATTATCATCTATAAGAGCTGCAAATATATTTTATAACAATAGACATAAAATTAGCGCGTTGGCAATATCTTATGAAAAAGATTTTTTAAATAATGCAAATACTATAACAGGCAGTGGTGTTTGTGCTAATTTAGCGCTAATTGATTTTGTTAAAAATGATTATAGAGCAGATTTTGGGGCTACTTGTGTTGCTTCTGCAACAGGAATAAAACTACCAGAGGATACTACTGTTTCTGCTACAAAATATCAATATATTTTATACAAAAAAAGTAGTGGCGCAAGTACAGATAATGATACTATTTTTAAAGATTATGATGTAAGGATACAACAAGAGATTAATAGCATTAAAAATAGCGACATAGCAGGTTCAACTACTAATTTAGGAATTGATAACTTTCAACTATGTCATAGTTTTAAGGTTTTATCTCCATTTAAAATATCAACAGATAATGGCAATACTAATGATACATTAGAATCTGATGGTATATTAAAAGATTCAGGTTCTGATAGTGATTATCTCACAATTATAAATATGTTTGAATATAATAAAAAACACGACTTTAATAAGAATTATAGAATAAAAATTGTCGGAACAACATTTAAAGCTATTAGTTTTAATATTATACCGGACGCAACTAACAAAAGACGCATAGAAATTGAACTTGAACAAAGCAATGATATTCCTCCTAATTTATTAAACAATTTGAATAAATCAAGTGGCGCAACGCAAATTACAGAAAATGTATATATAGTTAAAATAACAAGCGGGGATATAGATAAGGATTATAATAATATAGTCTCAAATACGGACACTGTTGAACAAAATATAAATATGTATAAAACTAAAATTAAAAATAATACGACATTATATGAGTTACATAAATCCCGAAATAATCTATTATACAACCAGGTAATGTCTTATTTAATAATTGTTGGCGTTTTAATAGCTATATTAGTAATAATAAATATTGCAAATGTAGAAAAACCTCTAATTAAATCAATAACTCTCGGCTGTCTCGTGGTTATAATAATATTATTTATGAGCTATTATATAATGAATACACTATATATAGAAGAGGGTTTTACTGATCCGAATAATATGTTTATTGGATATGACTTGTGTCCCACTGATAGTTGCAAAGTAAGTTCAGCTTCTTCAGACCAGATAAAAAATAACGAATATCATACTGATATTATAACGAACAAGAAAAATTATGTCAAGAACTTTTTGAATACTAATGCAAAAGAATTAATGCTTATGATTATATTAAAGTCTCCTTCTATTGTTAATGATTCACTAAAAGGTAATAATGAAAAACTCGTAACAATATCTAAAAATATATATAATGAAAAGTTATATTTGAACGATGTCCTCTATAGCAAAAAATCGGATTCTGAAATGAATGTTGATGTCCTCAAATACGAAAATAAAAATTACGATGTCTATATTGTATGCATTCTATTTTTGGCATTAATTATGGTAGGCTCTTACACAGTAAATATATACACAGACAATAAATATATGGATTTACTAATATTAATTATGGTAATACTATTTGTATGCTTATTTACATATTTTGTATTATATACAAATAGAATAGTTAGAACTGTATCCACCAATTACTATTGGGGCAATCAATATGAGAATGAGTATATATAAAAAATACTTATGAATAATCTATATATATTATAAAATCTTAAAATCATAAAATTATGAAAAAAGATGACCCTATACACAAAGATAAATCTCGCGAATCTAAGTCGGATTCTGAATCTGAATCTGAATCGGATTCTGAATCAAAAACAGAAGATACTGAGGATAGCGAATATAAAGAGGAAGCCGAAGAGACAAGTGAAGATATTGAAGATACTGAAGATACTGAAGAATATATTATAGATAAGGGGTGTAATAATCTATTCAATAAGGACTGTCAGAATGAAATTATTAATGATAACCCTGCTAACCAGGATAATCCCGATAATTATTTTAATAAATATCAGGAAGAGAATAATAATCAAATGATATATCTTATTTTAAATACGAACGCAAAGAATGCCAGGAATGCGAAGAGGAATAATAATGTATTGAATCTGAATAAGCATCCTATTAATAAAAAAACATATAGGTTTTATAATAAATATAGTAGTGTTGAGAAAAAATATTTTGATGTTCTGTCTGATGCCGATAAAACGAAACTAATAGATAATGAAGATATTATTGAAAAAACCACGATTACTTATGATGTCCCTATGCGTTTTAAGATACTGACATCTGATATAAATATTAGAACAAAGAAGAGCATCATATGGAAGATTGAAAGTTTAAATAAGATGAATAGCAATTCTTCGGAATATTATAAGCTGAGTTCGTGGATATCTTCTTTGAATAATATTCCTTTTAATAAGTTCTATGAAATCCCCATTAAAATTGCCGATGGTAATGATAAAATCTGTAATTTTTTAAATAATATTAGAGCGCGTATGGATGAGACCATCTTCGGACACAAAGATGCCAAGGAACAGATTGTGAGGGTATTAGCCCAATTAATATCGTTTCCCAAAGCTAATGGATATATTATAGGTATTCAAGGTAGCGCCGGTGTGGGGAAAACGAAGCTAATTAAAGAAGGCATTTGTAATGCCCTGAATTATCCGAATGCTTTTATATCTCTGAGTGGCACAGACGATTCCTCGTTTCTCAAGGGACATTCATATACCTACGAAGGTTCAACTTATGGAAAAATCTGCGAATCTCTTATGAAAACCGGAATAATGAATCCGCTATTTTTATTTGATGAGTTGGACAAGGTATCTAATACATATAAGGGACAGGAAATCGTCAATACGCTGATACATATAACAGACCCCGTACAGAATGACAAGTTCAACGACAGATATTTTGAAGAGATTGATTTTGATATCTCGCGTTCTATGATTATCTTTACATACAATGATGATTCTTTGATAAATCCAATTTTGCGAGACAGGATGATTGTTATTAATGTCAGTGGATATGATAATGACGAGAAGATTGTATTGGCTTCGGGCTATATAATACCCGAAATATTGAAACAATATAATTTGAACGACGGCGATATTATATTTAGCAACGAGCTATTGAGGCATATTATTAATAATATTGAAAAAGAAGATGGCGTCCGTAATTTAAAAAGGGCTATTAACAATATCGTATCGTGGATTAATATGATGATATATGTCCCCACGGATCTTATAAAAATAAGCTTACCTTATACAGTCTCACAGACATTTTATGATACATATTGTAAAAAATATAGCTGTAACTCCTCCATATCTGCGAAGCACAATTCAATTTATTTATAAGAAAGGGCTCTCTGTCTTAGGCTATTTAGTCTATCAAACTTTATTTTTTTACTCTTATTTAATAGTATCGGATTATATAAGTTTTAGAATTATGAGCAATTCATTCATATTTTTTGGTTGCTGGAATAATATAAACTGTGAGAAGGAAGCTATATATAGAGATGTCGTATTAAATTGTATCAAAGAGTTTGAACCTTATACTAAAAAGATGTTTATAGCAGGTGATAATTGGTATAATACATTAATCAATTACGATGAAAAAAAAAGAGACAAAAAAAGCAAAGATAGCAAAGATAGCAAGGATAGCAAAGATAGCAAAGAGGGCAAAGATAGCAAAGAGGGCAAGGATAGCAAAGATAGCAAAGATAGCAAAGAGGGCAAGGATAGCAAAGATAGCAAAGATAGCAAGGATAGCAAGGATAGCAAGGATAGCAAGGATAGCAAGGATAGCAAAGAGAGCAAAGATAGCAAAAAAGAATTTTCTTATAAATATTATTTAGTTGATACATTGGTTTCGGGTTATCATATACTATATACGATGAATAAGGATATATATGTTTGTGTAGGTAATCACGACGAAGCCAGTAGTAATAATAACTATCCCAATTGTATGATTAAGACACAGAAACATTATATTAACAAGATCAAAAAATATATAGATGAAATAACGAATGATTTGGAAGCAGTCAGGGGTTCTTCGCAAGAAGCAGCAGATTCATTACAAGGAACCGATAGTGATTATGCAAAAAAGATGATAATGGATTTATTAGACAAAAACAGCCTACCTTCTATTGAACAGTTAGAACCGCTTGATGACGATACAGAGAATAGTATAAAGTTATACTCTGATACAAAAATTGGAGTATATGAAGATGCTTATTCGTCATATATAGTTATTATAATAAATACGAATATTTTGTCACCCGATTATTTAGAAGCTGTTAGAAAAAAAATAGAGGAGACAAAGAAGAAAAGCTGCAATCAAAACAAGGTGATATTTGTAATGGGACACATACCATTATTTTATGATAAACACAAAAAAGAAAAAGTAGCCAAAGCAAAGGACGCAGACAAAGCCAAGGACAAGGGCAAAGCAAAGGACGCAGACAAAGCCAAGGACAAGGGCAAGGCAAAGGATAAGGCCGGGTCGCCAAAAAAGGAACAGGATATAACTAAGATTAAAAAGGGAACTTTTGGAGAAGACAAATCTTCCGAATTAATAGATTTGTTGTATGATATATTGGTCGAATATAACTGTATTTATTTATGCGCGGATTGTCATAATTTCAATATAATGAGTATTAAAAAGCGCGGTAAATCCTTAATCCAGATAACTTCAGGAACTGGTGGTGCTGACCCTGATATAATTAAGGATTTAAAGGATAAAAAGGATAAAAAGGAAGACAAGATATCTGAATATAATATAGCATATTATTCAATAAACTCATATGGATATTGTAAAATAGTTGTTGAAGACGGAAGCGGCGGCAGCGTAGTTGTATCTTATAACAAAATAATAGCAGCTGAAGATGATAATAAGTCAATTGACGAGCTGTATATATATAGCGTTAAAAATAATGAGATAGAATATCGCGAACCTCCTTTAACTGGCGAGGAAAAAAATAAAGTCAAGAATACTATTATATTAAATGCTTCAAATAATAAAGAATATTATTGCAATAGAGTTGCTAAATATAACACTTCTAAAGATATTAATATTAAGGAAAGTAATATAATAAAATCGGAAGATTCGGATAAAGGCATATGTTATGAAAAAAAGGGCAAATGATAAAATGATAAAATGTTAGCTTATAATAAATATGATATATTACTATATTTTATCATTATTGATTATAACCCTTGTCATACTCGCGATATATTATATATACACGGTATATACTTCTGTTCCTTTTAAGAATGGAAAGAATGAAGAGCATTTATATTATATGAGTTATGAAGAAACAGTGCGATTTCTTGAAAGCGACGAAGATAGATATGTAGCCAATTTATCCCCGATAGATTTATATGCCCGCAAAGTATCTTCAAAGGAAGAATATATTAATATTATTAAAGGTGAAGCGACACATTTTAATAAAGGCGATAAATTAATGCTTGATAAATGTACGAAAAAAGCCGATGAATTATTGAGAAATATTAATATAAATACTATCAGCTCTGAAAGCAATCTGGATTATTCAAAATATCTTAATTACAAAGATATAGCCAATATTAAATGGGTATTAGCCATTACCAGGAATGATAATGGTGGAAAATATGAAGATGGCTTGTCGCATACAAGAAAGCACATAATATTTCTATCTCAAGATGTTCTAAATTATTCAGAAGATGAAATAATAAAGCTACTCATACACGAAAAGATTCATATATATCAGCGCTATAACGAAGCTTCATTCAAAACTATAATATATAATATGGGATATGCTGAAAGTACAGATAGCCAGGAGATATCTCAAGATAAACTTAAATATGTTCGCTCAAATCCTGATGTCAATAATAAAATATATAAGAACTTACATACTGGTGAATTAATGATATGTTTATATAGTAGCGATAAGCCCAAAAATATTAATGATATTATTATAGAAAATTATGCTATGGAACACCCATACGAAAAAATAGCTTACGAGATATCCGAGCATATATACAATATCCACAAAATAGAAAAATATAGAAAAATATAGAAAAATATAGAAAAATATAGAAAAATATAAAAAAATATTAACAAATATTAACAAATATAAAAGGATAAAAGGATTGAAGAATATAATATATATATATTATAATATGGAAGAGGTATTTAAACAAGCACCTGATGGATTAACATATGAAGAGGTTGAAACAATATTTATTAGGAATGATAAGAATGTATTAGATACTCTTATTGAATTGTGGAAAATACCTGATAAAAATGTTAAAAATATTAGCGAGGAAGAAAGTAAATGGGCTAATATTCGCGCTACCTGTGATGATTTTGATAACGAGATGAAAAAAGTATTAGATAATGCTAAAAAACATTCTTAATTTTTAATTCTTGGTAATTACAGAAATTGCCTTCGCGTAGCCTTTGCATAGCTTCGCGTCGCCTTAGTCAAGTAAATTGCGAATATGGTTTATTTCCATTTCGTAATTGTCCGACGGTGTTTCTAAGATAATTGTTGGGATATGTGTTGCGGATTTAGAAGAGGACGATGATAATGAGGCTATAAAATCGTTCATCTCGGCTACGGGTATTTCGCCATCTAAGATGACAGAGTGCCTATCCTTCATTTCTCCTTTTTTAACAAGGCTATTATTTAGATGGATTACTGTAATATCCTTGCTATTTTTTTTAAATAAGATGTTATATGCCTCTGCCAAACTGTATCCGAGCGCCCAGGTGTGAGCGGTGTCAAAGCAGATTCCGAGGTTTTTCTTTTGTTCTTTTGAAAAGCCGTTAAAGAATGCTACGAAGTCATTCAAATCTTTTAACAGTTCGGTACCTTGTCCAGCAGGCGTTTCAATGATTAATTTAGTCTTCATCTTTTTATTTTCCATAATTTTCAATATATATTCTATTCCCATTTTCATATTATTCAATCCTTTTTCATAGGACAGTGAGACGTGCTTTCCGCAATGTAATACGACACCTTCGGCATTCATCATATCTGCAAGCATAAGCTGATTAATGAGGAGTTTAATCCATATACATTCTTCCAAAGGCATTACCCGTTTTCCTTCGGTGGCATCCTTAGCAATATTTATAGTATAAGGGGCGTGTATAACAAGCTTGAAATCATTTTCGGCGAGATATTTTCGTATATCTTGAGATTTCTTAACATAACTGTCTATATTTGTAATAGTGATGCTTCGCGGATTAGAAACGAATATTTGAAGAGCATTCCCGCCATTATTCCTTATATTATTCATAGTCTCTATTATACCCCCGCTGTTATCGCGCTTAATATGAGCACCAATATAATTCATTGATATTGTCATATATATGATTATGATAAAATTATTCTATTATATCATTATATCAATTTTTACAAGATATCTGGATGGTACAAAGTGGTACAAAAATAAAAAATGTAATTTATTTGTTTTTAATTGTTAGCGTAGCTCGTAGCTCGTAGCTCGCGCGTCAGATAAGATATTTATTAGTAATCGTCAGAGTAATATTCGCTATCATCTTCGCTAATGCATTCGCCACAATAATAATCGTCATAATCATCGCTATTACAGATGCTTGAATTGAGTTCATCTTCATTATAATAATCGTTGCATTCGTCATAATATTCGTCATTCTCAATTGCAGACTGCTTTTGCTTTTCGGAATTATTAAGCTCTCCGTAATATTCGTATTTCATATTAATCATCTTGTAATGCGTATTGATATCACAGCTTTCATATTCCATCTTTTCTTTAAGTTCATTCGCAATATCTTCTCTCCTCGCAATAGTTAGGAAACATTTAGGCGGATTCAATTTCTTATCGAAGCAGTCGGTGATGCTGTTTTTATATTGTGCAACCAACTTGCTCCTATCATAATTCTTATTACTTCCATAAAAATCCAGATAATAATCTACGACGGCTTCCATACGATATCGCAGGATATCCTCGTGCTTATATTTTCTAACCATAAGATGTTTGATATATCCGTCATACAATTCCTTAATATTATAGATTTCGTGAGAGTCGCTGGCAATAGTGTTATCTCCAATCATAATATTAGCAAAATCTGCAAACGAATAATCTTCTTTCGCGATATCATTATAAGCATTCATATTATATACGAACACGCACGCAATTAGTTAAATATATATATGTCATAATGCCTATATCAATTTTTGTTTTTCAAGTGTGGGATGCTTGATATAATATTTTTCTAATTATCTTGTTAATCGTCTCGTTTATCTTGTCAATATCAACATTATTAGAATGCCTATACTCAATATAAAGCGTCTTAATCTCCTCGCCGCCGTCTCCGCTATCGCCGACATCACTGCGCATAATTAAAGATATCCTATTTGATATCTTGTATTCCTTAATAATATATTCAGATACGCTGTCTATTTCATTAGTACAAGGGAATGTATAATTCGGCTGTTTATTATTCTTAGAGCAGATTACAAATATATTATCTAAAATATCCATATGTTTCTTAATTTTACTTGATACAAATTGGTTATCATTAGATAGCTCGTATGTATATATTCTCTCCTTGTGTGTATATGATTTATACTTTTCAACTCTGCTTTTTTTATAATAGTTATCTATAAAGGTTTCCAAGCTATTTTTAACAGATACATCTATAACATTCTCGTTAGGGATACCGCGATTAATGAAGTAGATTTCAATTAAATTAATATCTTCTTGGCTACCGCCTCCGACAACACTAGGAAATCCGGTAATATATTTATTAATATCAAGTGTTCCAGATTTAGAAGAGACCAGTTGCGACATATTGTGTGTGTAAAAGGTAATTGAATATTATATAGTATATATATCATTTTTTAGATTTATATATAAAAAATTGATTATTCTATATATTTATATATTAAAACATTTATTATGAATAATGATTTTAAAATCTATAAATTGAGCGACCAAATAGATAAATATAATGCTCCAAATAATATTCCAGAGGTTTCTAATAATCAGTATAATAAAAACAAGGTTCGCGATGATTTTCGTAATATGCTTATTAACAATCTGTTTATCTCAGAGTTAGAAGCTACCGATTTAGAAATAGGCATCTTTAATTGTACGATTGATTATGCGAATACTAATAAAATACAATTGTCGTGGAAATGCTCCCTGTTCTTAGATACATATATTAATATCTCGCGAAGCATCTATTCCAATCTTAAATCTAACAGTTATATCGGGAATCAAGATTTATATAAGAGAATGGTTGATAACAAAGAGTTTGTCCCGCATATGCTTCCGTATATGCAATGTCATAATGTATTTCCCGAGAGATGGAATGATATTATCAATAAAAATAATTTGCGACTCAAGGAAGCCTATGAGTTTAATATTGTAGCTATGTCCGATATGATAACTTGTATGAGATGTAAGAGTAAGAAGGTAAGCTATTATGAACTCCAGACGCGCTCAGGTGATGAAGCCTCTACGCTATTTATGGAATGTCTTATTTGCGGAAAGAAATGGAAACAGTAATCTCCAGCCAAGAAGACCCGGGCGTAAGTTATAGTATAGGGCTTCTCTATTGTTCGGCATTTATTATTCTGTATTCAAAGCATTCTCTTAGGATATAAAAGGCAATACCGATATATATTTTTGACTCGTCGTTATCTACAATTTCCCTGATAACATTATAATATTTTTTATTTAATATATAATGCTGTATGGCATTCTGTATCCCATAGTGATATATAATCTCTTCAATATCTTTCTTTTCATAGAATGGTAATTGAATATGATTATAGATATATTTCTCAGTATTGAGAATTAGAACAAGCCTATCGCGCGATGTAATATATTTAATCTTACTATATATATCAGATGCTATGACATTATCGGGTTTTGTTAAAATTATTTTATATTTATATGCCTTCTCTGATGTCTCCGATGTCTCTGATGGTTCTGTCATTTAGTAATAATATATTTATATTTTTATATCATAGTGGGGGATACCGCCCCCAACACGGGCTATAATGGGGTTTATTTATAGGCTATTGAGGGAGCTTATAAGATATTTATAGTACCATTATGATGTATTTAAAAAGAACCAGATTTTTCTAAAAATTGAAAATTAAAATTTGAGTACATCTCTTGATTTATTTTGTAATTTCTAAAAAACTTTTGAAATTTTTGAAAAAACAGAAAGATGTACTCAAATTATAAATTGAAAAAATATGAATATTCTAGTGTCTCAAGAAATGCTCTGAATATTCTTAGTATTTTTATATAAATATTGAGAGGCTATTGAGAGGCTATTGAGAGGCTATTGAGAGGCTATAGAGAGGCTATTGAGAGGCTATTGAGAGGCTATTGAGAGGCTATCGAGAGGCTATTGAGAGGCTATTGAGAGGCTATTGAGAGGCTATTGAGAGGCTATTGAGAGGCTATCGAGAGGCTATCGAGGGCTTTAATAGGATACTTAAATAATTTTTGTATTTGTATAAGAATAAGTATAAGAATAAAGGAGGGAAGATGGAGGAGTGGGTCTATTTGTCTATTTTGAGGAGTACAATAATTGTCGGGTTTATACTTTTCATAAGGTATGATGATTCCCCTAAGTATATATTTCCAATTATGATAAATATAATAGTAGGCTTTATAAGTTTGATATATTTCCTATATTTTTATAGTAATGATAAAAATATTACAGATATAATAACTAAGCCAAAATATTACATATATTCTATAATATTATTCGTCGTATCACTAATAGGCTTCTATATTATCAAGATATCCCCTAATCCTGCATATTATAGAACATTTGCCGTTTATGAAATTATACTGCTATTGCTTGTTACGCTGTATTATAATAAATACTTTAATATAAATTATCAGGGTATATTAGGTATCATCTTAGGCTGTATATCAATACTCCTTATTACTGTTGATAATATAATATAAAACCGTGTTGGGGGCGGTCTCCCTCATCCCATAATAAATATGTAACATTTTTGCAACATTTTTATAAAAATTGATTGTGTATATCTTAAAGTTAATTATACATTTAGAATGTCCAAGAGCTCTTCTGCTGCTGCCGCCGCTCCTATTGTCAAGGTCAGCGACTCTATCCAGCTATCTTACAACGCCTATGATACTGATGTAGTATATACGACAGATATGATTAATGTCAGCTTCAAGGTTTCATTTGGTAAGGGGAATGATAGCGCGCTGTATAAAAACGAATCAGACCTCAAACAATTTAACAAGAGTTATGAGATTGAAACTCTTGAGACTGACGATGCTGAAAGCTATTATGTAATTACCGAAGAAGGTCCTATTGTAATCAAAATTGAAAACCCAGACATTTATTCGAGGTATAATAATAATTGCGATTATGCTCTCGGTTTCGCGGTTGATTTTGATGAACCTGATTATCTCGAGGAAAGTCATATTACGCCATTCAACATTGATAGGGACGGTGTAATGTGGTCTATTCCTATTCAAGAACCTTGGAAGCAGAATAGCAGTGTATTTTATCAGAACGGAAAGGCGAAATATCAATGGACGACTTCAAGGATTAAGGCGATGGGCGAAGAGCTTACTGGAGATGATAAAGAGCTCGGTATTGAAAAAACTTCAGAAAATACCGGGATGATGTATCTTACATTTATGGTTCTCAGTAAAGAGAAGGAGATTGTTCAGGAAAAAGAAATTACGCGCAGTTGTGGTATGCGTAGCGGCGGTATGCGTAGCGGCGGAGCTACTCGTGGAGGAGGCGACAGCGACGGAGGAGTTAGTCGTAGCATTACTCGTACTATTGGGGAGGGTAGCGTAGCTGGAAGAGTCGGGTATGGCAATAGTGCATCTACATCATCTGTCGCGAGCACTTTTAAATACGCTAAACACACTAAGCGGTATGTGATTCCTGTCCGCATCAGGATTTCAAAGGATTCCTCTGTAAGTGATGTTAATTGTTCCAAAACTCTTGTGGGAGCTGAAAATAATATGAAGAGGAAGACAGTCACTGTAGCCCCCTTCCTCCCTTAGAGAAATGAGATGCAATGAATGTGTGCTTTATGTAGATTAGGGTATAGATTAGGGTATATATTATATATTTTTTATTCTTCTATATGATAACTTTGAATACAAATGATAAAACTGTAAATATATAGTTGCTTTTTTTATCAATCACTCTAACTATGGATATAAAAATAGAATATTGCAAAGTTCAATAAATATATAGATTCATATAGAAATATATTATCATCTATATTTATTATAAGTAATACTAATAATAGCATTTGTATAAGTAATAGTATATGTAATACATAGCATTCTTGATAACATTCTCTATTACAATGTCTTATCATAAATAATAGTATTGATATGAAAGCTATTGAAGCAAAAATATAATGTAATATATGACCTTCTGGAAAATATAAGAGAATATATATAGAAAAGAGCAATATACTTATTATAGCAAGAGAATATAGGTCGTCTCTTTTGTATTCATAAAGTATCGTAGCAGTACCCATAAGAATCATAAAAAACAATATAATATATTTAGAATTATCTTCGGAAATTATACTGGATATGCTTGAATTGTTATCATAATAAATATATACATAAGCTACAGGGATTATATAAAAAAGAGACATCAAAAACAATAGTAAATCTCGGGATATAGTTTCTGTTTTTTCTGTCATTTATTATTTATCAATATTGTTATCTAGAGATATTAGGACGATACCTATGCATCCGAGCATAATTCCGAATATGCTTTGATATGATATTTTCACATTTTTCTCATAATATAAGGCGAATAATAACATAAATATAATTTCGAGGGCAACAAAGGTTCTGAAATATGCCGGGTTCGGACAAGTTTTTATTATGTAATATCCGAGCAATATAACGAGAAATAACATAAAAGAATATAGATAATACTTAGGTTTAATGATTTCGCCCATTAAATAATAATATTTGTAAAAAGATAATATATATAGCACACTTAATATGCCTACAATGACATTTGCAATAATCGGGAAAATATTGCTCGGCGTCTCATCGTATCTCAAAAATAATATTAAACCTGCTACAATAGCACTATGAATCACTGAAAGAATAATCCACTCCATCTTGATTATTTCTATTTAGATAAAAATATAAAAAATTGATTTAAGATTTTATGAAAATTATTATATAAAGGCGATAGAGTATGTCGGCTTCTATTGCGAGCAAAATCAGTATCAAGGATAAGCTTGATATTACCTATAATATCCTCAATATTATCGTGAAAAATAATAAGAATCTTGTAGGAAATAAATATAATGATAAAAAGAGTTTCGCCGAACAAGAAGCGTCCAAATATAGTAGAATGCGAAGCCCGCAATTCTTCTGTACCAATTTCTGCGGCGGCAACATCAATGACTGTACTTGTCTTCATAGGTCATATTAAGCAGGCTCGCGGATACCTTCCTTTCTATATATTTAGCTTTTTATGGACGGTTTCTATGGCGCCTTCAATCCACGCTTGGCGTTCGCTATATGTTTCGCCTAATATATAGATATCTTTTGGAATAAATATATCGTCCATTTTTTCCTGTATTTTTTTTGTATTTACTCCGACATTCCACATATGATCGCCGGCTTTCCAGAAATGCATAGTAATCCATTCCGGCTCTTTGATATTTTTTTCAGGAAACATCTCATTCAATATTTTCGTCAAATATTTTTTTACATCTTTCTCATTTTTAAAGGCATTCCAAAAGTCTGCATTATATCTGTCGCTATAACTGATTTGTATTAAGCCACTATTGTAATCTATAGGAATGATAAACTGCAATTTATTTTGTGTAAGTATCTTAGGCATATCTTTAAACCAGACATCTTTGTATTGAGCGAATATTCTCAATAAATGTCCATCACTAACAGTATTAAAGAGACTCTCGTATTTCTTGAAATACCCGATATTCATATAATCACCCCTTTTAATCGTTAGATATAGCTTAGAATAGCTATGTTTAACACCACTAACCTTTACATATTTCTTGTCGCCGCGTTCGCCGCCAGCGCAGCTTGCGCTATCGCAGACATCTTCTAAGATTGATGAAAATTTAACAGAGACACCAGCATCTAATATATATTTATAGAGCACATCGCATAGTATATGTATTCCGTCGCGTAATATGAAAAACTCATTATTGCGAATATCAAAATCTTTTCGTAATGTTATGAGGCCATTATAAGCATTCATATCATACATCTCGCCAATATATCCAAGCGATATCTTGAGCAACTCAACATCATTTGCGCTCAATATTAGAGAAAAATAGTTATGTAAATTATATAAACACGGGTCATATTTATTACCATTCAATTTCTTTTCAATTGCATATCTCCACAATTCGTTGAGGCTCTTGAAATTAGATTTATAATGGCTCAAGAGTTCTGCCTCATTCATCAAGCGTCCTTCAACAAAATAATTCGTATTTTTTCCAATATTTATTATTTGGTCTTGGAGTTTAAAATCCTTGATTATCTTCATAACATATTTATGCTTCTTTCCTAATCTCCCGGCTCCTACAGAATATCTAAAGCCTTTATGCTCGTTCGTATAAATACGCCCACCTATTCTATCAGAACCCTCAAATATAACTATATCAGTCGCCGAAACACCTTTTAATAACAATTTATATGCCAAATATAATCCAGTAATACCAGCGCCAACTATAATATGCTTAGTTCTCTTCATTTACTCTCCCTACTCTTCCTACTATTTCTTATTATATAATTATAATGACTGGAGATGGGGGGAAACCGCCCTATGGGGGGAACCCGCCCCCAACGCGGGCTATAATGGGGCTACCGAAAGGCTATCGAGAGGCTACCGAGCTATTTGTAATACCATTATGATGTATTAAAAAGACACTGGATATTTTTAAAAATTGAAAATTAAAATTTGAGTACATCTCTTGATTTATTTTGTAATTTCCAAAAAACTTTTGAAAATTTAGAAAAAACAGAAAGATGTACTCAAATTTAAAAATTAAAAAATATAGATATTTCAGTGTCTCAACAACTGCTCTGTTAATCTAAGTATTTTTATAATAATTATAGAGATATGATTGAGAGGCTACCGAGAGGAAGGAAGGATTGAAGATGAGGAGGGGAGGGGAGAGACAGAGTTATCGTGCGTATATTAGGCATACTATGTCTTTTCGCATACTCTTTTCGTATTCTGGAGTAATCTCTTTAACCTTTGTATCTCGTATATCATCGTATTCGTATGTTTTGCCATTTCTCTTTAAAAGCGCCGTATAATGCCCGGATTCTACTGTTTCCCCTTTGTGTAATATTATAGACCTCAGTTTAAGCTCCTTTTTATCTCCTGATATTTTTATAGTATTAGGATAGATAATTTTAGTAGCCAGCTTAGTTTCTTCGCCAATATTTCTATATATTTCTATTATCAATACGCCATTCGTTTTTAATATGTTATATTCCTTTTCATAGTATTTTATTAGCTTTCCCTTAGAGTTTTTATAATAATTATTGCTATCAAAATCATACCTGTCAAGGCGATATGGTATAAGCGTGGATATGTCAAGCTTAGACTTTCCCATTAAATAGAAAGAAGATATCTCTTGTATCATATTCTTCTTATACTTATTATCCCCATCGCGAATCTTGACATTAAGCTTGAAATTAAATATCTTGTCAAAATAAGTTATTAGCTCAAATACATCAATCTGTTGCTTCAGCCAGTTATCCCTGTTATTAAAAAAGATTCTATTGTTTTCATTTATTTTCACAAGTTCTCTATAATATTTCTCTAAATATTTCCTTATCATATTGCACTTTTTATTTTCTATATCCTTGCTTTTATTGATATACTCATAGATATTATATAATTCTGTCTGAATACGCTGAGCATATCTGTGTTCCAGTTTATTAATTCTAAAAAACATATTATATATTACTCTATTCTTGAAATGAAATAGGGCGACCAAGAGACTATCTATAAAACAGCTGTTGTGTTCGTTGCTTATATTTATATCTTTATTATCCTTCAATATTTTAGCGCCTATTTTACCTTTCTTGCTTACACACCTATTAGTAATAGGATTCAATATTTTCTCGCTGGGACAATCCTTCATACTATGACAATTATCTATTATTATAACATATATAAATAGTAAATGACATAATATCTTATATCCTATATATATCCTATATCACATATCATTCAAACTATGTTTTATAAAAATGAAGAAGGCTATATTAATCTATTGAAAGATACTTTGAATGGCGAGTTTAAAAATACGAGAAACGGTAATGTGTTCTCGCGTTTCGGGTGTATGATTAAGTTTGTCAATATTTCAACCAGCTTTCCTTTGATAACGAGCAAAAAGGTATTTTTTAGAGGAATTGTAGAAGAATTATTGTGGTTTCTCAAAGGCTCTACGAATGCCAACGAACTTAAAGAGAAAAATGTTAATATCTGGAACGGAAATTCAACACGCGAATATTTAGATAGCGTAGGGCTACAAGATTATGAAGAGGGAGAATTAGGACCCGTCTATGGATGGCAATGGCGTATGTTCGGCAAAAAATACACCCCAAATAAACTAAATGACCGTCCCGAAGAATTCCCAGAAGCCAGCCCAGAAGCCAGCCCAGAAGCCAGCCCAGAAGCCAGCCCAGAAGCCAGCCCAGAATTTGGAGGAGCGGATCAAATAAAATATGTGATTACGGAATTGCTTATGGAAAATAGTAGGCGCGCTGTGTTGTCTGCGTGGAATCCTGTAGATTTAAATATTATGGCGTTACCGCCTTGTCATATTCTATATATCTTTAATAAAACTAAAGATGGCTTGTGTTGTCATCTTACTATGAGAAGCTCAGATTTATTCTTAGGCCTTCCTTTTAATATCGCAAGCTGTGCGCTATTGACGCAAATAATCGCACATTTATTACATATGAAATCTTCTGAAATCTGCTTGTCGTTGTGCGACGCCCATATCTATGAAGAACATATAGAGCAAGTTAAAAAACAAATAGATTTGGAGATATACGAGAGTCCGCGTGTTATTATTGAAAAGGCTGCGCCAGATATTGAATCGTCAATTGATGATAAAATAAAATGGATAGAATCCCTGACATATAGCGATTTCACTTTAATTGATTACAAATCGCACGACAAGCTCCCTGCAATTATGAAGTAAGAGTCGGCGTAAGCGTTAGCATTTGACGAACAGCTCTCCATTTTTTAAACTTGTCATTATAGGCGCAGGCGAACTTGAGAACCGTCATAGCATTCTTATCTCTAAAAGCCGTCCGCAATATTTTACTATCATTCATCGTTTGGACCAGTGCAATTCCAATAGATTTATCATTCGCATTTTCTGTCTCATAAATATCATATATATCAGGTTCGAGAGTTTTCATCAAGAACAGCACTTTCTCATCTACTGAGGCATCCGTAGAGGCAACCGCGACAGTAGCCGTAGAAGGCGTAGACGACGTAGAAGGCGTAGACGACTCCGCATTTTCTCTCACAGGTTCTATTTTGGGAACTGTATCAATTACGGCGCAATTATCAATCTGGATGTTTTGGTTTTCAATTGTTTTAAACTCGGTAATATCCTTTGTTTTTCTGACTACATCAATAACATTAGTTTCGTCAAAGTTATAGAGCTTAGGCTTATATTTCAAATCGTAAGGCCAAATATAGATGCCTCTGCAAGTATAATTGAGGCTATTAGAGAGCTTATGTAATTCAGCAATAGATTCTTTGTACATATTGAAATAGCTTTTAACCTTGTAATTACATACATCAATAGTGCTATCGGGAGTATATTGAGTATCAAGCATATTATAAATAATATTGAGCCGGTCGGGCAATGTTTTATTATTCAAGTATTTGCCTTCATAACACACAATATCATTAATCAGGAAAGTCCAAGTGTCATCCTTACACTTCACCATCTCTCCATCAAGAAGCGTATTTTTAAACAGCTTTTTATCAAATAATCCTCTGCCAAATATAATGCGGGGTCTTTGATATCCGGGGTGTATCTTTTTATCTATATAATACATAGTTTCAATATCATTATATAGGGTAAAATAAAGATAGTATCTATTACCATTTGAGCGCAAATTCATAAGATGATTAGTAGTTACCACATTAACATTCGTATTATCAAGATTATGATGATGCCTTTGTAATATCTTTATTTTATATAAGGTACTCAAATCATTCAAAATATCATCTTTATGCTCGTTGCTCTTAATATTTAGTGCTATCCTGTTAGAAAAACTAATAATCCCCTGCATTTGTTTTAAATATTAATAGTGATATATTTATATATCATTTTTTTCTAAAACTATATAATTATTTTTATATGCATCTATATTATAGAATTGCTTTTGGAGATGTTAGTATATGACCCTATCAATTTAGAGAATATACCAGTTGCGGATTACCTTGAGAATGATGCTAATAACATAGTTATCCTTTTAAATAAGAAGGCTTATGGTGTTAACAAGGCACTGTTTATGTTTAATAATGAAATGAAGAGATGCATTATAGCTAATAATGCCTTACTTAAAAAGAAGACATATGAGAACCCCGATACCTTCTATAATATAGGATATTTTATAGGTAAAAAAGTCATTGTTAATCAGAATACATTAAATGATGTCTTGAAAGAGCACAGGGTTATTGAGCTAACTTCAAAAACCTCAGGAGATACTTACATAAATAAGGAGTTATTGGAATTAACAACAATAGGAATCCTAAAACCGCCATCTAAAAATTCTGTAGGAAATGTTAATTTTAAATACGCCTATGAAGATGTGTATTTTGATGAACTAATGTCTTCTATTTTGAAGGAATATAGTTTGGAAATGTTCTATTATATTAATAGAAGTTTAATAAATCCCGAATTATATAATCAACAATTTAATAATAATCAACCACTAAACTATGAATTAGTTGAACTATTAAAAAAAATTTCAAAAAGTGTAAAAAAATTTAATAACATAAACTTTAAAAATGCTGTAGATAAAATGGTTATTAAAATAGATAAGGGTTTTATTGAAGCCGCGCCACGATATGAAAAAACATATATTCATAAAGTGTTTTATAGAGGAATGAAGGAAAAATATATTAATACAGATGGTGGCGAATTAGAAAATATAGGTGATACCGCGTTGATTCTCAATTATACATCTGTTTCTTCAGAATATGATGCGGCTAAAAACTTTGCTAAGTCGGGTTCAAAAGCAATTATTTATAAAATATATCTGGAAGAAGGATTGCCTTTTATAAATATGGTATCAAATGCGGTATTTGAAGATGAAAAAGAATACTTGCTTCCCCGTAATATAATTTTTGAACTTATAAGCAAACAAGGAAAAGAATACACTATTTTAGCGAAACCCTTTAAAAAAGACCAGTTCGCCATTAAAACTGGCTGTTTCCCAATAGACTTTTATGATATCAAGCCCGCTACGCTATCATCTATAAAATCTAAAAAATTATCATCATCTCCTACTAAAGTAAAGTCAAAAGCTGATTCTGCTAAAAGCAAAGATAATGTTAAACCTGTTAAATCAAAGAGATGTCCTAACGGAATGGTAAGAAATAAAATAACAAAGGAATGCGTCCCTAAACAGAATATCAAGTCCAAAGCTAAACCCAAAGCTAAGGCGAAAGCTGAGCCTGAGCCAAAACCTCCCAAAACAAAAATGGCGCGTTGCCCTAAGGGAACTCGTCGTAATCCCAAAACATTATTATGCGTACCTAAATTATAATCCAATCATTTTATAGATATACTAATAAAAAATGTTAATATACGACCCTATAAATTTAGAGAATATACCATTTAACGATTACCTAGAAAATGATACTAATAATATAGTTGTGTTTTTAAAAGAGAAGGCTTATGGTGTTAATAAGGCACTATTTATGTTTAATCAAGAATTAAAGAAATGTATTATCGAGAATGGAGCATTACTTAAAAAAACTACATATAAAAATCCTAAAACCTTTTATAATATAGGGTATTTTATTGGTAAAAAGGCAAGTGTTAACCTTGCTACCTTAAATAAGGTTTTGGAAAAGCATAGAGTTATTGAGCTAACTTCAAAAACCCCAGGAGATACTTATATAAATAAGGAGTTATTGAAATTAACAACTATAAACATAATTGATAAAAACAAAACTAATAAAAATTCTAAAAAAAATAACTTTAAATTTGGTATGGATGATGTTTATTTTGACGAATTAATGTCGGAATTTTTAAAACAATATAGTAAGAGATTGTACTTTTATATCAATAAAAATTTATTGGATCCTGAATTATATAATAATGATAACAATATAGTGGACTACGATATAAAAAATGTTTTATATTACGATTTAAAAGCAAAGTTATATTACAAATTTAATACTACTGTTAATAATACTATAAAATACATAGACTTTAAAAATGAGTTAGACAGAATAATTACTAAAATAGACACAGTATTCGTTGAAGCGGCGCCCAGATATGAAAAAACTTATAACAAAGTTTTTTATAGGGGAATGAAAGAAAAATATATTAACACAAATGGTACTGCTCTTGAAAATGTTGGTGATACTGCGCTAATTCTTAATTATACTTCTATTTCTTCTAAATATTCAGTTGCTAAAATGTTTTCTCAAAATCTTGCAAAATCTGTTTTATACAAAATATATCTTGAAGACGGATTGCCTTTTATAAATATGGTTTCAAATACTATGTATAAAGATGAAAAAGAATATTTATTACCTCGTAATATAATATTTGAACTTATAAGCAAACAAGGAAATGAATATACTGTATTAGCGAAACCTTTTAAACCTGACCAATTTACTATTAAAACAGGATGTGTATCATTAGATACTTATGATATAAAACCTAAAAAAATATCTCATATTGAACAAAAAAAATCTTCATCCGATTCAATATCAAAGGTTAAAAAATTTGTTGCATATTCCAGCAAAAGCAAGGATATTACATCTGTTAAGCCTGTTAAGTTGAATAAATGTCCGAAAGGAATGAGAAGAGATAAAAAAACAATGAAATGCATTGTTAAAAATAATACAAAGGCAAAAATGCAGCGTTGCCCTAAAGGAACTCGTCGCAATCCTAAAACATTAGAGTGCGAGGCTAAGCTGTAAATAATTCTAATATATCCACCTCTTTTTTGTAATTTAATATATTATTATGATGATATATTATAGAATCAAATTGAGATGTTAGTATATGATCCTATAAATTTAGAGAATTTACCAGTAGCTGATTACCTTGATAATGACCCCAATAATATAGTTATCATATATAATAAGAAGGCTTATGGTGTTAATAAGGCGTTGTTTATGTTTAATAATGAAATGAAAAGATGCATTATAGCGAATAATGCTTTGCTTAAAAAGGCTACTTATGATAACCCAGATACCTTTTATAATATAGGGTATTTTATAGGGAAAAAAGTCATTGTTAATCAGAATACATTAAACGATGTCTTGAAAGAGCACAGGGTTATTGAGCTAACTTCAAAAACCTCAGGAGATACTTACATAAATAAGGAGTTATTGGAATTATCAACAATAGGCATCCTAAAACCGCCATCTAAAAAATCCGTAGGAAAAGTTAACTTTCAATATGCCTATGAAGATGTATATTTTGATGAATTAATGTCTAAAATATTACACGAATATAGTGGATCTTTATTTACACAAATAAATTATAATTTATTATACCCTGACTATTATAATAATGATAGACCTCTTGATTATTATTATAAAAATAATAATAATTTATTATTTAATGTTTTACAAATTTCAAATAAAGATAACCTTAAAAACATAGATTTAAAAAAAGGTTTAGATAAAGCAATTGCTAATATAGACAGAGGGTTTATTGAAGCCGCACCACGATATGAAAAAACATATGTTCATCAAGTGTTTTATAGAGGAATGGATAGAAAATATATTAATACAAACGGCGGCGAATTAGAAAATATAGGCGATACAGCATTAATTCTTAATTATACTTCAGTATCTTCTAAAAAATCTGTAGCTAAATCTTTTGCAGGCAATTTAGTAGGTAAAGTAACACCCATTTATATAATATATCTGGAAGAAGGATTGCCGTTTATCAATATGGTATCAACAGCAAAAATTAAGAAGGAAAAAGAATACCTATTACCTCGTAATATAATATTTGAACTTATAAGTAAAAAAGGAAGGGAATATACTGTTATAGCAAGACCCTTTAAAAAAGACCAGTTCGCCATTAGAACCGGTTGTTTCCCATTAGATACTTACGATATCCAGCCTGCCTCGCTTCCGCTGCCTGTCTCGCCTGCTACGCTATCATCTAAGATGTCATCTAAGAAATCCGCTAAGCTATCCGCTAAGCTATCTGTACCATCGCCTGCAAAATCAAAGACAAAATCAAATATAGATTCGGGTAATTCAGATAAAAGTAAAAAAGATAATGTTAAACCTGTTAAATTAAAGAGATGTCCTAACGGAATGGTAAGAATTAAGATGATGAATGAATGCGTCCCTAAACAGAATATCAAGCCTAAGGCAAAAGCCAAAATGGCGCGTTGCCCCAAGGGAACTCGTCGCAATCCTAAAACATTAAAATGCGAGGCTAAGCAAGGCTAAGCAAGGCTAAGCGAGGCAAGGCTTTTAGTAAATCTAATTATAACTATATTTTTTATAATATATATATATTAATGTATTTATATTATAGAATTAGCATTAAAGAATATGTTAGTATATGATCCTATAAATTTAGAGAATCTACCAGTGGCGGATTACCTTGATAATGATGCTAATAACATAGTTATAATTTATAATAATAAAGCTTATGGTGTTAATAAGTCCCTTTTTATGTTTAATAATGAAATGAAGAGATGCATTATAGCCAATAATGCTTTGCTTAAAAAGAAGACATATGATAACCCAGAGACCTTCTATAATATAGGGTATTTTATAGGGAAAAAGGTTATTGTTAACCTAGATACATTAAATGATTCTTTAAAAAAACACAGGGTTATTGAGCTAACTTCAAAAACCTCAGGAGATACTTATATAAATAAGGAGTTATTGGAATTAACAACGATAGGCTTAATAAAACCTTCTTCTAAAAAATCAGTAGGAAAATTTAACTTTCAATACGCGTATGAAGATGTATATTTTGATGAATTAATATCTTTAATCTTAAAACAATATAGTTTATCAATGTATTTTTATATAAATAAATGTTTATTAAATTCCAAATTATATAATAATGATAAACCGCTTAAAAAAGAATTAGCCGAAATATTAAAAAATGATTTTCCAAAGAGCAAGGTATTTAAAAACATAGATTTCAAAAATTATATAGATAATATAATTACTAAAATAGATAAGGGTTTTATTGAAGCCGCGCCACGATATGAAAAAACATATATTCATAAAGTTTTCTATAGAGGAATGAAAGGAAAATATATTAATACAAATGGTAATGAATTAGAAAATATAGGCGATACGGCGCTTATCAAGACTTATGTATCTGTTTCAGCTGACTATGCAACCGCTAAAAACTTTGCCCCACCAGGAGGAAAAGCGGCTATTTATATAATATATCTGGAAGAAGGATTGCCTTTTATCAATATGGTATCAAATGCAGTATTTAAAAATGAAAGAGAATATATATTACCGCGAAATATAATTTTTGAACTTATAAGTAAAAAAGGAAATGAATATACTGTATTAGCAAAACCCTTTAAACCAGACCAATTCGCCATTAAAACAGGATGTTTCCCATTAGACTTTTGCGATATCAAGCAAGCGCAGCTTTCGCCGCTTGCTCCGCTTTCGCCGTCTGCCAAGATATCTCTATCATCACCTGCAAAATCAAAGACAAAATCAAATATAGATTCAGGTAAAAATAATATTATACCTGTTAAATCAAAGAGATGTCCTAACGGAATGGTGCGAAATAAAATAACAAAAGAATGTGTCCCTAAACAAACTATAAAGCAAAAGGCAAAGCCTGAGTCGCCTAAGCCTAAGTCTAAATTGGGGCGTTGTCCTAAGGGAACTCGTCGTAATCCTAAAACATTACTATGTGAAGCTAAGCAGGGCTAAGCTTTAAATAATTCTAATATAACTGCTTATTTTTGTAAAACTATATAATTATAATTATATATTATATAATAATATAATGTTTGATAATCTGCTATATATTTTCTCAAAAGATACAATTGATTCAGTGAGCGTTGATAATAATTATTATGTCAGAGAGGTTGATAAGCTCAATAAGACGCTGCTTCAAAAAAATAGCGAACTACAGCTTTTACAGCGCAAATATAACAAGCTACTCAATCATTGCATAGAGAACGAATTAGCCTCTAAATTGAACAATAAAAAACGCATAGAATCAATAATAATTCAAGACATCCAAGACTCAAGCAAATCCCTAGATACGCCTGACGCAGCTGACGTAGCCGATGTAGCCGACACAGCTGACGCAGCCGATGTAGCCGACAGACCAGATAGTCCCAATTATTCAGGAGATGCCGTAGGAGATGCCGTAGGAGATGCGATATATATCCGTGAAAATAATAAATATGTTAGCGATAACGACGAGTACGAGAAGATATAGAAATGAAGTATTTATTTTTGTATAATTTTCATAACACTATCAAGTTTTTTTTCTATTGAAATAATGTTGCTTTCCAATAATGAAAGTATCGTATCATATTTATTATTTTTTTCAATATAGCTATCTATCATTTCCCTCTCAATATTATATTTATTTGACAAATTATCTATATCTCTATTACCATTCTTATATTCTGGGTATATAATATGTGATACTGTACGGCATTTAATAGCAATAAGAGTTCTTTTGTGTTCTAATGCTATGTATTCATATGTTTTCTTCTCAGCAATTTCTTGGATAAGTTTAGCATCTTCTTCTGGTTTCCATTTAGTATAAGTACAATTAGTTTCTTCATTATTCATTACATTCATTTTTTCAATATATTTCTCAATAGCAATCTTTTCTATATTATATTCTCGCGACAAATCATCTATGTTTGTATCGCCCTGATTATATCTGAAATATATAATACTTGATATTACCCGTGATCTAATAGCTCCTAGAGTTCTTTTGTGTATCAACGCTATTTCTTTATAAGTTTTCTTCTCATCAATTTCTTTAATCAATTGCAAATCTTCTTTTAGAGTCCATTTGTTATAGGAACAGCTCGTAAGTTCATTATTTTTTAATGTAGAAATATAATTACTATACATTTGCATATTAACAATATACACATATATGTTGATGTCATTTTTTTATACAATGATATATTACGAGTACGAGAAGATATAGATATAAATAATTAGCTTAATAATAATGTATGTATGATCTTCAAAGTCTGCGAGAGCTATATGATGAATGGTTTAGCAATAGGGATTATTGGTTTTATAAAAATAGCAAGATAGATGTATATTTATGCGACAAGTACTATAAATACATAGAGATTACCGAGAATATTTATGAGAATTATAAAAATAATCTGTGTCATTATGAAGATAAGACAATAATTGCGTGTATTATATTATTAGACCAGATATCAAGGCATTTCAAGAGAGTTTATGATACTAATATAGATATCGTTGAGTTTTCCAGAAAAGCTATAAACTTCTCTAACATACTATTATTACACGATGGATGTCGGGACAATAGATTTACGATAGATGAATTGAGTTTTATATATTTGCCTTACAGGCATTTGAAGGATATTGACAAAATATATGAAATCATAGGTATATATATTGAGCTATATGAAAAGGCTGATGCTGAGGCTAACGCGGAAGATAAATTGAAGTGCCGAAGATATCTTCAAGCTACTCTTAATAATATTTACAAAGATATCAATCTATTATCTATGAAAAACAGCATACGCGTAAAATCCTGGGACGATATTAATAAGGATATATTAGACCCAAGATGTCTCAGAGATAGCAAAATGGCAGCGACGGTATCTCCGATTATCCACGAAAATATGCGGAACGAAATAGAGAAACTAAAGGATGGCTCTACGATTATCGCGTCATTATCTGGGGGCGTTGATAGTATGGTAGCCCTGTATTTATGTAAGTATATCAAAGATACTTATAATCCTCGTAAAATTAAGAATATAATTGCCATTCATATAAACTATAATAATCGCGAGCATTCAGGAGATGAATTGGATTTCGTAAATTATTACTGTAATAAATTGGGAGTCAAATTGTATTTTAGGACTATCAAAGAAATCTCTCGTAACAATTGTTTACACAACGGCTTGCGCGATTTATACGAGGATATTACGAAAAATATAAGATATGATATGTATCGCTTGAATATCAAGAATGATAGCGATAGAACATATATTTTACTCGGACACAACAAAGACGACTGTTTTGAAAATGTCATAACTAATATTTCAAATAAAAGCAATTACAACAATCTTTGCGGTATGGAGGTACTTAAAGAGATTGAAGGAATGCCTTTTTGGCGGCCATTATTGAATATAGAAAAGCGGCATATTCTGGATTGCGCGAATATCAATAAGATACCCTATCTATATGATAGTACGCCTGCGTGGTCTGTTCGCGGAAAAATTAGAGATACTGTCCGGCCTTCATTATTACTTCTCAAAAACAACGAAGGAATAGAGGACAATTCTATGATAGACTCATTCTTTTATTTGAGAGATTATATAGCAAATACGCAGGATATTTTCTATGAGCTAATCATAAAAAATTTGATATCTAAAATAAACTGTGAGGAAGCTGAGAATAGTAGCAAATATATTGCCGAATACAGCAAAACAGAATTGCTATCACTCAAATATATAGTAATTGCCAAAATATTCTTTGACAAATTAAATATTAGATATTCCCACAAGGCCATCAAAGACTTCTGTGAATACATCGGTTCCATCAAGGCTCAACAAGGACGCAAGTTTATACTAAGCAAATCCTGCATAATAGATATAAAAATAAATAGTAAAAATAATAATTATTATAATATTATAATAACATAAATACAAAATGATAGGATACTATTTCATTCAAAACAAATATATATTTGTGGGCAATAAGGACAGGGATACTGATATAAACGGAAATGATAAATATACCAAGGAATTGACAGCCCAGTTGTTTCAAAAAGGCAACCAAGTCCCGTCGGTACCCTTAGTCCATCCTGTTCCTCCTGCGGATCTACAATTATCAAGCACTAAAGAATCTTTTGACACCGAGGAGGATGAGAATGAAAACTTGATTCATAATAATAAAAACAAAAGAACTAATATTTCTATGACATACAAAAAACTATTGAATTATATATTCTAATCTGTTAGTCGCTTTCATAGCGCGCATATAGAGGAATCTTGTTGTCGAAGGGATAATATAGGGCACGAAAGGAGTTTTTGATAGTATCTAAAACGCTCGGTCTATCTTTTTTACTTTCAAATAATTTATATTTGTAAATATTATCATAATCAGAATAATCAGCATAATATGTCGGGTAAGTATTATTTGCCGGATATAGAGGATAGATGGGGTTAATGGGATTGATTGGGTAAATAGGTCTGGGAACTATGGTATTCGCGATAGCTGGAAGAAAATTAGTAAATGCGATAGAAACTGTTAAGAGCGACAAGGTATATCTAAACATCATTAGCAATATCAACAATATATATTATATATATCGCGCTATTTCTTTATATTATTTCGGTCGTCATCCATCGTTGATATCATTGATTTTCAGAGAGCTTAAGGGATTTATTATCTTTCAAGAAGCAGGCGGGGACATTAGCTAAGGGCAAGTCGGTTTTTTGAAGTTTCACGCTGTAATCATATATTTCATTATAATTATTGTTAGGGTCATTATTATCCGCTATATCATCTACATATACTTTCTCCAAATCGCTATCAAAAGTGTTATTTTTTATGAAAGGTCTTATTATTTCTACTTCAAAATTATCATTCTCATTCATTAATTTGTCCTTGTCATTATCTTTGTATAGCAATATGTTGTTTTTATTAACATAATCTATGTCATTTTTATTAGTCATTTTCTTAAAATCCTCATTATATAAATTGACAAGCTTTGGAGGTGGCGGATTATTTCTTTTGCTTTCAATAGTATTATTTATATTATTAGTTATGTTAGGATATCCTGGTTGATATGTTGATTGCGTATGTTGTCCTGCATCTTTTTCGCCATTTTTATTCGGTATTAAAATGTACTGTTTCTCATACATAAAATAATTGATATAATAGGCAATAGACATTATTAATATAGCAATCAGAAATACCCAAAGTATAGCTTCCATAGAATTGTCTTCTTCTTCCATAATATATTATTACTTTATTACTATATTACATTAATATTTTTAATCATATTCGTCATTATTTGCTATTCTTTGTCATTTGTCATCATCATCGTTAATAAACATCGGCTTCTTAGCACCTTTAGTCCTGTTTGTATCAGTCCCGCCATATCCTTCATTGTCGGCTTCTGCGCCAGCTTCGTCGCCAGCTTCGCCAGCATCGCCATTATCTATTTCTATTTTCTCGTTGTCTTGATAATAGGATATTTTGTATTTATTGTTATTGTAGAATCTCAAGCGGGCTCCAGTTTTTCTATGGAATACTGAGAACTCGTCTGAAATATCAATGCATAGCGGGGTATATTTTCTGTCTTCGGGGCGTTCTCTCAAAATACGCCCGATGGATTGCTGGATATCTGAAATAGGCGATGCGAATATTACAGTATTCAGTGTGGGTACATTGAAGCCCTCAGAAGCTAATTGAAAAGTTGCCAAAATAATTTGTTTCCCTGAAGATACATTTAGTTGCTCTTGTTTCATTCCGCCGACATAATATCCGTAGTCCTTATTAGCTATATTTTTCTCTACTATGTAATCTTCAATTGATTTTAATTGATTCCTTCTTTCGCTCAATATAAGCACCCTTCTATCGGGTTCATTTTTCAGGATTTCTGTTAAAATCTCGATAATATATTCGGTTCGCGGTTTATAAGAGCATATATTGTTAATCATCGCAGCGATATTCTCCTTACCATTCCACATTTTCTTGATAGCCGAATATTCTATATCGGGAACATAGTATTTGTGGATATTGACGATGACATCAGTATATTCCTTGTTTTTAACAGAATACACCGAGCCACCGATATAATATTCAAATACTTTGCGCATTCCGTCCTTGCGATTTAGCGTAGCAGATAATCCGAGGATAATAGGAGTATTGAGTTTCTTGAATGCCCTACAAAATACCTGAGCGCCTGTATGATGCACTTCATCTATTATTACAAATCCTATATCCTCAAATATCTTGCTATCATAATCTCTCATAGCGAGAGATTGCAGGGATGCTATAATAAAATCCTTGTTTTCAACATCTACCTTATTCTGCTTAATGATTCCTATGGATGCAGCAGGAGCGAACTCTTTGACCGTTTCAATAAATTGCTGATTCAAGAAATCCTTGTGGCTAATAAACATCGTTTTTTTCTTCAAAGCACATGCGATATATAAACTCATAATTGTCTTGCCGAAACCACAAGGGACTGAAATAATACCACCCATTTTACGAGGATTTCTCGCAGCCTCTAAAAAATTATTAACAGGCTCCATCTGCGCTTCTCTCAATTTCCCCACAAACCCCACAGATATATCTGCGCCGGCTCCGGAAGAAGGCAATTTAAGAACTTTTGGAACACCATAATTAACTAAGCCATAATATCTCGGAATATAGATTCGCTTCTCGGTTTCTCTATACAATTCAAAAACAACTTCTTCGGCATCTTTGTTATTCCCCATATCAAAATTAACTTTCGGCTTCATCGTCAGCTCCTTTTTAATTTTTTCAATATCTTCAGGTTTCAAAGATGTTTTTGATATACTATATCCATTTGTTGATAACATTATTATAATACATATAATAATATATATCATTTTTTTATATGAATTATAATAGGAATATAACAATAAATGTATATCAACACATTTAGAT